GTTATTACTGGTTTTATCTGTCTTTGATAAATTTTTACATAAACGTTTTATTTCGTTTATATTTTTCTTAAAAAATAGCGGAGATATAATATCATCATTACCAGATGTAGAAGCAGTAAGAAAAGTTTTTAAACCAAAATCATATCCGATTTTATTACCAATACGTGATAAAACTATTGGTTTATCTACTTTACATACTACAAACAAGTAAATATCTCCTAGTGAATCTCTTTTGATTGTTACTGTTTTTATATCACCTTCTAATTTTTGATTTTTATGAAATCTATATTTTTGCTTTTTGATGTAAATTGTTGATTCATTAATAAATTTATATCCATTTTGTTTTAATGTAAAAGATTTATATTTTTTTACTTTTTTGAATTTAGGTATACCAGCTTTTTTCTTATTTTTACATTCTTTAAAAAACTTTTGATAAGCTAAATCTATCCGTTCTACAATGTTTTGTACGGATTGAGAATTTAATTCATTAATATATTTGTATTTTTGTAGTTTTTTTATTTTAGTTAAATGCTTTTTGAGAGCGTCTTGTTTTAAATATTTGTGATATATTTTGTAATATCTTCTATGTAATGAAACACAATGATTCCAAACAATAGCAGATAAATCAATCATCTTATGTAATTTTTTGTTACGTCTTGATGAATATAATTTATATTCGTATGTTATCATTTGTATCATTGTATTTTTCACCTCTTATCTTTATTATATTACGTTTATTGAATATTTGGCAGTAAAGTTTTATAAAAATATACGTATATTTTGTTTTTGTATATTAAATTATAGAAGTATCGGATACTCTTGTTTGTTTTGTGGATGAACATACGTTGTTTCTGTAAACATTTTAGCATCGAGTGGGTCAGCCGACTTTTCGGCATACCCAATTTCTTTACGAATTGCATCAAAAACATGTTTGTGTTCTTTACCAAAATGCTCTGCAATTTGCAAACTAGACACAACAATCTGATTGTCTTTAATTTCCACCAAATCTAAATCTTTTGTCTCATTCAAATAAATGACCTCCATTAAAAAATTTTATACTTTATTATATAGAAAAAAGAGAGAATCAATCTCTCTTTTTTTATTAAAGCACTTCTACCTGTTTTGTGCGAATACCGAACTGATAACATTCATCAAGTGAATTCATGTATATATCAATTCTATCGCTATGTCCGCATCTATCCTTAACGGTATATACTTCACCGTCAATGCGGATTTTTGTTCCTAATGGTAAAAAGTTACAAGCAACTGCACCATAATGTACTTTTTCACCATTTGCCATAACAGTACCAGGTGTCATTCCATCACCTGCTGTGTAAGCAGTACATGTTACATGCATAATGCGACCACTACCACGATTGGTTTCTTCTGTATCTCGTTCGCGTTTAACCTCAGATTCTTGTGTTGGCGTTTCGATTTCTTTACTTTCATCCTCAATTTCAGTTTGCTCGGTTGCAACAAATTGGGAGATTTGCTGTACTTCTGTATGTATGTCACTTATTTTTTTGTCGATTTCATCAATCTGACGTTGATGTTCAAGAATCTGTTTTTCTCGTTCCTTATGTTCTACATCAATGTTATACAATGTAAGTGATGTAAAACCAATTACCCACGCCCAAAATGCAATACGTGCAATTACTGTCTTATACTTCTTTATGTTTGTAATTATCTTGCTGTTCATTCTCTACTCCTTTGATATTTTCTATACAAATCAATTCGGCTTTTTTTATTATATAGCGGCGAGTGAAATTTGTCAAATCAGAAATAAAGAGAAAAACAAAACCGCCACAAACAAACTTTGGCGGTTGTTTGCATTTATTTACTTTAACATTAACAATAAATCAAAGTGTTCATTGATTAAACGATTTTTTAATCCCAAAATAATTGGTAAATTGCCATTTATCCAACCTTTTGGTGAACGATAATTTCCATCATTTGATTCATATACGGCATTGCATTCATCAATTAAAAATCCATATATGTTTTCAATTAAATCAGAATCGAATTTTTTATCATTTACTTGTGATAATTTATTAAAATTCATCCTGTGAATTGCTTCGTTAAACAATTCTATAACATTCGACGCACCATATTGTATCGCCTGTGAAAAAACACAAGATTTCATTGATAATGATTTGTTTCCTACATCGTAATTTGATTCTTTTAATAGCACACAAGTAGGATAATAATATTTGTATATCATATATCTGTCTTGAATTTCTGCAAAACCATAAGGGTCAATATTACCAAATTCCATCCAATGTTGAATAAAATCTTGTGAATTTATCTCACATTCAGATAAAATTTTACCATACCTAGACAATTCAGGTCTAGGATATTGTTTCGCGTATTCAACAAATTCATCAATTAAATTCATATCCGATGACAATTTATATGTACCATATACAATATAATTTGAATCACCATACTCCATTGATACTGAACCGCAATTCAAATTAGATGTATACTTCTTCGCTGTATTTGTTATTTTTAATATTTCCGATGACATTTATATCACCTGCCATACATTTAATAGCTTATCGAATACAAAATATAATAAAAGAGCCTTTCGGCTCTCTTTTTTATACTATTTTCATTTTTAATCTTCGTTTACTTGTTTCATTATCAGATTCTAGCGCATATCCGATAATTTCATCAATCGTATCTTTATTCGCATTAAAAGCACGAGCACATCCATCATATGTAGCTACTAGCTTATCGCCTTTATTGATTTTACCAACAACATTAACATTAACACGTCCTGCTAATCCGATAGGAACATATTTTGATTCTAGTTCTTCGCTAGTCATTCCTTTTTCTCCACCTAACAGATAGCCAAATGTATCAGAATGAACACCAACAACGCAATGTGCTTTTTCTGTTGATTTGATATATGTTTCTTCTTCACTTGAAACATCTAACATCAATACATCGCCTGGTTCTGATTTAATTTTGCATGGGAACAACTCTGCAATATCGTTGTAAACAGCATTGTATACACGGTCAGGTCTTAAAGAACCCGAAATATATAAACAAGAACCTGTATTATCTCTTGAACGATATACACCTTCTCCGTGTGAACCTGCAACGTTCATAACAACTTCTTTATCTTTATTACGACTAGAGAAAACTAATTGTCCTTCATTCATATTAATTTTACCACTAATACCATTGGTAATATTAATCTGATTAAAATTAGCTCTATCTGTTAGTGATGTAAGTGTTGCACTTGAAGGTATATTTAATGCTTCTGTTGTTGTTAGTCTTGCTATATTTGCTTCTGAAATTCTTAAATCATCAGATTCAATTTTCTTTGCATATAAAACGTGTTGGTCTGATTTTAGATATACTTCTTCATCATATACGGGGCGTGAACGTTGTGTTTCGTTCATTGTTGTTGCTAGTATATAAGACTTCATTGATGGGTTTCTTGCGACCATTACTTGACGTGAATAGTTACAAGCGTCTGCTGATGATGCAGTACCACGTAAATTACCTTCAAATTCAACAGCACGCAAACGTGAATCAGGTGTAATTTGAATGTTCTTATCCGAATATACTATCTGTTTACCTTTTTCGTTTTTAACACCAACTAAGAATAAATTGCCGTCAACATCTGAGTGTTGTTGAATATTTGATTTGTCTGAACTAGATGAGTCTATTGCATTTTTTGCTGTTCCTTCAACATCACCATAAAATGTTTTATTTTCAATATGTGGAGCATTATCTTTGAGCGACCAAACTAAATTAGCGGTTGAATCTAGTACAACTACTTCGTGTTTAATACGTGCTGTATCACTACCATACACACTGATTTTCATATCGTCAGCTAATCCTAATAAGCTGACATATACTTTCAATACACCTAATGCAGTTTTGTAAACAACTAGGTTATTACTTCCTAATGTACCTACATAAAATCCGTGTGTAAAATTACCTTGACGATTAGAAATAATTGCATTAAACCAACATTTACCTTGTCCGATTTCCCAACCGCCAATATGTCCTTCAACAACAATCCAATCATACTGATTATCATTTGAAGCAGGTATTTCTGCAATCAAATGATGTTCAATTACATCTCTAGCACCAGGTTCTATTTGCACATTTAACGGAACATAGAATTGTCTTGCACTCGTATCAATCTGTATATCTTTTGTCCCATCAAACATAGCCGAACCTTGCACAATGCCTGTTAGTTCAATTTTTCGTTCTGTAGACAAACGTTCAGATATTCTTGATTTATCTACGCGAACAATTGTTTTTGCACCTGAATTGTTATGTTCGTTATCTTCAGGAATTTCATCTTCTGTATCTGTAATTGCTTTGCCAAAATCATCATAAATTGGGTTTCCATCTTCGTCTTTACCACCTGTTAATTCGAACTGATAAAGAGAACGTTTCCACTCCGACCAACTATTTGATGATGGTTTTGAATATCTATAATATAATTTACCATTTTTCCTAGGTCTTAATTCATCACTTTGAACTAGCATGAATTGGTACTTATATCTGCCTTGACCAATATTAAATAAAACACCTGTTGTGCAAAACGCTTCTGCTAATGTATATTCAGGTAATATTGCATAAACATTAATCCCTGTATCTGGCCAGAGACCAGGGGAATCATTTGAATTAGTTACAGATTTTGGAAATTCAAGTGTTCCACTAAAAATATCATATAAGCGTTCTACTTTTGCTCCATATTCTGTTTGTTGTTTAAATAATTGATTATATAAATCAAGAAGTGATAATTCTTCTTGTTTACCACGTCTAGGTCTAGGTGGATTTGGCATATTTAGCATACCTCCTATAAATTTAAGAATAGAGGAACAAGATGTATTCTTATTCCTCTATTTCAGGTTTTGCCGTACTTTCTGATGAAGAAGTATCTTTGTTATAATTTAACAGGTTATCTTCTTCTATTTCTCTATCTTCCATGTGAGTACAATCATCTTTAAGAATTTTATCTAAATGACCTTCTAAATATAGGCGGTCATCATCTGAATTTTGTTCAATATTATTCTCATAAAGAAAATATTCAAGTACAGAATCATCCCAATTACTAAATTTATCGCGCATCCACGCAATAAACATTTTTCCTATTCGCTTTGCTTCATCGTCGTTATCTTCATGAATATCCAAAACATATTTCATTGTTAAAATAATTGATTTGCGTGAACGACGTGGTTTCGCTTGTAATCGTTTCAAAAATATCACCGCCCATTCTACTGTCTACTAGAAAAATAGTGAAATACAACTCACTTATTCTATTTGTAGGAGAAAAAACATAAGAAGGTGAAATATATGATTGAACCAAAAGTTTCATGGATGTGTGAAGATGAAAATGGTGAATTAATTCAATTAAATGATTGGAATATAAAACAAATATATTCAGGTTATGAATCTGATATAAAAACAATTTATTTGTGGAACAATAAAGGCGATAATTACGATGATGAAACAAATGGTATTGATGAAATAAATCATCCAAAAGTGGCAACAATGCAAGATGTTAAAATAACAATCATTACTAATGATAATGAATCTAAAGATGTAGTAAACCGAAAATGGATTCAAGCAAAAGGATTAACTTACGGATTAAATGAAAAAAATAAACAAGTACAAAATGATAGTGAATTCACCCCAATAGGTTTAAATTCATCATACACATTATCTGCTGAAAATGTTCCTCACGGAAATATTAGCGGTGATAGAAACAATGGAACAAAAGATGATGTAAAAAATTATGCTAAGTTTCAACTAAAATGCGTTGTCCCACAAGATGCAAAATCTGCTACAATGAAAGCTATGGCGAGGATTGTTTATTTTTATATTTAATATAGGTAACAAATATGGATAAATACACATGGTTTGCTAAATATTTTACAGGTAAAATTGTAAATGAATTTGACGAATTAACCAATATAAGAAATGATTTTAACAATATTAAACCAACATTGCTAGATAGTTTAGGTTTTATCAATGAAAAAAATAATATATATATAGATTGCACTAATGGAGATTTTTATATAAATAAAGATAAATATTCTTTTACATTCGGATATAAAAACAAACGATATGATATTGATTCACATATCGACAATGTATCACTATTAAAACGTGCTGAAGCAGATATTAATATGCAATCAAATGAACTTATACCTGAAATAACGGGTTGTTATTGTTCTTATAAATACGATATTGAATTAAACCAAAAAATTACATTACATTTTGTTCCCACATTATGTATTGAAAATAATATATATTTCAAAATAGAAGTTTCGTGTAATAAATTAAAGTATCCGCTTGTAATTAATATGATAAAGAACAATCAATTAAAAAAATCAACAATTATAACTGAATCTACCGAATTAAAATTTGATAAATAAAAAAAAGGAGGTATATCCTCCTCTTTTTTTACATAAATAATTCTGATATTTGCTGTTGTGTAAAAATATTTCTGATTTTATCTTTCGCGTTTTTCGTTCTTGTATATACTGCCGAACGTGTCAATCCCATTATCTTACTAATTTCATTCATATCATACCCATCAACAGATAGTCTAAGTGCCGTTGCTTCTTGTTCATTCAATATTGGCATAATAGTTTTTTCCCAAACACATTTAATGTTCGATTTTTCAAACAACTGTTCTGAACGTTCATCACAAACAAAATTATCAACATCGGTATCTTCATCTATCATTGTATTAATAGATATTTCACCAAATTCACTAGAACGCTTTTTTGCGTTCTTTTTTGTGAAATACATACCGACTACATTTTGCGCACACCGCCAAAAGAATGTATTAAATTTAACCTTTCCACTGTTATATTTATTAACACATTCCATTAGCTGAAAAATTAAGTCAGACATCAAATCATCATAAATAACATCATTATTTCTTGATTTATCTTTTGCCATATATCGCATCTTTGGTTCAAAAAAACGATATATATAATTAAATGCAGGTTGGAAACCTAGTCGATAATCAACTACAGCTTCTTCAATCGTAGGGATTCTCGTATTCAATTCATTTCTCTTTTTTTGGATTATTCTACTATCTGCTTCTGTTTTTTTTCGTGGTAAGTCTTTATACAAAGTACAATCTTTCCGATTATATTGCTTTACCTGCAATGGCAACTGAACGTTTTCATTAAATCTTTTACATTCAATAAAACGATTATTATTGATATGACAAATCTGTGTAAGATTGATTGGCGGCTTCTTTTTAAATTTGAATTCCATGCATTCAAATTCTTTTGTTTTTTCATAAACAACACAATCATTTGTTATTTGACAAACGTTCATCAATAATTCTCCTTTTTTAAAAAAATGAATTATGCACTTGCTTATATTGTAAACGAATAACATCAAAAAGTCAAATCGTATTTTCGTTTTTGTCTAAATCAAAATCGACATTATTTTCATTATCTAATGTTGTATCGTTTTGAACATTATTCTGATTTGAATTTTCGTTTGGCATATTATCTTCTGTATTTTGTTCGTTTATATCATTTTGTTCATCTAAATCGAAATCTACATCTTCATTGTTTTCTTGTTCCATTTTTTCTTTTTCTTCTTGTTCTTTTTCACGATACTTTTGTATTTCATCAATGTCTGTAATTTCGTTTCCATCTTCATCAATTGGATTAGGAACAAAATTATCTGCGGATTCAATATCATTTAGTGCATCATTAAACGGTTCTGATTCCTCCGCTTCTGACATTTCTAATATATCATCATATTCAGGGAGATATGGAATTTCATAATCAGAAGGATTGCTATGATTACTGCCGCCATCTTCTGTAAATTCCGCACCTGTATCAGCACTAATTAACGCATCTTCAACAAATAACTGTTCTATTCTATCTAAACGATAAGAACGTATCGAACCATCTTGTTTATAACACATAACCAAAATATTGTTATCTTGTGACGTGGTAAATGAATACGGTTGAATTGTTCTCCATCCTGAACCTTCATATTGTATTTGTATTGGAAGATTATTCGCCATAGAATCTGTTATATATTGGATTGTATTATCATCTATATCTACTTTTTTTAGTTCTGCTATTTTTTTCATTGTAAAACTCCTAAATAAAGAGGTACAAGTTTGCTTGTTGACTCATCACTTTCTCATTTACAATATATAGGTATGTCATTGACTTATACTGTGTACGCGATAACAGATTAAGTATAATATCCCAATCAAAAGAAATTTACGGTAACTTTCACAAGTGCCACTTGCCCTCTTATTTATAGTATATAAAAAATGGCAAAGAACATTTTACTGCTCTTTGCAATTTCTATATTTTTCTATTTCTTGTTTTACTCGTGTCATAATATTATTCATTAACCAAAATTCTGAATCTGAATAACACATTCCACCTGCGGCATACTTATGTCCACCGCCGCCAAAGTCTTTCATTATATTTGCTACATCGATATTTTTACTTCGTATTTTTACATATACATTTCTATTGTTTTTTATAAATAAAATTGCAACATCCACATCTTTAAAATTTCGCAATACATCAATTATCTGGCTTGCATCATCATAAGAAGCGTGTGTTTTATTTATCATTTCTTTTGTTATAGTAGCATACATGATTTTATAATTTCTATCATAAAGTATTGATTTTAGAATTTCACATTCTAAAGGTATCATTGTTTGCGGAAAAGATTCAATATAATTAACCAAATCTACATCAGCATTTGCATCAATTAAATCTGCAACTGCTCGATAAACATCAGATGATATGTCTTTCGCCCTAAAATTAAAAGAATCAGAAACTATACCTAAATACAAGGCAGTCGCTAAATCTTTTGTAAGTTTTATATCATATCCGCTTTGTTTTAATTTTAATATCAAACTATAAATTAACATAGTGTTTGATATTGTTTTCTTAAAAAAATAAATATCACCATAAGGTTTAAAACCGTCATGATGGTCAATAACAATAATCTTGTCTGTATATTCAGAAATATTAAATCTTATCCGTGCTTTGCTACTACAATCAACAATAAATATTGCATCAAAAAATTCGTTTGGTATAAAAATTTTATCAATGCGTCGTTTCCCCAATATTTTATTATATTTCGATTTCACTTTTGTTTGTGTAATCAAAGTAACATTTTTATTTAACTGTTTCAATATAATTTCCAATGCGACCATTGACCCAATCGCGTCTGCATCTGGATTGTCATGTCCAACTATTGCTACATTTTGTATGTGTTCCGACGCAATCACACCAACTATCTGTGATTGTGCTTCATCGTCCACAATCCACACCCCCTTACAATATTCCATTTTTCCCTAACCATTTATGAAATATCGAATTTTATATTTTATATGAAGGTCTTGTACAACATATATAAAGATTATGAAAAAAGTCCTAACATTTTTATTTGTTAAGACTTTTGTTCCTATTTAGATTTTCATATCAACAATCATCAATTGTATTGTTTTCTTCCCTGCCCATACATTATATGATAATGTATATCCTACATCCATTATTTTTGGTTCACCTAATTTAAAATACAAATCTTTTATATCATTAAAACAAATTGCATCGAATATATAACCATTTTGTTCCAACTTAAATTTGATTGTATTTTTCGTTTTACCTAATATTTTATAATCTTTTACCTTCACTTGATAAGTACAGAACTGTGGTTCTAAATTACCATTTCCGTATGGCGATAGTAAAGCAATATTATCTAAAAGTGAATTATTAATATATCCAAAATCAATATCACATAGAAATTCAATTGTTGGCGATACGTCTTGTTTTGTACTCGCCCATTTCTTATATTTTTTAATACAGCGATTTTTAAATTCATTTAGATTTTTTTCTGATACTCGTACACCACAAGCGGCTTTATGACCGCCACCACTACAAATATCAAATGATTCAGAAACACAGGAACTAATATCAAAATCAGAAAAAGTACGACCAGAACCAGATAACACACCTTCATGATTATGTAAAACAAAACATGGTTTCTGATATTTAGATGCAAAGTTACCTGCCAATATTCCTAATATACCTTCAGGCACTTCATCAATAATTTGTATTAAGAAATCATCATTTTCATTTACTTGTGTTTTGTCAATAATTTTCTTCTGTATATATTTACGATGATTATTTAGACTAATTGCTTCTTGTGCTAGTTTAATCGCTTCTGTTTCATCATCAGCTAAAAATAATCGCACTGCCATTTCTGCATCATTAATGCGACCGACAGCATTAACACACGGAGCAATATAAAATGCTATATCCGTAGAAGTTATACTACCACGTTTCATATTCAATCCATCAATTAACGCTTGTACTCCAAAAGACAATTTGTCGTTTGAATTAATTATTTTTAATCCATTAAAAACAAATTTTCTATTTTCATCCTTTAATTCCATCGCATCTGCAATAGTAGCAATCATTGTTAGCACAACAATTTCTTTGTGTATTATTCTCGTATGTAAATCAGGTATAAGTAAACGCAAAAACTTGTACGAAACCATGCATCCGCATATACTGTGAAACGGATATGTATGGTCAATGTATGGGTCTACAACAATTTCTGTTGGCAATTCTTCTGTTAAATGTTGGTGGTGGTCGGTAACAATAACGTCAATGTTATTTTCGTTTGCATATTTAATCGCATCATGAGCGGCTATACCATTATCCACAGTAATAATTAAATTTATATCTCTCGTAATAGCTTCATCAATTATTTTTTTTGATAATCCGTATCCATCTTGTCTCTTTGGAATAATCCAATCAACATTTGGAGTAAGTAGTTTTAATCCAATTACCATAATAGCAGTAGATGTAACACCATCACAGTCATAATCTCCTGCAATCATAATTTTTTCATTTTTTTCGATTGCTTGTTTCGTCCGTTGAATGGCTTTTTCTATATTTGGCAATATATTAGGGTTTCTAAATTTACTTTTTGTTACATCAATAAAGCTATCCAATTCTTCTTGTGATAACTGTTTATCTTGTTTAATTAAATCAAAAAAATTATCGTTATATTTATATTTAACCTTCCATTTCATTATGAATCCTTTCTATGAAAACAAAAGAGAGAATTTATCTCTCTTTTTGTTTATTTTTTATACGTTTTCTGCTTTTACATCTTCTGCTTTAATGGTGATTTTCTTCTTTTTATTTGTCGGTGCGGTAAACATAATATCCATCATTGTTTTTTCTAATATTGAACGTAGGCTTCTTGCCCCTGTCTTTTGTTTAATTGCAATATGTGCAATTTTCTTTACTGCATCATCATCAAAAACAAGTTTTACACCATCAACATTCAATAGTTCTTGATATTGCTTTATCAACGAATCTTTTGGTTCTTTTAGTATTTTAATCATTGAAGGTTCATCTAGTTTATGGAGTACAGCAATTGTTTGTAATCTCCCAACAAATTCAGGAATCATACCGAACTTAATTAAATCTTCCTGACATACTTTATCAATTGTATTATCTCGTTCTGCATCACTCATACGCTGATTTTCTGCACCAAATCCAATATTCTTTTTTTCAAATTTTGAACTAACAATCTTTTCAATACCGCTAAAAGCACCACTTACAATGAATAGAATATTTGTCGTATCAATTGTTTGTGTTTCAGGTTCACCAAACATATTTTCAATTGATGAAGGAAGGTGGACAGTAGAACCTTCAATAATTTTTAGCAATGATTGTTGTACGCCAACACCACCAACGTCTCTTGAGCGTTCAGATTCAAACCCTGCTAATTTATCTACTTCATCAAGAAAAACAATCCCATGTTCTGCGCGTTTAATATTTCCATCTGCTTCTTTAACAAGAGATACAAGACAATCTTCTACGTTTCTTCCTACATATCCTGCTTGCGTAAAGGTATTACAATCAGCAATAACAATAGGAACATTTAATAGTTTAGCTATTGTTTTTGCCAATAGTGTCTTACCACTACCACTACTACCAATCAAACAAATGTTTGACTTTTGCACCATTGTATCTTTTAATTTGAATACGCGCTTATAATGATTGTATACAGCAACAGAAATAATTTTCTTCGCCGTATCTTGACCGACGATATATTCATCCAATTTCGCTTTTAGTTCCATTGGCTTTGGAATTTCAATATCCTTGCCTTGTTCAGTACAATCTTTATCTTTATGAATGTGATTACATACATCAAGACATTCAGGGCATATTGTTAGTTTTTTGCTTTTCCCATAAATGATTTTATCTTCTGTCACTTCACATCCACAGAATTTGCATTTAACCATCTTTTTTGTTTTTTCTGTTACTGCCATGTTAGCATACCTCTCTAAACAGTAGTCTCCTACAGTTAATATATAGAAAAAGCACATCCGTATGAATGTACTTTTTTTTCTTTTATTTATTCACTTCTAAACCAATTAACGCCAAATGTATGTTTGAATTCTTCTCCGTTCTTTGTAGACCGCTTTAATATAGAATATTTATCGAACGTATATTCTTTATTTTTTGCATCTAACAATACAAATGATTCATTGGATATTTCGATACGTACTAGTTTATTAAACGAACGACCATCTACAATTTGTAATGCTCTTGCTCGCCTACCTTTTACTAGTATTTCAGATGATTCTACTACTTTATAAGATAATTTACCATCTTTTGTTTCAAATACAGTAAGTATCTTATCGTTTGGATTGTTTTTAGATATTTTACAATCTACCACAACATCATTATCTTCTAATACACACGTTGGTAGTGTACCTGCTCCACAAGCAGTAGAATTAAATGAATTAACACTAAATCGACCAAAATATCCCTTTTCAGTAGCAATATTAACAATTTCATCGGCAGTATCATCAATAATCAAATTACATACAATTTCTGTATTTATATCTTTAATTATTGGTGTTTGTTTCCCTACTTTAAATTTGAACTTATTAATCGCTGTCTTTTTAACATTTGCATTGGTTAAAATCGTAAACAGTGTTTTGTTTGATTCAGTATCAAATTTAAATATAGTGATTGCACCATCGACTTTAGTATTGTTATATTGCAATGCAGATATTGGCATACGTTCGGCAATACCTGACTTGGTAATAACAACAATATCATTATCACGTTTGCATTTTACAACATTAACAAACATATTCGTTTTATCTTTATATGATTTGTCTTTTTCAAATGGTTCATATTCATCCTCTTCATAAATATTAATTTTCCCATTTGAATACAATACTGCAATTACATTTTCCGAGACTGTCTCGGAAATCCCATTGTTATCATCAAAAGAATCAACCAATTTAGTTCTTCGCTCATCGCCAAAAGATTTTTTTAGTTCTTGCAATTGGTCTACCATTAACTGCTTTAATTTTGTATCATCAGATAGATAACCATTATATTCTTGAATTAGATTTTCTATTGTTTTAATCTTATCAAAAATAGAATTTCTATCTTTATGTACCAACGAACGTGTTTTTTGTTCCAAAATATATTCTACCTGTTCATTGTTCAGATTGTATTTCTTGATTAATTTTTCTTTCGCGTCATTAACATCATCGCTGTCAATAATTATATTCACAGCAGTTTTAATATCATCAATAACCTTCGCCAATCCTTGTTGAATATTTAATTTCTTCTTAGATTCTGCAACTAAATAATTATATCGCTTTGTTAAAACATTTTTTCGATAAGAAATGTATATACCGATATAATCCATGAGAGAAACCAATTTTAATTCTTTGTCAACAACACCGCGCATATAAAATGAAGCATTCGATTGCAATTTGGTTTTTGCGAATATATCTTTAATAATCAGTGGTATATTTGCTGTCTTTTGACATTCAATAACAATACGAATATTCATTCCTGTGGATTCATCTCGCACATATAACGCTCTTGGTAATGTTTTTTCAGTAATTAGCTCGTGAATTTTTTCAACAATTTTTGGCTTATCAGAGTATGGTGGCATATCGGTAAATACAATTTGTGGATTCCCATTTTCTTCATTTGTTTCCACAATATAATTTGCTCTAAACGATAATTTTCCGCTACCATTTTGATATAGCTCTTTAATTCCATCCTTTAACATATTTGAAGCATACGGAAAATCTGGTCCGACAATATACTTCATTATATCATCTAATGTATAATTTTCATTTTTAATGGCATAAATAATACCATCACAAAGTTCATTAAGATTATGTGAAGGAACACAAGAAGTATAACCAACTGCAATACCTGTTGGACATCCATTTGCTAGAAAATTTGGAAATAATGCAGGTAATGTAATCGGTTCTGTTGTCGTTTCTGCATAATTTGGTTTAAATTCTACACATTGTTTATCTAATACATCTTCTAATAATGTATAGGCAATTTTAGGTAAACGACCTTCTGTATATCTTTCACTACCTTCTGCATCTCCATCAATGGACCCGGAATTGCCATGAAAGTCTATTAATGGATATCTAAACACCCATTCTTTTGCCATATTAGCAATCGTTCCATAGCAAGAACTATGTGGGTGATAGGTCCCCATTACGTCACCGCTAATTTTAGCATTTTTTATATATGCTTTATTGTAATCGTATCCTTTTTCATCACAGCAATACAATATACGCCGCTGAACAGGCTTCAATCCATCTCTTACATCAGGCAATGCTCTATCAATAATTGATAGCATTGTGTAATCCATGTATGATTTTGAAAGCTCTTGTTTTATATCACAATCAACGATATTTTCTTCAGCAATCAATGATTCTAAATCTTCTGCTTTTGTTTTCTTTTTTGTCATGGAAAACTCCTTCCTTTTTTATATAGCATATAGAAAAAAGCAACGGATTGATTACCGTTACTTAATTAAATCGATTCGATAAAGAAAATTATCTACATATTGCCCATTAACTTTGAATGAATTCCATAATGTAATGTTTGTAAATGGAATTGGCACTTTTTTCATTTGTATATCTAATTCTATATCATCTGCATTAGAAGCCATTGTAATATGTGGCGTATAACCATCAAATTTACTTTCTGGTTTTTGATAGCCAATCATTTTAAATATTTCTTCCAACGCATAGTGTATACGATATAGTTTAAATGAATTGTCAACACCTATCCATAATGTATTGCCAAAATGATTAATTTTATTACCAAATAAATATTGATTAAACATGGATTTATCTAAATTACGTTCAAGAATTTTCATTGCTTGAACAACTTGTTCTGCCCCTGATTCATCTTCTCCGACATAATCAATGGTTACATGAAAATCATTTTTATCTTTCCAATCTGCATTTGTTTTTTGTTTCATTAATGTTTGATAATATTCTAATTGATTTAACGACATAGAATCATCAATATCAAATGATACCCAAAGTTCAGCCATATAGATTGCTCCTTTTTTTATTTCTTCATTTATAGCATATAAAAAAAGATACATTTTTATATGTATCTTCTACTATATTTTTTACTGTTCAATCATTGGTAAATAACCTGCATTTTTTAGTTTTTCGTATAGGAAAAGTCTACCTTTCTGTGTCCATTTTGTATGAACAAATGCTTGATTATTTTCATGATTTTTTGTTTCAGAATCAGTATATCCTCTACCTTGATACTGTGATTTTAGAATCCATGAACCACTACAAAGATATTGAATACCTAAATCTTTTAATAGTTGATTCATTTGCTGACATGTCATACCATAATCTTGTGCAATTACAGTAATTGGAATTGCTTTTGGCGATTGAAGAATCTTATCTACATATTCAATTTTTGGCTTTTGTTCTGCTATTACATTTGATAATTGAATGTTTTCCTCTGCCAAAAGCCGACGCTGTTTTTCTTCCTCAATCCACGCTTCTGCCCGCGCAATTGAATCTTCAATCTGATATGAAGGATTTGAATTTTTAGTAGAATATTGCCCTGTTTTTCTAGTAGATGGAAGAACCTCGTTAGCGAGTTTCATTTGAAATTCAACAGCTTTTTCATTTTTTGCCTTAAAGCCTAAACGATATACAATGTTTTCAGGAAGAAAATCTTCTTTCCCTACAAGTGGGAAAAATCTAAACTCTTGTAAATATCCGTTTAATCGTTCCCATCTTACATATTCAACGCCATTCTTTTCTTGTGTGAATCCCCAACCTCTAGCTACATCTTCTGCATTTAACCATGCTGTACCATTCTCATCAACATATCCACGTAAATTACCAATTTTCAGAATGTCTGTATTCATGTTAGACAAATCCTTTTTTACAATAATAAAATTTAATTTTACATATAAACATTAAACCATCACAAAACTTTCATACAATCATAAAACATCACATCCTAATTTTACTGAACATTTTTTAATTTAGTATAACACATAAAACATCAAAAAGTCAACATTTAAAACAAAAAAGATGCATTTTTCATGCACCTTTTTATTAAATTGAATCCAAATCAACCATTTCAGAATTAGCTTCAATAAATTGTTTGCGTTTATCTACATCTTTACCCATCAATGTATCAAACAGTTCTGCAACATCTTTAGCTTCTTCCATTGTAATACGACGTAATGTTCTATTACGTATATCCATTGTTGTTTCTTTGAGTTGGTCAGGGTTCATCTCACCTACACGATTATCACACATTTCTGTATGCGCCGACTATATCTTAGCTTTATAAGCCAAACCGTTTTGGAATGTGTATCAATAACATTCCTACTTCCCTTCTGAGGAATAGTCTGTACAAGTTTATTCATAGAGAATAATTCCCACGGGATTACCTTTGATATGATGTATTAAGGCTCTTACCGTTAGCATGATATACTATAGAAGCACATCATACCCTACTGATTAGTAGAAAAATTTGTAAGGGCTAGGACTTCCATACCCTTTAAATCGCATTAACTTAAACGATTCACTTTTATGTTTTGTTTTATATTCTTTTAATGCAGAATCACTTAACAAATATACAGATTCATTATTTTTTTTGATAATTCTATATAGTGGAGGTTGTGCGGAATATACCATTCCTGATTTTAGTAAATCCCCCATATAATAGTACATCAATGTTAAAACTAACGTTCTAATATGACTGCCATCAACATCAGCATCGCAAGCCATAATTATTTTTTCATAGCGAACATCGTTTAAATTAAAATTATTACCAATCCCACCGCCGATTGCGGCTACAATACCTTTAATCGTATCTGAATTAAGTATTTTACCCAAATCAGCCTTATTAACATTAAGTATTTTACCTTTTAATCCTAATACTGCTTGATACGCTTTATCCCTACCTTCTTTCATTGACCCTGCCGCCGAATCACCTTCACAAATCCAAAGTTCATTATAACCATTTCGATTAGAACAATCAGCTAATTTACCTGGTAATGCAACTTTTAGAACTTTTTTTGATTGTCTGCTAAGACTTCTTGCTTTTCTTGCGGCAATTTCTGCTTCTTTTACTTTAATTGCACGATTTACAATAGCATCAAGAATTGGAGTAACATTTTTCTTTTTTGCGTTTTTTTGAAAAAAGTTTTTTACTACATCAATAATCGCATCTTTAGCAGTTACATTCCCTAGCTTTGTTTTTGTTTGTCCTTCTAGTTCCACTTCACCGCTAATCTTCATATTAATTGTAGCATACAATCCATCTAGCCAATATTGTGTCTCAATTGGTTCTTTGATTAACTTCTTTGCCAAGGCATATTCATTAAAATATGTCTTTATTGCCGTTTTGAAACCTTGTAAATGGTATCCACCTTCATGTGTATTAGAATTGTTTACGAATGTTTTTATATTGCCATTATTCTCTACTTCATTATCGTAAATCATACTAATTTCTGAATACATATGACGATTTTCTTCATCAATATATTCTCCATTGAATGAAATAGGTTCATCAAACAGCCTAGATTTATTTCCAATCAGTTTATTTGTATATCCACTGATTCCATCTTCATATAAAAACGTATATTCTTTCTTCTGAATATCATCCTTAAAATAAATTTCTAACCCTGCGTTTAAACAAGCTAATTCATTTAATCGATGTTTTACTTCGTTATTCGGAAATATTGTGTGTTTAAAAATTTCCTTGTCAGGTAGCCATTCTATTTCCGTTCCTGTTTCATTTGTTTCACCAACGGTAATTACTTCTGTAACAGGATATCCTTTTTCAAATTTTTGTTGATAAATTTTTCCATCACGTTTAACTGTAACATTAAAATACTCGGATAGAAAATTAACACAAGAACTCCCAACACCATTCATACCAATCTTATATTGATAATTGTTGTCATCCTTAAATTTGCCACCCATATGAAGTGTGGTTAAAATTTGTGTAAGAACCCATGTTTTATTTCCATGTTCATCAATGATTGGCTCACCAACGGGGATACCTCTACCGTAATCAACAACTCTACCACTACCGTCTTTATTGACATAAACTTCTACACGTTTCCCATACCCTGCTGTAAATTCATCTACCGAATTATCCCAAATTTCTTTAAATAATTGGTTAATTCCTGATACACCTGAACTTCCAATATACATAGAAACTCGTTCGCGGACTGCATCACGTTGGGAAAGTTTTCGTATATTATCTGTTCCGTAATCTGATTTAACAGTAGTATCAATCATTTAATTTATTCTACCTCCACATGAATTTTAATTGGTTTATCAATATTACGAATAAAAAAATAAAGTTTCTTTGGTTCATTGAAATTAAATTCAATGCCATTTGAATTAATGACATTCCCACCGCCTAAATTATCAAATGCATCAATCTGTTTCTCAGCATTAAAATCTTCTATATTAACATTATCTTTTTCAAATACGATATAACAATGCATCGTACTCATTCCAACGTCACTATAGATTTTGAACTTCTTCCCCATAGGGACATCAGCAAAATATTGTACCACTTTGCCACTAGACAAAATTACTTTTTCGTATTGCTTCATTTGTATATTCCCCCTTTTTCTTTAATATATAGAAAACGCAAAACAAAAAATCACCATATGCTTGAAAAACATAAGGTGATTTTATAATTTATTCTTCACATCTGCACTTTCTTGAACGCATGTCAATATGCACACAATCTTCGTCATTTTTTATAACAACGCCTTTCGCTTTTAACTCTTCACATAAATCGGCAAATTCATCTAACAAATAAGATTCAGGGCAAGCTATATCAACAGCCATACCATGAATATGATAACTGTTTTTATATCCACCAATAGAATCATTATATTCTGCACAACGAACACAATTAATAATTTCTAATTGTTCATCTACTTCATCTTGTAAATTGTCTAAAAATTCAAGTAATGATTCATCGATTCCCATGTCTGGTTGCCATCCGCAATGTGGACAAGACAAAGTATCTTCATCAAAATATTTAGAGCTAGTCATTTTAATCACTCCGCGCTAAACACGCATTTTATCACGCTTCCTTTTCAAATTTTATGGTTTTCATTCAACATATAGAAATATATATATTACTTATACTTTCTTTGCGCCGTAAAAAAAAACAGGACAATAGTTAAATCTATTGTCCACTTTTTTTAATTATTTAATTTTTCCTTTAATTGCTTAGAAACAACAATCTTTAGTGCCTTTGTTGCAGGAATTTCAACAATTTCCTTTGTCTGTGGATTGCGACCTTTACGTGGAGCGCGGTCAATACGTTTAAATGTACCGAAATTCTTTTGATTGTAATATCCACCATCTGCTAATTCATCAGAAAGCACTTCAAAGAATGTATCAATACAATCTTCAATCTGTACTAATGTTAAACCATCAATACGTTCGGAGATTGCTTTTGCAACATCATATTTTTTCATATATATCACCTATATTTTAACAATTTCTTACTGTGTCAAGCGAATCGATAGAATCTTTGTGATTCAAAGAAAAAATAGAACTACAAATATATAATATTTGCAATTCTATTGATTTCTTGTTAAATCATGGATGAGACTTCAATAACTACATCATCCATGTCTTTCATAGAAAGCATTGCCGTGTCTGAACCACCAAATACATGCATTTGTCTCTTAGACAAACGTTTGGCTTTCATCTCCCTGACCATATACAGTGCTACCTGTTTATTATCCGTTGTGAACACATTCTTTGCATCACCATCAACAGTCTCAACGATATACGTAAATCCATTTACATAAATCGTCGATTTCAGTGTTTCCACACCATCAGAAAGCATCACATTGTATTTCGTAAGGTCATCATTGTTGTAATCTGAAACCGTACGACCATTGTTGGCAATCATACGCTGTTCATGCTGTTTACGGATTTCTTCAACAACATCATCTGCTTCTTTAACCGTTTTCATGGTATATGTATCCATGAACTTAACGAAAAGTTCTTTATCCGCAAGCGGATACATTTTCTTCAAATCGTTCATTCTCTTATTAACAGAAAACGTCAGTGCATTTACTGCCTTATCTGCACGCTCCTGTTTTTCTTTCATTTCTTTCGCCAACTTCTGAGCGGCTTCTGCTTTCTTGCGCTCCTCGCGATAAGCAATGTAATCATCGTCAATGCGCGTCTTATTGAAAACATGATACAGCGCATCGAATATGCTACGGATAGCAACACCAATCGCGCCCATCACCATACCAACCAAACCTGTGAATGCAATCAGAAGTGCAATAACGATAAGAATGATTCCAACCGCCATCAATCCAAATCCCAACATTTTTATCAACCTCTTCCTTTCTTTATCTTGACTATATTATATTATATTTTATAAAATTTGTCAAGTGTTTTTTATAAAAAATACACAAAAAAAGAGAGATTGTTTCTCTCTTTTTTTGTGTATGGATATTCAGAAAAATTTACGGGTTCACGGCTTCCTTGAAGTTCTTACCTGCCTTAAAAGCGATAGCCTTCTTCGCAGGAATCGTGATTTCTGCACCCGTCTGCGGGTTGCGCCCCTTGCGTGCCGCACGGTCACGCACATCGAACGTACCAAATCCAATGATTGACACCTTGTCACCGCTCATCAGAGCGGATGAGATTGATGCAAAAACAGCGTTTACTGCGCTCTCCGCATCCTTCTTCGTCATCTCTGCCTTTTCAGCAACAGATGAAATCAGTTCGAGCTTTGTCATAAATATACCTCATTTCTTTTGTTTAGCACCATTGCTATGTCTATACTATATAGCATTAGTTTCGTTTTGTCAACATATTTTTACGTTTTTTTAGCAAATTTTCAATAATTTTTATCAGAGATTCTGCTTCTTTTGCATTTCGTTCCAAAAGTTCATAATCTAATTTCTTATATACCCTTTGTATATATTCGTATTCATCATCAAATCTATCATTAAAATCATGATATACAAAATGCAAATAATTGCGACACATAATAGAACAAATAAAATTAATTTCTTGTAATGTTTTGCCTACATCAACTATTTCTTTATTCTCCGATGTAAGCATTTGTTTCAATGCTAGTTCTTTATCATCATCAGTAAATGTTATGTTAAATTTAGATTGAAGGGATTCACACGCTTGTTGTGCATTATCAAAATCATAATATAGTTCTTCAAATTTAACAATATCCCCGCCACGTTTGCATCCAAAACAATACCATGATGTATATTCTTGTGGTTCACCGCCATCATTTTTATATCCTTCAGGATAGATACGCAATGATTCGGTTTTTTCATTGTGAAATGGACATAAAGCAGAATAAATTCCTCCCACTTTTTTTACTTTGATAAGAGACTTTATATAATCTACACCATCAATATTTTTATTCACATAGTCGCGTCGAACTTTAAACTGTTCATATTCTTCATCAGTCATTATATCTTATCCCATTCCGAATCATCCACTTCAATCATTTGCATTTTATCATAGTTTTTTTGTATCCTAAATGAAAATGTATTACCATCACGTGTTTTAATTGATTCTACAGAAGCCATACTATCATCTAAAGAATAAATTGTAAATGCATTGTCTGCATGGTCTAGGATTTGGTCTGAACCTGCAACAGCGGCAGAACTAGAACCTTTCTTTGATTCTATCTCACCTCTACCCATACGATTCATCTGAACAGCAGTAAAAACCATACATTTATGTTCTCTCGCAAATCTTTTTAAGTCTAGTGATATTTGTCCTAAATCATCTCTTAAAACACCTGTGACAATATTCGGTGACATAATTCCCATGTAGTCTACAATAACAACATCATATTTGATTCCTTTATTGCGTTCTATCTCTTCTGTTTTTGATGAGATAAATGCAGGTGTAACATTTGTTGGACAGTCAACAATATATACAGAACCAACATCTTTACCAAACATATCTTTACGCTGTTTCATATTATTAATGTATTCAATATATATTGCTTCTTCTTCTTCTGTTAGTGTACCTGCTTTTAATCCTTTACTACTAACCAATGCCGCACGAGCATCCCAACGACGGGAATATTGCTGTTTATCAATTTCTAATGAAAAAAACAAAACATTTAATTTTTGTTTCCATAAATGAAATCCAATATTTAGCAATCCGACAGATTTACCATCACCCTTACGACCACAAACAATATTTAACGAACCATATCCCCATCCAATAATAGAATCATCAATGTGTTTAAATCCTGTTTTGAATAATTGTATATCTTCAGGGTGTTCTTTGTTATGTTTGTATTCTTTTAGACGATTTTCAGAATCTTCTTCAATTGTACCTTCGCGTTCAATATCGTATTTTGTTCGGTCTATATCAACCAAAATTTTATTGATTCCGTCTTGAATATCTTGTAAATTCTCAGAATCACATTTGCGTGGACTTTTTGCTAAAACAAATTCAGCAACAGAAATTAGTTTATCACGTTTATATTCTTCAATGATTTCATCAATATAAGCATTAAACTCTGATTCATCCTTTTGAATATTCGTGTTCTTTACTTCAGATAATATTATTTCTTGTTTAATAATATCGTCTTTACCGAATTTTCTTCCTAACCTCTCATGAAGCATATCTTCAGGAATAATACCACGATGTTTGATATAGTATTTAACGAACAACTGATAAATTGACTTTATATTTTTGAAATAGCTAATATCCATTCGTGACATTGCTTTTGCGATATAAAGTTTATCAGAGAACAAATATGCTAAGAACTTCTTTTCTGCAATACTTACATTCGTTTCCATTTATATATGCTCCATTAAAATGCTAATTCATCATTTTTACATTCTTTTTTCCCTTGTCCTACGCGATAATTATCCCCTGAAAAATAAATTACTTCATCATTTTGTAGAATGAAATCTTTTACATCTTTATTATATTCTGTTCCCATTTCATCAATGGAAAAATTTGTTGATATAATCGTCGGCAATGAAAAATTGTCACGTTTCCTTAAAATCATTTCTAAGAGTCTCTGTGAATATCCGTTAGAATTTTTTCCTGTTTCATTTCCGACATTATCAATAATGAGCAAATCAGATTTATATATAAATTTCGTATACAAATCACGTTTTGTATTATCCAATTGACTTTGAACAATATCCTCATACATCGAAAAACCAACATTAAATGGCTCTTGTTTTGGTTTATCAGGATTTTTCATTAATGCAATATGCTTTGCAATAATACATTCAATTGTTGTTTTCCCTCTACCTTGCGCTCCATGAATGAACAATCCTTTTCCTTCATCATAATTAGATTGAAAATTATCAATATATGATTTAACTGATTCGTAATATGGTCTGCCTTGTAATAGTTTTAGATTCCAACGTTCATCATCTAAAAATTTTTTCGGAAAACCCCAATCTACTAAACGAATATTTCTTTGTACGATTGAACTACAAGAACAAATAAAAGACTTATCATAGCCATCTGCATCAGTCTTTTGAACGAATCCTGTTCCATGACAATACTTGCAATTAGCTACAATACGTCTTTTATTTCGTTGAAGTTCTATTTCTTTTTCGTCTTGCGTCAGGAACATATCTATACCGCCTTTCATTTCTTTGGTATAAATACTATATAGGAATCACGACGCAAAATTTTCTATCCACTGATTAAATTTAACAATCGTATTATCGTAATTCGATAATAATTGTTTATCACCATTTTCGACCAATTTTCTATGCCATTCTTGAAAACGATTGTTTCTTTCGTGATTATGTTTTTTCCCATATTCTAGCATTTCTTTATCTAATGGGAGTTTAATTTTAAATGCCCATTCAAAATAATTATATTCACTGTTAAACGCACCAGACATATATTTATCTTTAAGAATAGAAATACAATCACTGCGAATATCTTTGCCAATATCATCTACCGTCATTTTGCCATTCATGACTTCATTGACATTCTCAAATATTTCGCGTTCTTTTGTGTAGTTATGAATCGGAGATTTACTTTTATAAGCATATTCATTGATATACGAATCAAACCACATCAATGTTTTTTTATCTTTGCTTACCATCCCATCAAGAACATTTTTTACTTGTTCCATTGATAGCTTATTCGTCAGTATGGCAGAATGTATTCTTCGTACTTCGCGCATAAATATTTTAAAATTCATTGGCATTCCAAATGATGAATAAAAGTATTTAATCATATACGGAATTGTATTCGGTTTATTAATCAGTTTCATATACTTTTGACATTCTAACGCTTCCTGCAAATGATAATTGATACTACGCAAATTAGCATATCCCATTTTTGCCATATATTTAACAACGAACACAGCTTTTTCTTCACTTAATTTATATTTTGTATACAACTGTCTAAGCAAAGAAATCTCAATGACATAATTATAAGATTTACTATCAATCATATCATAGAACATTTTCAATAGTGCTTTTGGTCTATGTTCTTTTGATATGCTTTTCATAATTTCATCTTCTAGCTCACGCTCAATAGCGTGTTTTTCTTCAATTTCTGCTAGACGTTGCATATCACGCATATGTTTTTCAATACGCTCTTGTTCTTTTTCTTGACGCTTTTGAAAATCTCGTTCTCGTTTTTCTGTAAGAACATCATCTTTAATCTTTTGTACCAATTCTTCTTGTGTTGCGGAAAGAAACTCATCGTTCACCGCATCAAAAAAGTCTTTATATTTATCAATATAAGCATTAATATCCTTGCATTTAATTTTTGCATTTTTATACATATATGCCGCTAATTGATGCTTACAGTCTGTTTCTTTTATCATGTGATTTTTTAATGCAATATCAGATTTAAATTCTTGACTACATATTTTACAAACAGACATTTGATTTCCTCCAAATTGTTATCTATCTGGGTCAACCACGAACTTATGAATATCCCACAGAGGTTCGCGCTCATAATATTTTTGTCTTTCGCGTGAGTGTCTACGTAACATTGGTGTATAATCAATAAAATCAAAAACTACTGCTTTTTCTTTATTTTCATGTAAACGCAAAACACGTCCTACTCGTTGAAATGCTCTTGTGGATGATTTGCCACCACCTGCAAGGATAAGCGTATCTAATATGGGCAAATCCAATCCTTCATCCGCAATTGTTGATGCGACAAGACATCTACAAATTCCTCTTTTTACCGCTTCAAATACTGCCGCTCGCTTTAATGCATCATCATTGCCACTAAGCATTTCGACTTCTTTTACACGAACAGTAGTTTCTTTACCTGATTTTGGATGTTGAATTGTAATTGGTGTTGATTTGTCTCCTAAACGCTCTTGCAATTTTAACATTATTTCAGTACCATGTGCAATCTGTCTAAAAAGTATTAAAATGTGTTTTCCTTTTTCATACATTTTTTCAGCAATCTTATAAATTACTCGATTGCGATAATCATTTAATACAACTGCTTGCGAATATACTGATTGATAACTCTTTCCTTTGAACGTTTGTTTAATAGGCACAAAATAAATATCAGGCTTTACCAAATAACCCAATTCAATTAACTTCGACGCATTGATTTGTGATTCTTTATGTTGTTTACTTAATACCGCTTCAATTAGCAAATCATCCCCCGTATCTCGCCACGGAGTAGCCGAAACACCAATGCGATAATAAGCATTGGAACATTGATTTGCTATTGACGTAATTGTTTCGGCAGGAATATGATGACATTCATCCCACATAACAATATTTGCATTTTTAATATAATCTTCTTCTGCGGATTGTGCCGATATTACAGTAATATCTTTATAATCTTTAACGCCATCGCCAACTAACCCGACTTCTACACCCAAAAATTTTTCCATTTCAGATTTTAATTGCATACACAATCCAATCTTATCTGCAAAAATACAAACAGGTTTTACATTAAATTTTGCAATTAACGCCGCCATCATACAGGTCTTTCCTGCCCCGGTACATGCTTGTATAATCTCGCGTTCATTACAGTTATCAACAATCTCTTGTTGATATGGTCTTAGTTTAAAAGGAATTGTTTTCTTATCATCTATATAATCGACAAGTTTGAAATTAGCATCTTGTTGTGGTTTAAGACGATTGTCGTTTACCTGATATTCAATCCCTTCTTTGTCTAGGTACTCAACAACATAAGGCAATAAACCTGCGTATGTCTTTTTTGTTTTTCGATTATATAAATGTCGATAACGTATTTCTGTCATTCCATAAATTTGAAGCGGGAAAGAAAGGATATTCCAAATCTTCTTCTCATCAGATTCATCTAAATTAGTAATTTGTAAATATATATTATCTAAATCTAACTGAACCATCTGCATTCCTCCTTAATATATCCCACCATCAAATTCATACGGATTCGCTTTAATTGTTCTCTTTTTCGGTTGAATATCAACAACTGATTCTAAATAATTTAGAATCCCATTCATTTCATCATGGTCAAAAGTTTTTCGTTGCCAATTATGATTTAACAATTGGCGAACAAATGAACATAATTCTTCAATATTATACATGCGTATTCCATTCACAATACGTGGTTTATTAACAATTCCTTGTTGTTCCCATTTACGTATTGCATCAGAAGATTTATCTAGGAATTTTGCTAATTCCGTAATTTTAATATCTTCATGATTTAACAGTTTTGAATAGATTAGCTTCCTATATTTTTCTTTTTTCTTTTTATCATAATGTCTTGGCAATTGGAATCACCCAACTTAAAATAGTTTCTTCGCATTTTCAAAAAAATCATTAAATGCCTTTTGATACTTTTCTACATCTTCTACTGTGTTGAGTTTAATCATCATACCATTTTTTGTAGGACCATCATACGTTTCTGTATGCTTGAATTCACGAATAGAAGCACGCATAATTCCACTACGCTTGTTTTCAAGCACGGAAAACGTCACTTCATTCACATCATCAACCTTCATCTTTGCTTCGTAAAGTGCATTATTATTATCTGCAAATGCCATTATATATCATTCCTTTCACATCGGTAAAAAATAGGTGAGATATTATCTCACCTATATTATATACATTTTGTTTACTTTCGTACGGTTGTTGGTCGATTAACTATTCGATACAAGTCTCCAAATTCAGGATTTAGTTTATTTATTGTTGTATCTACTTCATTAAAGTTCCCAACAACTAAAACCATTAATTCACCAGTATCTGTAGCAACAGTACAATACGCACCAATATATTTTTTAATTTGTTGCGTACAATCATCAAAGAATAATGCAAAATCTAAATTCTCAAATTGTATCTTCCCGTCTTGGAAGTTACTACAATTCTTTTTGATTTTATATTCAGTAATTAAATTACAAAATTCAGAACCTTCTTGTAAAACATAATCGTTCATAAATACAAGTTTTTTATTAATATTCGCTAATGCACCACCCATATTATTTTGTGCATTTTTTAATATAATATCACGGTTATCTATTTTATAACCACGTACTAATCCACCAGGTAGGTTATTAATAATATTTTTCTTGATTTGTTCTGTAGGTTCTTTTCCTGTTCCTAATGTTGTAATGAAATACTTCCAATCAGTAATACGTTTAACATTATGCATACCCGTATCCATTAACCCTTGATATGGAATATAATTATACCAAATCGACAATATATCATTCTGTAATGGTTGATATGTAGTCATAATTGGAATTTCTACTGTATGTTCAGCAGTTAGTATTTCACCAAAATCTACCGTAATAAACGGTGTTCCAAATCCTGTTACGGTTACTTTACGAGCATTAAACCGATGTTTGTCAGGGTCTACTTCACCGTATTCATTATAGAATACTTGAGTATCTTCGTACGCTTGAAATTCTTGTTCCCCTGCACTATTAGTAAAAGTAAATGCAGATATTAAAATACCGCCGTGTATATATTCATCTTCATTTGACATACAAGGGATTGTAAACCTAGAATTTTTACCATCTGTTGAGAACTTCAACACTTTACATTGACACATATTCGTCATTATTGTTTTTGATTCTAAATCATAATCAAACGAATAACCTTCTGTTGCCAATTCAAACGTGATTGTTTCTCCAACTAACAAAGGTTGTTTTAACAGAACCGTAATAAATTCTTCATCTTCATCAGGAATTTCAGAAGGTGTACGATATACCTTGTCAATTTCACCGCTTGAACTACTGCCAATAACACCTACAACTTTATACCCATATAATGACATCGGAACGTGATATTCAATTGTTCCATTACCAGACATATTATAATATAATAATCTAGCATAGCACTGATGTTCTGTTCTCACTTTATTTGAAACATCATATGCTTTATCTTCTGTTCCATTTACTTTACGTGGCTTTAGCAATCCGATTTGTCTTGGATATGCACCTTCTGCATTAAACGATACTTCTTGTGCAATATTTAATCCATAATTGAAATTTTCTGCTTCATCATCATATTTAAGAAACGCCGCACCTAAAATTTCTGTTGGTAAATCTTGTCCACCACATCCTGAAGATAATTCTAATGTCATTTCAACAACTATTTTATTAATTGATGAAAATGCGGTAGCAAAAATAATTCTTACATTATTACCATTATTCTCTACTGAATAATTAAGATTGGTATATAGTTTTTGATTTTCATAATTATATACTTTATCAATGCTAGTAATTTTTTTATCAGAAGAAACTTTAAACTCGAAAACTTTTCCGTTTGTTGTATCTTCATTTGGATTTAATTCAACAGTAACCTGTTTTTGCGTATACGCATTATCACCCAAATTATTAACAAATCCGTTAAATGAAGGTAATAATAATGTATCAGAAAACATGAAATCTTGTGGAATCATAGGGAAGAACGAATTCTTCGCATATCCATAATCTGCACCTTGCATTGCAAGAACTTCAAAATTTTTCTTAAATCCAACCAACTGTTCAATCAAAAATCCTTTGTTTGAATTTGTTTCGCCACCTATTTCTAGGAAGTTAGCAACTAATTTACAGGTAGCTATTTCTGCTTGTGCGCGAATTGTACCATTTACATATAAATATACCATACCATTAATAGGCATTGGTTTATTCGTCCACGATATTCTAAAATAATAGTATTGATTTGCTTTAATCAAATCTGTACTTAGATTCATCGTAGCAATCGACGGTGAACTAGCTGTAATATCATTATTATGTGTAAGAATTAACGCTAATCCTTTTTTCTCTAATGTAATGATAGGTCGTCTAGCAGAATCCTTTAGTGTAAGAATTACTTGGTCTACTTCCTCATCAGAACCATTCCAATATGGTTTAAAATAAAAATCAATTGTACCATTATCACGATTTAGTAACGGTGCTTCAATATTATTTCTAATATTATATGTTAGTTTATTTCCATTTTCAACAACACATCCCATACCACAGATGGAATCTTCATATCGAACAGATGTATTTTCTTCTGTTATTGGTTGTGTTTTATCACCAGGGACTAAATCTAATGTGCTTTTTTCAAAAGGAACAACTAACGCTGTATTTTTAATTAATTTATGTGGTAATGATTGATTACCAATCTGCACACGGCGCATTTTTTTTGTTTCTTTTGTTTTTAATTCATTATTAAATAATTGACTGATGGTATCATCTGCAATAGAATTTTCATTAAAATCAGCATAATTAACTGATTTACGAATATCCATAACATCATTAACATCAATAACATCATACGCTAATCTATCAGGGCGCATATGATTTAACAAATCGCCTTTAATAGAACTGTTGTTTGCTATAACCATTTGATTATATGAAGATGAACCATTGAAATTTGTCAATGAATATTGTTCTTTATTTCGTCTCCGAATACGGAACATAGGTAAAGCAAAAACATACTTTCCGTATAATGTAGAAGATTGAACTTCATATGTAGGTCTACCTGCTACATATAGATTCTTGTCAATGTGAAAATCTTCATGTCGAAACAGTTCATTTGTCGCTTCACAAAACGATAAATTAACATTTAATTCTTTACCGAATTGTCCATTAGCTTTGGCAAATACATGAGAATAATTAAAAATATCTTTATATCCTAATCCTTCAGGATATAAATTAAAATTACATTCGTTTTGCACTTGAATATTCCAACACAATGATATTCTTCGTGAAGTTTCTTCACCAACTCTATCATCTTTAGCGGGAGTTCCAATTCCATCGCCACTTACATATCCATATTTTTTGGCAGGTTGTGTTCCTTTTTCGATTTCAAACCAAACTTCTAGATATACAAGTGCATCTTGTAGCGAACCTACTGTTGTTTCACCTAAATCTACAAGAATATAATTATCTATTTTATTGTATGTAAAATTACCTTGCCCATCAATTTCATATCCAAATACATTTGCTTTGAATGGGGCAATCGCTATTTTGTTTACCAATGTCAATCCATTCGCTGTTGGATTATAAATAATTGGTTCACCACTAAATTCTTTTTGTACTAATTCAGTAAATCCGCTGTAAATATGTTTGCGGATAATACCTAAATTTATCTTTTCTTGAAGCTGTTGCATTTCATTTAATTCGACTTCAAGTAATGGATTATCATGCCCAAATACAATTTGACGATAACTCGATTTCGTATCATAATTTGAATGTCGGTCGAACTTATCCACTATTCTTGTCCTCCCTTACTTTTGTTCTAAAAAGAAAATAGAAAATGACGTTAAATAAATCGCTGACAAAACAAAAAAAGAGAGATGAATTCTCTCTTTTTCATTCAATATAAATCATGAAACATTACTTTCTTCTGCTGGTGGAAGTAACTTTTTAAGTTCATCAACATTTGACGGTGTAAGTACTTTATAATGTTCACTTAGAACTTTAATAGCAAAATCTCTTGCAATTCCTTGTTCTAATTTCCATTCTTTTTCAAGTAAATTAACCATATCCAATGTTGCTTTAACTTCAAGTGTTGCAATTTGTGAATCCGTTTGCATATGATTTATTATTTTATCATCTTTTCCCCTATTTACAATAAAATCTTTGACAGATTCAGTAAACGCTTTACTTTCTCGTTCAAATCTATCACTTTCATCTAAAAATTTAATTTCATTTGGAATGTTTTTTACAACTATATCCAGATTTAATGAAAATAATTCTGTCCCTTTTATTCTATAAGAATCAAATTTTTTGTGAAGTAACTTTTCATTCTCCTGATAATTTGTATGTGGAACACTTAAAACATAGCGTCCAATAATTACATTTCCATATTTTTCAGCCTGATGTTTAAGTGTAATAATTCGTTGATAAGGATTGCTTGTACAACCAATTTTTATATAATTATCCCATTCAAGAATATAAAAAAATCCAACATAAGGACTTGATTTATTCTGTTCAATTGTACGAACATCACCAAATTCTTCTTTACTAAATACAATCAAGTTATTTTCCATAAAAAGTACTCCTTATTCACAATAAAATTTTCTAATTATAGTTTAATTTTTTCAATTCTTGCACGTTCAAGCAAGACATTTTTGTATGCAACCATATGTACCAATTGTTCATGTAATAAATCGTAATCACAATTCGGTTCAAAGTCCAATTCTTTATTGAAGTATTTATCTAACATTAGACGTAATTTTTCTATTCTAATTTGTAATTGATAAAACTCTGCACGGAATCTATCTTTGTAGTCAATACTATTCATCAGCGGAATTGTATCTTGAAGTGTCATGATTATTTATCCTTTCTTGTGCTATATTGAAAAATTTTTCATCTTTTTCTATACCTATAAAATCTCTATTTGTATTGATACAAGCAATCGCTGTTGAACCACTTCCCATACAATTATCTAACACCAAATCACCTTCATTTGTAAATGTTAAAATTAAATTTTCTAATAAAGCAATTGGTTTTTGCGTTGGATGTAGATTGCTTGTTAAAATATCACGTTTAAACTCTAAAACTTGATTTGGATATCGAAATCCATTATCTTTGTATTCTTTTGGCTTTTTGTTTGATGAATCTATTAAACTACCTAATTTTCCATTTTTTATTTTATTTGTTCGCTTTTTACCTTTGTATTATATCATTTGTGGATTATAAGTTGGTTGATTTTTGTAAAAAACTGATATTGTTTCAATTACTTTACCTGCTCGTTTTTTTAATTGAAATATGTTCGTTGGACGCTCTTTTTTCCAATACAAATCATATTTATAATCATTTAAGTTTGATAATCGTAAAAAACTACTAAATGGCTCAATACCAAACAAAAGAATTGCACCATTATCTTTAATAATTCGATTATATTGTTTCCACAAATCATCAAAAGGAATTAAAATGTCCCATGAACATTTTGTTGTACCATAAGGCAAATCACATAAAACTAAATCAATGGTTTTGTCAGATATTTTGTCCATTTCTATTAAACAATCGCCGTTGTATAATTGCATATTTTCACCACATTTGTTCTTAGTATATAACTAATCCCATAGCAATTCAATATAGTTTTTGTCAGTGGTTTCCAAAATATGAAGATTGTCGCTGATTTGTGATTCAAAAATATCTTGTGTTGGCAATTTGTCTCGCGGACAGATAATTCTCAATATCTTCCATCCAATTGCCATAACACGTTTATCTCTTAATTGTTGCCTCTCATAAAACTCTTCTTCTGTTAGCTTATTGTATTTTAGCGGTATATCATGACCTGAACCATCGTATTCGATATTGATTCTTTTATCAACCAAAGCGATATCAAAAAAATATCCAATATTAAAATAATTAAGTGTACCATGAACAAAATCACATATCTGCTTTTGTTGTTTTGAATATGGAACAAGTGTACCGTCTTTCATAAACTTTTCAAGCTGTTTTTGTTTAAATTCGTCTGTTTGAACATAATAATCCATTCCATATTTTTCAAGACATGTTTGGTGCATTTTTTCTTGAAACCCTTCATGCTTCATTATGTTTTCTACGCCATATCTCTCTAACATTGTTTGTTTTGATTTTTCACGAACAACATCTGAACAAATTGCATATTCTACGCCATATTTTTCTAAACAAGTTTGTTTCCTTTTTTCTTTTGCACTTTCAGTTTGTCCACTAACAGGAACACCATATTTTTCCATATTGTTTTTACGAATTTTTTCTTTTATTTCTTCTGTTTTTGTTGGATATTCATTTCCATATTTATCTAAACAAGTTTTTCTTTGCTTTTGTAAAATTTCTTTAGATTGTAATGGACGTTCTACACCATATCTTTCTAAAAAAGATTTCTTTATTTTTTCACGAATTTCAGGAGTTTGTGAGTTAAATTCATATCCATATTTTTCTAAATGTTCTTTTTTCATTTTTTCAAATATTTCTTTATTTTGCAATGGTTTACGAACTCCATATTTTTCTAAGTTTGTTTGTTCCGCTTTATCTCTAATTTCTTTGGATTGCAATGGATATTCAACGCCATATTTCGCTAAACAAGTTTCTTTTCGCTTCAAAACAGAACATTTCCGACACAAATCTTCAGACTTGTGCTTGCGAAAAGAACGAACAAATTCTTCCCCACATTTATCACAAACCATTTTAACATCTAAATGACTGCCTGGATGTAAATCTTCTACATTAATATCAAAACTATCTTTCCATTGTGTAAAAACATAACCTTTTGATACGTAATACTTTCTACGTTTTGGAAACCATGTTAATGTAATTTTTTGTGGCGTTTTTATCATTTGCAACACTCCTTTAACTTTTATTTTTATTATATAAATTTTTTGCTTTTGTTTAAACAAAAAAAATAGTATGTGAAATCTAACACACACTATTTTTACATTGTATATATTGTTATTTACATTAAAATGTTAATGTCCATACAATAGTAAGACGTGATGAGTCATTTTTGTTCCATACACGAACTCTCCGCAGGTTAAAAATGGCCCCGCTATCCTTACCTGCGCCTACATTCCAATCTTGTGCATCGCCACCATACAATCCCATCTCGGTGATAGGACCATTTGCTTCGTTTTCCATAAATGTAGTGGTAATCTTTAGCTTATTTGTTAATCCATCTGTTTCATTTCCACTAGCATCAACGAAACACCATGATGTAAAACGTTTTCGATAAAACTCACCAACTAATTTTGTTGCAGTTAGTGTTTCAGAAGGTGGATTTTGTAAATCCCATTGTGTTGTATCTACATTATTTGTACGCTCATCATATGGCTTTGTTGGGTCTTGTAAAACACCAACACCTAATGCTAAATACTGTAATCCTCTATCTAAGAAGTTACCTTGAAATGCAGGGTCAGTAGCACCTGTAATAGCACCTGGTGCCATTCTCGCCGCCATTAACTGTGACGCTTTATCAACAATAAGGTTTTGGATTGTCTGTTCGCGAATCATTTCACCATTGACTAATTTGCCATTAACAAATTCTCCGCCTTTATGTAGGAACATAGACAACTGTCCCTTAACTTCTTGTACTTCTTTTTTCTCATTAAAGTTCATTTAAAATATGCTCCCTCTAAACAAATTTAATCGTAGGTACTTCTGAATTTTCTTTATATTCTAGTGAATCATAGTATTCTTCATACGGTTTATCATTAAATACTAAACATTGTACTGTCGCACCTGCTCCACCTGTGTTGTATACAGTAAAAATATCTTCTTCGTCAATATCGGCGTATATATCACCAATACTTCCTTGTTCTACTGTCATTGCAGATGTAATAATCGGTGTTCCTAAAGATAAACGATAATGTTCACCAAATTCTTTTGATGATACATTTACACCATTTTGTCCATCTAACATGACATTCATATAGTTTATATTTTTCCATTTTGTATTATACAAATCAATAACAGTCCATTGGAAAATATTACCTGATGTGGATGTAATAACACCTGATTCACTCGTTTTTAATCCTGTGTTATAAACAATAAATTCATTTTCTACAATCTTAACAAATATTTCACCGTTACGACCATTTTCATTGGATTCAGCAACTACATGAATAAAGTATCTATCTTCATTTAAATTGAATGGCATTGTAATAGTCGTGCCATCCATTCCCTGAAAACGTGCTTCTCCTGAAAACACAATTTCATTATCCACTTCGATTGCTTCAAAATTCATGCGTAATCCACTCGCGCCAGTATTGTAGATGCGATATTTATTTGTATATTTATTAACATACAAATCGCCTAATGCACCTTTATCTTCATAATCATAATCCACAAGTGTAGGAATTAATGTATATTCCTTTCCTATCATATTTTTTGTAAGATAGAATTTGTTATGCTTATGATATGCAATACGTGCTGTATCATCTAACGGGTCAATCATACCACCATCTGTCAATCCACCTAAATGTGACATGTTAACACCATAAATTTCTTTATCATGTAATGAAGGAATATCAAACCCTAAATTTCTTACAGCATTTGTTACTGCATTTAAATCATTTGTTAGCCTATCTACTTTCCTACGTAAAGAAAGTGTTTCTTCACCATACTGTTCAAAACGAACAAACACCTTATTATATTGTTCTTCGCTAATCGTCGCAAGATGACGCAAATCTTTAATTTGGTCTGTATAAATAATATTTGAATATTTTTCATCAGGTCTATCAGGTGTTGGCGTTACATCTTCATCGACATAATCAATACCACCCATAGGATTGTTTTGTGCATGGAATCCACTATTATTATATCGCAAAATGTTAAACAGTGGGATTGCATATACATATCCATCGATTGTATGGATTTTCTGATTAACAACTAATCCTGAACCAGCTCTGAATAATCCTTCATCATAATCGACAGGTTCAAAATAATAATTCGTTGCATGATAACCTGTTTGCGCCAATGGATGTATTTTTTCATTTGGTTTTCCATCAGGTTTAAGGAAACCATTTTCACATAAATCATCATAATCTTCATAATGAGATACTGTCCATTGCAACTGAATCTTTCTTGAAGTTTCAGCGTCAATGCGGTCATCTAAAATATGATAGTTTAATGATGAGTTTGTATCATATCCAAACTTAGGTACTTTATCATCTTTTTTTAATTCAACAAACCAAAACTCTAAATAAACAAAATCGTGTCTATATCCTCCGACAGGTGGATTTGGAAGTCGAACAGGAATATTAAATTGTAATGGTTCATTTGTTCGATAATATTCATGATGTGTAAGAAAACCATTAACTACCGTATTAAACGGAGGCATTTCAAATGAATTTAAATGTTTTTTATCATTATTTACAATATCAAAACATTTTCTTTCTTTATCATGAGAAACAGTAAGAACACCACTTTTTGTCATTTCACGTAAAATTCTTGCTGTATTTTCAACATGTAACCAATTACCTTCATTCATCTCATTCTCTGTAACATAAGCATCTGTACCGATTCGTTCCATATAAATATTAGAATTTTCTTGAAACGAACCCTTAATTGGTTGAAAAAAAGTAGGTTTGTAATCAACTAATGGTGATGGCATTTAATCAACGCTCCTTTTTCATCAGAAGATGATAAGCGTTTATTGTCGCTGTGGAATTTTGTTTATTCTTAAATCCCAAATACAATTCTGTCACATCTTCATCTACAATTTTATTATCCTTTTTTGCTTTCCCGTAATGAATACCATCAAATGAATAATACGATTCAATTTTATCATCGCTATCAATAACAATACTAAATTCTTTCAAATCTTTTACATCAATAGCTTTTGTCTTAGCGAATCCACCATTATATAATGTAATTGTACTATCATTCACTTGTATTTTTTCACTTGAATTCATATCAATAAAATCTACTAAATTGAATTCATACATCATACAATCATCATATTTACTTTCTAATAAAAGAATATGTTGTTTATGTTTCATAATATCAACTTTAGTAAATTTATCAGGATAATGTGCAAAATCTATTGTTTCTTTTACTTTAATTTTTTTTGTTAGTGGCTTCATGTTCTTTGCATCTGTTGTCGGCATACCGTTTTTATCTACATACCATTGAACGCCGCCATGTGTTTCATCAACAAAATATTCTTCTTCGATTTCTTTTTTTAACATAGAAACATCATCAATGCGAATTCCTGTTGTGAATGGTTTAATTGTTTCGGAATATCCACTAGCATAATCTGAACCATTATCAAACAAAACGTACATGATTTACTCCTTTCTTATAATCGTTTCATTTCCGTTACTATCAACCGTATACATTTTCATTTCTACTTCATCGTTCAATCGATAACGAATACCACTACGATGTTGATTCGTCATTCTTTGTTGTCTGCGAATTGGATGTTCTGTATATGTCATTAACGTACCTAAATGATATGGTACAATACCAAATTTTAATTCATAAAATTCTTGTTCCATATCCAAATGCATTTTTTCCGTTCGTGCATCTTTATCTACAGATTCATTTAGGATATATTCATTATTGATAATAAATTTTGTTTCTTCTACTTTACGATTATATACGTCAGAATAATTCGATTCCATAATCATAAGTAAATCATCATAAATGAAATAACCAAATCCTGTTTTGTATGGATTAACCTTTCTTCGTTCGCTACCAATTACAGTATTATATTTATCGTAAATTAACCCGCCATTTGTTTTTAGCACTCTATCGTATATTGGTTTTATACCGAATTTACGTTCATGAAATGAAAATAATATTGTCATATCGTATTCATCAACAATTGTTCGATTCCATCTGTCATCCAAAAATTGTTTCATATGAAACAATAATTTGTCTTTCGGTTTCGGAACTTCTTCATCACATGTATACGTATAATCAATATAGCTTTTATCAAATAATGTATACCTAGGTGCAATAGGAAAAGCAGAATTTGTTTTAACCGTATAATTTGTATTTTTGTCTGATTGTAATACCCAATCATACCCAATGGATTTCCAACCAAAACGATTAGATTCTTCAAAATCCATAACATCCATTTGTAAATCATCTGAATGTGAAAAATCTCTCCCATATCGTTCTTTATACCATTTCTTATAATCTTCTTTGCCTACCAATACAATCATAATAATTGGCAATGTATGAGCAGGTTTTGTAATATCTAATACTTCTTTGACATCTTTATAAACGTCTTTTAGATTCTGTGTATCATCTAAATCTTTTGACACTTCAACAGTAAACCGATATTGATTATCCCAATTAATATCTTGCGTCAATCCATAATGTTTATAATCAGTAAACATTTCGTAAATTTTAACATCAAAACCTGTATATGCTTTTATCGCTTTTTGCATAGAGTTTTTGTTTGCTCCATGCAATAGTGATTCTATAATCCCTGCGACAGCAGTTCTGTATTGTTCTTCAGACCATTTTGGCTTCCATTTAACACCAATAATTGCCCCAAAGTTATTATATATTGCTTTCCCATGCGCCGTTGATACAAAACCATTATCATCAAGAATTTTCATTTCATGGCGCATATCTCCGTATTCTATACCGACAGAACGAATTAACTTAAAAAAGTTTGTATCATATACTTCTTTATTATAATCATCAGGAATCATATTAAAGATGTTTTTAACATACATTTCATAAAATGTCAATCGTTCATCTACATCTTTATATAAATCCTCTTTTGTTTTTGTGTTTGTAATTAGATTTTCTTCAACAACGATAAAATCATAATTTTTGAAATTAACGTCTGTTGGATTTTCAATAACTACTTTTTTACCGTCAGGTATTAACAATGTTCTATTAATAGCAGATTTTATTGTTACCCGTGTAAAATTTTTATTTCCTGCTGTTACTATTCTTTCCGTTGATGGATAAATAACAGTAATTACTTTATCTTTAGCATCATTTAAGAACATGACACTTTGAACGTCATTTGTAAAATCATACGGACGTTTTGCTTTAATAAGCATTTCATCACGACAAACAGAAGAACATTCTTTTAGTTTATTCAATAAAAAGTTAAACTGTTGATAAGCAGGTTTTCTATCATTCCCTAAGTAATAGTACAATAATCCATATACGTTCTTAACAGAATTCTTATCTAATGGATTAAAGAATTCATCTACCAACTGAGTTTTAAAAGGAATAACATCGACAATAAAATCAGACATATATTCTTTTAAATCACGATATGCTTGTAATTGTAAATCTTGGTTGTTATCTTTATCTGCATAGTGTCCTTGTCTTGTGGACATGAATTCCAATTGGATATTTAATGATTTACGTTGTGCTTGCGCCATGATACCTTGGCGCATTTTAGCAATTACAAATGGGAATGTATTATAATCAAATTCCCCTGAACTGCTATCGCCTTGAAAGGAAAAAAAATCAATATAAGGTAGAAATCCTGTTTCTTCTGTTAAATCATATTGTGGGTCTGTACCATATAATTCCCCGATTGCTTCTGCTAACCAACCAGTATGAAATTTTTCTTTGTCTTGATTTATATGTTCAGAATTAACATATTCATTAACAGCATGGAAAATACCTGGTCCACCTAATTTAATGTCTGAATATTTTTCATTAATTCGTTCATGAATATATTTCATTATCTGAACATAATATTGTGGCGCACATTTATATGTGCCATTATCATCCTTTTGTTCAGGTGTAGTTAAAATCTGCCATCGTTTAATAAATGAATATTTATCAATAATTTCAGTAGCAAATCTTGCATATTGTTGCCAATTATAATCAGTAACAATTGTTGGAAATTCTAATTCAACGAATAATGTTTTTTTGTATTTTGAACACATGTCTTTATATAATGATAATCTGTCAGAAATTTTCCATTCATTACCATTAATCCCTGTGTTCGGTAAGAATACATTATTTGATGGGTCTTTTCCTAATTGAAGCGTATCAATAATATAATCTATCTTCAACATATCAATATGTAGGAACAAATCTTTTGTTTTCTCGACGATTGCTTCTGTTCCTACTAACCCCTTGTATTCCCATGTTTGACCTAATAGATTATCACCATTTTTTAAACAAGTAAGTCGTATACCTGTCCTCAATAGAATTTCCTCCTTTCAAATATATTAGTTATTAACAGTATTTCCTGTTGTTACATTCACCACTAAACTATCAATCAAGAAATATTCATTTGCTTGTAACTGAATCATATCGACATCTTGTCTACCTTTCCGACATAATGTAACATTATTAATGTCTACGTGGTTTACACCTGCCGATGTTCGTGCAATTGTTACCAACTCAGAATCTTCGACTAATGAACCCATTCTTTTCATACTATTAACATATGTACTAATTGCAGTCATAATGTTTTTACGAACAATAGTCGTATCTTCTGTATAATCGCAAGTACAATTGATAATAATTTGTAATTTAACTTCTTGTGCTTGGCGAACCAATATATCAGCAGTCAATATACGCATTGCATTTATTTCTGCTTGTAAATACATTATCAACATATTATATGAATATGTAATTTCTAATGTATCCCCTTCTTGAATTTTTTCTTTCCCTTTATCTGTAAAATGAATTAAATCACTAGCTAATATACTTCCGCCGACATCTTTGCCTAACTGCGTTTTGATTTTTTCTTCGTCAGAATATATTGTTGGTACTAATGCATAATCAGGGTCTTGATAAACGCGCAAATAGATACGATTATTCTTTTTAATAAAAGTTCTACCATTTAATCGTTTATCTACTGCTATAATTTTATAAATCATGCCTTTGTTCTTGCTTCCATTGAAGAATACTTTTCTAAACATTGGAGTAACAGAATAAGAAGATAAATCTTCATACTGTGCCAACTTCCAATTCAAAGAATAGTTCATATTCTCCATTTCATCTACAAGACTTTGCAATTCTGCATTAACCTGTTTTCTAAGTACTTCGATTTCTGTTTTATCCAACACATCTAATGGATAAAATTCAGTATCATTAAAACTTTCCGTAACAGAAAAATCCCATAATATATCTTTGTAATATGTACGTTCTATTTTTGTTCCTGTGTATCCGTATTCAATCTGATAATTTTCAGCGTTTTCAAATACATATCCTGTATTTCTTGAAATAATAGATTCTACTTTTAAAACAGGCTGGTCAGGCAATACAATATCATGACATGGTATTCCTTCGTATCCATCTGCTTGTCCTATTCCTGTTTTGTATGATGTAGTAATAGAATATGATAGCGTTTTTGTTTGTGGCTGTTTACCACGCACCCAAATATCTACCATTCCACCACGACCATACACATAAGAATTAGCAGAATTAATAAATCCACCATCACGAAACATAATGTCATCCCCTGCACTAACAACTACAGCGTCATTGACATTATCTTTTTGTATTACCCATTTTAAATAACCGTTTTTCGTGCAAATTGACGCACCTAAAACAGCAAGCATAATACGCATTTGTAATGATGAATCGGATTCAGCATCTTCTCCTCCATTACATGATAATGGATTTGATATTGCCACAATACCATCTAATGTTTCACCATACGTTTCAGAAATTGCGTATGCATCAACATTACCAATTTTTCCTGCTATATCGCATTCTACTTCTAGCTCAACAAATTTATATCCTGTGGCTTCATCAACTAATCCTGAATTATAAATTTGTCTTGCAGACATATATGCAGAATCTAATGTTTTAAAAACAACTTGTGTTGAAGTAGAAGAACCTTGTGTTGCGATTTTAAAATTAACAGGAATAGAGATTTCTTCAGGTAACATATCGACGGTTAAATTCGGACGATTTGAATTTGTTACATAAAATCGTACGCGACCATGTGACTTTTTAGCACCACGACGAAATGTAAAATAATTCATTCCTAATCTATCTAAATCATATCCCGTTGCTGTTAAAATGGATTGATTTAATTCCATTAGCTTCATATCAATATAGGCAGAAGCTAATTCATCTGCTTGCGGGCAAATCAATACATCCGATACGAACGTACCTGCTTTTGTATCTACTCGTTCGTCTTTATCGTGTATATTATTTCTAATTGATTGTCTTATTTCATCATATGTTCTTTGTCGAATCAAACCATTTCACTCCTACAAAAGTATTGCTTGATTCAAAATTTCATTTGATGTATTTTTTATGGTAACATCAATATCATATCCAACAACATAATCTTTTATGTCAATTGATTCAACGCCTAATAGCACTTCGTCATTTGTCATATTTCCGTATTCTTCTTGTTGTGATAATTGTAAATGTCTTAAATATTCCAAAGACATTCTTACCATTACTTGTAACTTTGAACCAGTTAATTTATCTCGTTTTGTTCCGATTAAATCGTGTAATTCGCTTCCCCAACGTAAGAAGAATAAATTATTTCCTCTTACATCATTAATTATTTTTAACATTTCTTGTTGTAATTTAATCGTACCTGTTACCAATTTTGCTTGACCTTGCAAATCGTACGAAATGTCATAATAATATCCTTTGCCCCCACATTTCGGACAACGTTCAACGATATATTGTTTACCACCTGTGAAGTGGTCGCATTGTGTAAATATTTTAACGTCTACTGACATATGAATTCACCTTAGTTACTATCATTTCTACCTGCATTATTATTGTATGCAGGAGCATTAACATTAACTGCACCGCTCGATGTCATTCCTACAGATTCTTTATCGATACTAATAGCACTTCCACCTTGTACTTGCATATCAACGCCTTGTTCTTTTAGTGCAATAGAAGAAGAACCTTTCGTTTGCATATACACACCATCTCGTTGGATTCTTATACCTGTTTCACCAACCATTAGTGTTAGCATTCCATTATCTGCATCCAATTGTATTGCAACTCTCGAATCTGCATTAGCTGTTTTACCGCCTGATGAATCATCTAAATCTTGTGCGCCTTGTTTTGCTTTTGCAATAATATCTAATTTATTCGACCAATGCCAATGGATATAATTATTTCCCCAACCTTTTATACAAACCTCACCAGGTAATAACGGTGGGGTCATTGCCATATATTTTTCCACTAAAAATCCTAATATGTATGGGAAATTTTGTTTACCAAACCCAATAATTACTTTTGAACCAACAGGCGGTAAATAATTCATACCACACCAATTATACGCATTAGCAAATATAAAAGGATAAGTCAATGGAACAATAGGTCTAGTATCACTGTTAGCGAATTCATTATATGTTCTATCTTCAGCAGAATAAGAAATTGTTTTATTTATTTTCTTACCTGTTCCATTTGGTTGTATTGCGCCAACATTTAAATCGTTATATCGCAAACATACAGTTCCTAAATTATCATTGATTACTTGGTCTATTTCTAGTGGGTCTTTACTAATCGGTGATTTTATCCCTTTTAACGGATTTTCAATCGTTGCTACACGCAACTGAATTGCATAATGTTCCTCTAATATATTCCTATTTTTGTCCAATGTAATTGTAGAAGCCGCTGGCGGTATCATTCTTTGAACAGGCGCATCATCATTATCTCGCATTAATGATACTGCCCCATCTAATTGAACACCTGCTGTTGCCATTTAAACACCATCCTTTCATTCTAAAAAAAGAATAGCACAACTAGGCTGTGCTATTCTAATATCTATGGAATTAGTGAATATTCTTAACATTTTCTTTATTTGGTTGTTCTACTTCTGAACCGATTGCTTGTGATTGATTAGCAACAACAGTAGCATTTTGTAATTTTTGTGAACCACTATCAGATTTAATTTCTTGTGTTGTTTTTTGTTTCTGTGATGATTTCATCTTTTTCATCGTAGAACCAAATCCACTTTCTATAGCGGCAACTATAGGTATATATTCAAATACTTTACCAATTAACCCACCAATGCTATTACCAATTAACTTTGCCGCTATTTGTCCAATTGCTTGATTAACTAATTGATTTGCTATTCCACTTAATTTACTGCCAGCAATGCCTTTTGCTAATCCTTCTTTTTTATCCATAAACGAACCAATATTAACACCTGCACCTGTACGTTTCGCATTATTATTTTTCGCAGAAGTTTTAACACCTTCTAGTTCCTTTTTTTCTTTTTGTTGATTCGCTTCATCTAATTGTCCTATTGTATCATGTTGTTGGTCGGCTTTTTGTATTTGTTCATTCTCTGGTTTTTCAGCACCATCAACACTTGCTTCAATATTATTATCATCCAATGCTTTTTGCATTGCATCAGATACATAATCCCTTCTTGCTCCGACACTAGGATTTGATGATTTAAATGCATTAGTACTATTAGATAGTTTTGATTGCATTGATTTTTTATATGATGTTTTAAAACCATTGTTTTTTCCACCATTTAATTTCGTATATTGCTCATTTGCAAAAAATCTTGACATCTAAATCACCTATTGTTAAATTTATATTTATTTGTCCCAATATTATTAAAATTATATTTGTTTGATGAAGATTTCTTATAATCAGCAAAACTACCTTTGAACTCACCTAAATTTGATGTGCGTAAAGAATCTTTATAAGATGCTGTTTGTTGATTTTTAAACTTCATGTTTAATTTTCCTGCATCTTTAATTGCTTTTTTCCCGCTATCATCGCTATATGCAATCGGCGTAGGAGTTTTCCCTAACTGTTTCCCTAATGTACTATCTGTTGTTACTTCATCTGTTTGTGCTTGTCGTTTTTCAATAGATTGCGGAGTAGAAAGTTTGCCCATTGTTCCGTTCAATGATTCCATTACTTTATGTATACCATCCATTACCATAGCTACAGATGTTAGTTTACTAATAACACCCATTGCAGGTACTTGACCGACCAACCCACCTAATTTACTCATAAATCCATTAGCTAATACACCTGCCGCCATAGACATAATTCCTTGTGCTAATTTATTTTTAGCATCTTTCATTTTGTCTTGTGCTTTTTGCTTTACATCACTAATTTTATTTTTTCCTTTATCTTTCGCGGAATCCATTTTCTGTTGACGGGAATCTTTTACACCACTATTTGAATTAGATGATTGCCTTTGTTCCGATGTATTTTTTTGCACCGATGCTCGTTGATTATTTTTAATTGGCTGTTGATTTTGCATCTGATTTTTTATATGCATTTTTTGTGGTGATAAATTCATACCACCACCGAATCCACCGCCTATTCCTTTATAATCAGCTATATTCATTGCAATCACCTCAATTATTAACTATTGATGTTCTACGAGAATCTCGTTGTTTTCTTTCTTCGTCTTTCACTGTTGTAACATTTATTTGTTTGTTTACCGTATCATTATTAGTAGCACCTGTTATCATTGATTGTGGTATATTTGTATCAGAAAATGCAATACTCTTATCTAAATATCTTGATATAGAATCACTACTTCCATTATCATGATATCCCTTCATATATTCTGCCATTTGATTTGCATTAACTGTTCCACCATTATGTGTAGACATTTCTCTATTTTTAAACAATACACTTTCTACACCATCAGGACTAATCTGTGCCATTGATACTTTTGTAAATCCTTTATCTATCGCATCGCCTTTATAGCTTTTAGTTTCATTAACAGATTTCACAACATATTTATTGCCATTGCTATCAATAGAAGTTTGGCTTTGTTGATGATACATTTTACCATCATCACCTTTATAAAATATATCACTCATATCTGCACTAGACGGGGAAGATGTATATTCTTTCGTCGATTGAATCTTCCCATACATATTATCCCCTTCAATTTCAGTGATATATTTACCATTTTCTTCATACTGTTTCTTTACTGCATTGTCACCATATGTTTGGCGTTCTTGTTCTGTTGTATCCACTGTCTGTGCATTATCAGCAGAAGAAGAACCATTATTATTCCCATTATCATTAGAATTTGTATCTACGGTTAAATTGTTTGGGATAATAATTTCATTACCCATATTATCATGAAGAACTATATTAAATTGAGCGTTATTAACAGCTAATGCATTACCAAATTTTTCAGGATTTAACGCAATAACAGCATTGGTAAATTCTTCAATCAGTTTTTGCATTTTGGTTAATTTATCCTGCTTTGGCGGGTCATCCAATACACCTGATAAGAAATTTTCTTCTGTTCCTTGTGATAAGAATTGAACGTCTTTCTTTTCGCTTTTTACATATAATCCATTAACCAACATGTTATCTTGCATATCATATGCGATACTTTCATCGTCAGGTGTAACGTTTTGTTCAGGGATTCCTGTATCATCGCCACCTTCGCGGACGAATACCCAACAAGTTTTCTTCGCATCAAAAATAAAATATTTATACGTAAATAACACTTTGCCTCTTGACGGTTGATTTGGATTTACTTGATATACTTTACCACTAACAACCGATGTTAAACGATTCCATTCTCTTGATTTTGCTGTACTATATACACCATCTTTTGCAGGATATACACTATCATCTTTCAATAGATTATCAACTAAATATGGGTCTTTATTATCTTCTTCTTTTGGTTCTTCAATTGCCACATCATGATTGACACCAAAATCAACATTCGTATATTCAGCACTCATAATACTATCTTTTGTGTCGCCAGCTTTTATTTTATACGCATGTGTATTCCCTGTATATTTATTCTTATATTTCGTAATTTCTTTAATATCTGCACAAAATCCCAAAGCAGGGTCAAAAAATGCTTTATACAACAATAGCATATAATCGATAGAAGAAGGTTTACCCATCATTCTACCGCAAGACAATGTAAGTGTCATGGTAGATTCTTTTGAAACACCAATACTACGTGATACCTGTTCTACATAATAAATTGATTGCGCATCAGTATTCATTGCAACAACTGATGCAGGAACTCCTGAATAGTCAGAAGGTTTTGATGCTCCTGCTTTGTGTTTTAATACAACATTTTTGGAGTTTGGTATTTCTTCATAATCACCTGTTTCATCAGCATTTGCAATTTCATTATCTTTTGCATCCTGCTGTGATTGTGCATCATTAACACCTGTTTGTCCTTGTAAATTACCTTGATTTGATTCTGACTGTACTTCCCCTGTTCCTTGTGTTGTACCATCATCAACAATTACTTGTTGTTTTCCTTGTTCAGATTCTTTCTTATTTTTATCTACATTATCCATTCGTCTAGATAAATAATCATACATATACGGTGCATTTAAATCATTTGTTATATCTTGTAGTGAATCTGTATTTCCATTTGCACCTAATTTATTTAGTGCTGTTGCCGCATCTGAATGATTCCCTTGTGGGGATAATGGTTCATCAGGGTGTTCATCATAAGCAAAAAATCGAACAGGATTTCCTACTTTAATAAAAGAATCTTCTATCATTGATAAAGTAGCAGATTTTCTACGAGCCATTGACATTGCTGTAAGCATAAAACCGAGCAAGTGAGCGTTCTCTTTGTTACCTAGATATGGGAACGAATAAGGTGTTTGCATCGGTCTGCAACCGAATCTTAGCATTGAAGCTATATCAGGAAATACACGTGATATTTTAATGAGAGGACCACCTTTATCAAAGATGCCAAAATCCCCTTCAATATTTACCTCATACATATTATAAATCTGTTTATCTGAATCTGTAAGACTAAAAGAAATAATATATTCCTGTGGTATTTCAGGAATTAAAGCATCTGTCATTTCAGATAACGTTGTATCATAATATTGTCTTGCAACAGCTTCATATTCTTGTTGCGTTTTATGCCGTGCTGTTTTACCATTGATTACATTACCATTTTCATCTAAATATTGTGTTGTTGCATATTTTTCATTATTAACGTCAAGTTCACCAATGGATTTTTCCATTTCATCAGCACTTCTACGAACGTCTCCTTCTTTCATTGTTCCGTTCGTAGTTCTATTTAAATCAATCGTTATTTCTTTTCCATAGCATTTATAGCAATCATTTAACCCTAACTCACCTATGCCTAACTGAGCTTGTGCCTGTTGCTGTATATCCCATGCCAAACGACTATGATTTAAATGTTCTTCTGCTACAGAGCCGAATGTATCTCCTTCTTTAAATGTATATCGCACTGTATTATTAGAACCTGTGTTCCAATATGGATTGTGTGTTCTTTGTTGTGCAATTCTTCGTGCTAATTCTTGTGTTTCTGTTGCACCATTCATAAACCATGACATTTGAGTATAATCAGCGTTCATTTTATTATCTTTATCGCCATTATAATATGCCATCGTTTCCATAGCTCGTTGATAAAGATATTCTTTCGCCGCAGGTGTTAATTGCCTACGAACAGAAGCCGCATTTTTTGCCGCTTCCACTGAATCATCATCTGTGCTTTTTGCCGCTTCTTGATTCATTGAATCTTGTAATGGTTCTGTATTTGAAGAATAAAACGGTTGAATATTATCAATGTCAATATTACCTAACATCCCACCATCTAATTGTTCAAATCCCATATTGTTTTTAACTAATGTATTTGCACCCAATGCATAATTAGGTACTTTTAGAACGATATTTCCTTCTTCATCAGCAAAAAATTCAAGAAGCAATTTTTTCGCCGCATCTCTACATTCTTGCAAACGTTTCATCATCGCACCGTTAAATAGTGTAGATGAATTAGAATTTTTTAATTGATATACAAATGGTGGGAACATAATTGGTTCTATACGTTCTTTTAAATACCATGTGGGAATACCTGCGTCTTTACAAAGCTGTGTTATAATTTCGCACACGGGTTTCCCTGCAAACACATTCGTTAATGATAAATATTTCCATGCATTTGTTAATACTTCTTTTTGTGCATCTGTTGCATTTTCAACAGAGCCATAAGCACCTAACATTTGCGATACCATATATGGATTAAAAATTTCAAATGTACCAAAATGTTTCCTATCTTGTGCGGAATATCTTAAATCCAATCCTTGTGAACCGCTCGCACCAGGTGTCATTGTTGGATTCAATGTTACATAAGACAAATCTAACATTTTTAATTGGTCTGTTGCAGAAATGTTTATTGTTGTCCCTGCTGTTTTACCACTAGAATAATTTTTCTTAACATCATCAATGTACCCAAAGAAAATTTGATTCATTTTGAAGTCACCAGTATTAGGGTCACGTTCAAAATTTGATTTACCAAATACCCAAACTTCATCCATTGGTTCAAAATCACATTTTTCTGCAATCTTTAATCCGCTATATACTTCTTCTTGACCGCCATTGCCCATTTGATTCTGTGAATCTGCCGTTGCACCTTCGATTGGTAATGTTAAATCATATTCTATACCGTTACTCTGCATAACATGTACATTACCTGTTAATCCATCAGGATTTTTTCTTGTTTTCATTGTAACAGTTACGCCTTTTGCCGAGGGATGTGGAAATGATTTCGCATCATCACGATTCCAAATATCGCCTTTTCTTGCTTCATTTAGAATCATATTGTTTACTTCTACTTTTTGTCGTTCAGTATAAGCTGTATTACTCCCAACACTATTATTGTTGACACCCATTGCATTATTAGAATCATTAGATAATTGGGCATAATTATCAGGAAATTCATCACTAACCATTTCATCAACTGTTGGTGCGCCATACGTTGTTACAGAAGATTCTTCAAAACAATAAATAAATTGTGCTCCTTGAATATCAATCTGACACGTACCTGGCGAACCATTAATAGAAATGTTTGTTCGCAATCCTGTGAATGTATCTACTTTATAACTACGAACATAATTACCATCATCTTTTGTTGCATCCTCATTATCAATCTGTGAATCTGCATTAGCGGCGTAGAACAATTTCTTTCTAATTAGAACAACATAATCTTGTTTAAAATTGACTACTTTTAGGTTTCCACTACCTGATGCATATTGTAACTGAACACCTTCAAGTTTTTTCGTATCTGTATATTTTTGAAAAGTAGCACCTGTCATAATGTCTCTGCCAACAGACATTACATTGCTTCCACCTAGCGTATATCCTCTAGTGAATACCACGCCATTCTCGGCTACACCTTCATTAGAAACATCAGCCGCTTTCATATTTTCAGTTTTTGATTGTGAATCTGCTTGATTTTTGCTGATATCTTCGTTTTCAGGCACAATATCACTACCTTTCTATTTATTCTTCTTGCTTTTTAGATTTTGGTGTCATCATCTTGCCAATGACTTGTCCTGCCACAGCAACGCCTAATAATTCTCCTAATGACGCTCTTCCACCACTAGGATTTGATTGTGGTGCTTTATCAATTTTTATTTGTCGTGTAACAGTAAATGACATATCATAATATATCAATGGCGTACTTGCCTTTCTATTATAGTTAAAGTTATCAAAATGTCCTATATAAACTCTATCATCAAAATATATAATTACTTGACGTGGACGATATAAGTCTGTCAATTCATCTTCAATGTCAGACCAATTCTGACTAGCTTTTTGTTTATCAATCGTATGTCTTTGATTAAACGACTGAACACTAGCAACCAACTGATTTAATTCTGTTGCCGCCATTCTACCTATTGTGTAATAGTTACCGCTTGTACCAACTAAAGGCATATCATAATATTCTGTGGACGATGTATTTGTTGGACTATTACCTGTCAACATTCCTAATATTCCTGCAAAGAAGTTTTTTGTTCCATAGTTTAATTGTCCCATAATTGCATTAATATTATCATTGCGTGGACTATTACCAAATAAACCCATTACCATATCTGCGGCTAACGCATTTTTTATTTGTGATGATGTGGTAGAGCCTAATCCATTGTTTAGTGATGATACAACTGTATTGAAGTATTGTCCAAAAGCAGTAGCACTACCTGTTGTCATTTGAGCAGAACCCATTAGATTTTTTAATGTACCCATAGCCGAATTAGATAACTTATTCTGACTGTTTTCATTAAACATTTTATTGAAACTACCACTAATACCTATTGCAGAATTAGATAAAGCATCAAATAAATTAGCATTAGACCTTCCACTAGACGTTTTGTTGCCAAATATTCTTGAGCCTAATGATTTGCTTCCATCACCTGTATAACCTAGTGCATCCGTAGCAGTACCAATTACTTTACTTAAATAATTTCCTACCTTCCCACTACCTTTTAATCGGTCTAACATATCACCAATTGGTAAATCGCCACCATTTAGACTTCCACCTGTCAGAGATGTAATTTGATTCGTATGAACAGTAGACACTGATATGTTTTGATATTTTAACAAAGCACCTGAATTAAAGTACACTTGTTCTAATGCTTCAATACCACGCATTTGTGCATACCCAACAGTACCAGTTATTTTCATTGTCCATACATCGTCACCATAATGATGAAAATATATACCGCCACGTGTATAAACCTTTTGTTTTACTTTTGCGGTATTCATGGATAAATTTTCAGGGTTAATATACATGACAATTTCTTTTTTTTCTGTTGGTGTTTGATAATACTCTAATGACATAGGTATACGTTCTTTTAATGACATATACCTATCTGATGCCATTTGTGCTAAACCTAAATTAGATGTTAAATAGTTATTATATCTTGCAAAATTTTGCATATACTGTCTTGTATTGACAACATTTGCAAGGCTTCCCATTAGAGTACCAGGCAAATCAATCTGTGCATTATTACCTGCTACTTGTAACATATTCGATGATTTTTCGCCAGTAAATTTATTAAATAATTTACCTAATGCGCTTCCTAATACAGCACCGCCAATTCCTGCAACAACTGTATTCACTCTTGCTGTTGTTGAACCTGCTCGATTTGTTACTGTATTTGAATTGCCTTTTGGTACATTATTCCTAAAATCATATCCAACATTGTTCGGAGATAAATTTACATTATTACTTAGATTCCGATTTGAATTAGAACCGAAATCATATCCGTTATTATTGTTTAAATTCCTGCTTTGTCGCATTGCTTGATATTCAGAAATATTCATTTAACACAATTCATCTCCTTTATATTGCAATTTGGTCTACATCTTTGAAATATGTTTTCGCATCCATACCATAATCTTTTAATGCATCTTCCAACACTTCTCGCAATTCACCTAGACTTTTTCCTTTTTTTAATCTACCCATAATTGTAAGGTGAGCGATATTAGATTCAGTAGCACGTTGCTCTGCTATTCTTCGTGATTCATCATCAACAATCTGTTTCATCTTTTCTTGTTCTTCTCGTTGTGCTTTAATATTTGCTTCTTCTGTAGCTCTTACAGCCCTATCTGTAGCATTTTGCGCTAAATCATTTTTCTTTGCATTATATGATTGCCAATGAGATTGCATACTACGTTGATTTTGTAATGAATTGAATTGGTCGCGTACAGATACAAATTTTTGTGATGTATCGACATACATACCATTTACAATTGCACCTTGTTGTCCTTTTGGTGGAGCACCACCCATTGCTTTTTGATAAGAAGCAATATTAGAATCATACACTTCTTTCAATGTCTGAGGTTTAGATTTATTAAATGTTATTCCTGATTGTGCATTATTAGCTACACCTTGAACCCCTGCACCTCTTGCCATTGCCAATCCGCTTCTGAACAATTTCAAATAATGGTTTACATCATCTGTAAAGTATCCTTTCGCTTTCATTTGCAAAACAAATGCTTCAGGATTATCAGACATTGCCGCTTGTTTCAATATAGCACGAGATTCTTCATCAGCAAAAGCAACCGTATGATTTGCTAATGCTTCTGCACCTTCTTCTGTAGTAGCATACCAACCATATTCATTATATTTACCTTTTGAACCACCATACACTGTATTACCATAGTTATGTAATTGTTCAGAAAGCTCCCATAATCCATTACTTTCAAGATAGAAAAATGCTAAAATATAATCTACAGGTATACCTGTTTTTTGCGATACCATTTGTGCTTGATTAATTGCATCTTGTGGGAACGCATTTTTCCCATTTGGGTCTGCAACAATAGGTGATGTATCAGGTTTTTCTATACCATCGTTGAATTCGGTATTTTCTTCATACATCCATTCTTGGTCGGAATTGACATATTCTTGTGCTTTTCTTGTACGATAATGATTGATTAATTCTTCTTTCCATTCATAATAGTATTTACTCCATCGAGATTTGATTTCTTCTTTTTTCGCTTTGACTTGTTCGTTACTAATATAACGTGATTGTCCCGAATTTTTATCAATCGTTTTTAATTCTGCTGTTACCTGTGCATTTAATTTAGTTTCATCACCATTCAAATATTCGACATAACCAACGATTCCTGACAATTCATCTTGTTCTGAATTTAATTTATATCGCATATCTGTGTCAGTTTCAGATTCTAAATCTTCTTCGTTATCCTGATATTTTAATAATGCTTCTGCTTTAAACCAATCTTGAGCAACGCTTTCATCGCCTAAAAATTGTTCTTGAATTTGTTCTTCAATATTATCTCGCACTTCTTTTTTCAGACGTTTTCTACCATCTTTCGATGTATAGCCACCGCCTTTGCCACTTCCTGCAACATTCCCATTTCCTCTTGCTCCAATAGATGCAAGAGCGAGCACTTGTGCTAATGAAAGTTTTGCAGTAGATAATGTATGTACCATTTCAGCGAAAATTTGTTTTTCTACTTCATTTAACTTTTCATATTTTACACCGTGTTCATCCAAATATTGTTTAAAATATTCACTCTGCGCGGAATCCGTAGCCATTAGTTTATAAAAACTTTTTGCATCAATTTCAGCAGTGGAACTCATCATAATATTAAATGGTGTTGTATTTACTTTTTCTTTTGAACCGTTCCCATGAGTAAAACCTAATGATTCTTTAATATTACCTGATAAGAACCCAATAGGGTCTACCCCTGTTCCTTTTCCTATAAATCCACTAAGATATGGTAAATATTTTAATACTCTACCACCTGGTGCGAGTGATAATAATTTTGAAGCACCTTCAATGATAAGTGTATCAACCAATGCTCCACCTATCATATCTGATGTTGATTGTTCTTCATCACCATCCATCAAATCTGCGCCTATACTTAATGCAAATGTAGCCGCAAATCCTTTTATAAATCCACCTCTTGTTAATGGCTTTTCTAATGGCTCTAATGGTGGGATAGGAGAAAATGTAGGTGGTTTAATTTTTGGTACTTTATATTTGTGATATAAACTTTTTGCATTTAATGCAAAATACCCTAACATTGTAGCTGTTGCCACCTCTGCTGTTCCTGCATTATTAATTAGCCATTTCGATATAGAAGTATTTCCAATTATTTCATATTGTGTTCCATCAGGATTCTTGATTCTCATTTTTGCAGAACCATCTCTTAGCATTTGTAACCATGTATTTGCATTTTCATCATCAGATTTTGTTGTATAATCTTCTGTAGAAGCCGCTTCTGATGTACCTGAGAACATCATTGATGATAACAGCGTACCTGCTGTTAAAATCATACCTGCTTTCCCTTTTCCTTTTGGTAAAAAGTTTTTAGCCGCTTTAATAATATTTCTTGCACGTCCTGATGATGCAGATTTAGAAGCAGACTCTATTAATTCATTTTGTTTTGCAATACTACCTGCATTGTTCCAATTACCAAATGCACGTCTTGCAGAATATCCACCTAATTTATATAATCCATACCCACCACCTAACGCTAAAGCGACAGATAAAATTGGATGAGAAATCATAAATCCACCGACAGGATTATCTTCCATTTTTTCTCTAAATTTCTTTAGTTTTTCAGGCAGTTCAGCTAATAGTTTAATAAATTCTACTGCATGCGTATCCACATAATTAATTGCAGATTTAATCTTATCAGCTAATTCCTGCATACCTTTGTGGTGGCTACCAAAAGATTCAGAAATTTTATTTGCTGACGCAATCATATTTGCTTTATTCTTTTGTTTCTCACCTAACAATTCAGATGTTGCTTTTAATTGCTTTTGGAAATCTTTTAGTGAATCTTTTAGCTTTTCATTTTTTTCTAATTCTTCATCTTCTGCACCCTCTAAGAATTTACCTAAATTCTCAGTATCACCTGATGCCGCATATCCTGATAAGATATTTGATTTATTCATATTAAATCCCATATCCATAAAGTTTTGCATATACAAAAATTTACGCATAGACGGGTCATTTGTCATCATACCAGTAATATTTAATTTCGCCATCATTTGTTGACCTATCATTTTTTGACGATTCCCTATTTGGTCGCCATTTTCATCATGTGTCAACATATTCATTGCCATAGCGGAGAATAAATCAGGTGCTTGCCCTGTCATTACAGCGTATACAGAATTAGATTTATTTAAACTCCATGAATTTTGCACATTTAATACTTGCGTTTGCATATCTGTTGCATCTTCAACGCGCATACCTGTAGAAATCATAAATCCGATATTAGATATTGCGTTCTTACCTGCAAACCCTAAATGTCTAAATAAAGTACCCATACTACTCATTGTACTTATATATTTTTCAATAGGTATATTGGCTTTACGTGCATTATTCATAACAATATTAATTTGTTTCACAGCTTCTTGAGCACTTTCTTTATTCACTTTATAAAATGAATTCATGAACTGTGTAATTGTACTATCACCAATTCCATATAACTGTGAAGGAAGAACCATCTGCTTTGTAATATAATTTAAATCTTGAGCACCTTCATTAGCAGATTCACCATAAGCACCGCCAACACCTTTTACTAAACTACGATATAAATTTGTCGGTGCATTGAAATCAATCATTCCATAAGATGATTGATATAAGTCTTGACCTTGATTATATACTCTATCAAACGAATTTAAATCACCATCTGCTCCCATTGATATATTAGAAATATAGTTCCCATACATCATCGCGCCATTATCATTAGCGCGTTGTTCGGTCATATTTTTCCAATTATTTAATGAAAGCAATCCACCTAATCCTAAAAATCCTAATCCCGTACCTAATATTTTACCAGGGGATAAAAGTGATTTAAATAACCCTTTTGTTTCTTTTAATGATTCATCATTTAATGCTTCGTCAATATCTTCTTTTTCTTTTTCCAACTCTCTAATTTGTTTTTCTAATTCTTTTAATAATTTAGAATCAGGGTCAAATCGAGATGTTGCTTGTATTTGTTTATATGTTCGTTTTATCGCACTTTCAATACTATCGCGTATATCTTTTGCTGTTTGTTTGTCTGATACTGTACCACGCTTTAATTGACCTTTGTCTATACCATGTGATAACGCAATTAAAGAATCATTGTTTGAAATTAACGGTTGCGTAAATCTTCCTTGTAGCACATCATCTTTGAATAAACCGAATTTATCCGCACCGCTAAATTTAGATACGTTATTTTCTTCCCCATGAATCTCACTGACAATATTGTTATATGACTGCGTATTCATATTAAACTGAGCATATAAATTTTGAAAATCTGAATTGTTTAAAAATCCAACACCATTCAAATTTCTCATCATATATTGTTCATAATTTGTTCCATGTGTAGAAAAAGCATTTGCGGAATTTTTTAAAATATAATCTGAATATGCACCATCTTGTGTAAAATTACTGTGCTGTTGTGCTAATGCTTGAATTTGATTATCAATATAACTTTCTGTTTGTTGTTTAATATGTTTAGCGGCAGATTCAAACGACTGTTCGACAATATTAATTCCATCAATAAAAGCGTTTTCAGATGATAAGTTAGAATAAACATTATAAACATTATTTATATAATTTTTATATTTATCTATTTTTGCTTGATATTCTGCAATGGTATTAAAGTTAGAAGGGTCAACAAATTGTTTGTTTTGTTCATTTAATGTAAGCGTTTGTTGAATTAATGATTCTAGCCCTTGTGCAAATTGTGAAGAATCGCCTGATATACGAGAACTTGCCAACATATTTGGTATAGAAGCAAGCATAGCTTTTACTTCTTTATATGTATGAAGATTCTCGTTCATCAACATATTATTGCAATCAGATTGTAATTGTTTTATCAATCCATCAATCTGCCTATTTGTATCTTGTAATTGTCTAGTTTTTTCCGCATGGGAAATATTTAAACTATTTATATCAATCGTTTGATTTTGTTGATTTTTAGAATATGTAGCTTGTACGATAGCGTTTGTTAATTTTTCTTGCTGATTGATATATTCGCGTACCGATTGCGACATATTTTCTAGTTCAACCGCAATTTCTTGTTCTGTTTTATGAAGTGATTCTTTTAGATTATAAAAACCGCCGAGAACAGATGTTAAATACTCTTGTAATGTGTTGAAATCTTTAAAACGGACAGAAACAAAAGAACGATATAGTTCATCCAATACCGTGTTTTGTTTATTTAACATAGAAGGTATAATATTCGTATCACCAAATTGTGTTTCACGTAATATTTGTTCTAATTGTGATTCTGACTTGCGATAACTAATCAATGCATCGAAAACACTTTTTAGCCCATCATATGTATTTTTTGTATTATCATCATCTAAAGATTTAATTGCGTTTGTTGTTGTTTTTGCAATATCTTCTAGTGTCTGATAATCTTCTTTGATGTTCTCAAATACAGAATCCAACTTATCAGTATCTAACAATTTATATCACCAAACCTTCTACTTGTGCTAAAAATAAAATAAAAAGAAGCAGACTGAATATACAACTCTGCTTCTTTTTATATTTACGCATCAATTACATCATTATCTGTTTCTTCAACGGATTCATCTTCTGAATTTTCATCTTCTGATTCATCATCTTCTTGGAATTTATCATCCCGCTTATGACGAATCCGTTCAAATTCATTATATAGAACACCAACAACAATAGGACTAACAGATTCTAACAGTTTATTCTTTTGCTCTAATGTAAGTTCAATCCCATTTAGTGATACAAGAGCATACCGTAGAACTTCTATCTGCATACCATAAAATCTAGTAGCACCATCCTCACGATACTGCTTACTCTTATTTAGAACAGAAAGATATTCTTTAGAAGAAATCGGACGAATGCCCCATTCCTTCCCATACTTTTCAACGATTTCTACATCATCATCAACAATATCTGCAATAAGACCATCTATCAGCTTATCATTTTTATTTTTAGCCATATAAGAAAACTCCCTTCAAATACTTAATTTATCTATTATAGATATATCTTACTTACCGTTAAATATCACAAGCTACCGTCGGGTTATCGAAATATTCTACAACAATATCTTGTACTTTTTCAACGATTTTTCTTATTTTTTCTGTTTTCTGTTTTTTCATAGAAAACATTTGTTCTGCATCTTCTATTGTTTGTATTGTATCTTGTTGTTGATTTAGATATGCTTGTGACGCTTTTGCATCACCTTCATTGGATACTGTACTTTGCCACATTTGTTGATTTTGCGCATTAAGATTTTCGCGTAAAGACTTGATAGAATCTTCAACAGAAATAAATTTTTGATTTGCGTCAATATACATCCCATTGACAATTCTTCCTTTTGTTTTCTGTACTGTATCGCCTATATTACGCATTGTTTGTTGATACGCTTTTATATTTTGTTCATACGTATCTTTTAATGTGGCAGGTTTTGATTGAACATTTACATTTGGTGTTGCGCGGCGTGCGCCAGGCGTTATATTTCCTGTCGCATTATTAGTAATTAATTTACCCCCAACGCCACCTTTAGAAAAAGATAAATCATAGTGGTCGCCCTCATCACCTGCGGCAACTCCATATTTATTCAGTAATGGCAACAATACATCAATATTTGCAGAATGGTCGATATCTATTTTCCAACCACCACCATGTCCATACTGACTGTCAGCATGAATACCTTCTTCTGCGCCACCTGTGATTGTCAAACGTTCACCTGTTTGTTGATAATATTGTTGACCTATTTCATTCATTACATCTTTAACTTGTTGTTTAACATTTGTTAAATTAGTCGCGCCTGGTCTTGATTCATATTTAATAAAATAATCAGAACTAAAACCATCTAATGAAGCATCACCTGTCCATTGCGAAACACTCTGCGCCGATGCAACAGGGCTAGATACACCACCATTTCCTGTTAAAGTAAGATTTCCTTTTTCACCTGTTGCTAATCCTGCTTTTACAAGATAATTAGATGATTCTTCAGGCAAATGATTCTGCCAATCTGCTAAATCAAACGCATCGTGGTTAGGTCCCCAGTTATATCCTGCTAGGGCTTTTGCTTTGTTGCCATTAAATTGGTCTAATAATTGACGATAGTAATAAGCACCTGCAAATATATTCCCACGTGTCGTATAAATATCATACCCTGTTCCGTGGTCTGATGTATTCTGCATAATACCTGTTGCACCTACACTATTTGTACCAACATCAGCATTCATTCCTGATTCAATATTCGCAATGACACACAAATCTTCAACAGGAACACCATATTTTTGTGCGGCTTCTTGCATCATTTGTGCTGTTTCAGGGTCTTTTTGTTGTAATTGTTTCCACAATTCAGCACCACTAGGCATTGAACCACTATAGCTATTTGATGTGGTTACTTGCATAGATGATACATATTGTGACGCATTAGCAATCGACATTTTGTAATCGCCATAAATAGTTAAAAATTCTTGATATTTATCTCTCCATATACGTTTTTCTCTTTCTGTCATATCTTCAAAATGAACGCCATTATCTTCTAATGATGCAATCATATCTTGTGTCAATTGTTTGTTCGATACTGAAATAGAATTAGCCCCACCAATTGTAGCGTTTGTTCTGCCATCAATCGCACCCATAATACTTTCTAAACTCATTCCATCATTTTGTATTAATCCACCGTTTCCACCAACTAACGGTGATGCTTCTGCTTTCTGACCGAAAAATGAACCAATTGTATCAACGATTGGGTCGTGAACAACAGAAGATAATGCAATTCCACCAATAGCACCAAAGACACCAAACTTCTTAGCCAATCCACCCATAATAATGGTATCTACACCTGCACCGACCATTGTTTCAAAAACAGATTCATCAGCATCACTTGTCAACAAACTAAGCAATACATTAACGCCATACATTTTTGCAATGGATTTTGCTGTGCCACGATTTTTTAATTTTGAATATCTCTTTGCTACTTTAGCTCTATACTGAGAATCTATCAAACGATTTTGCCGTCTAATACGAGCATTTGTTCTTTTTCTTTCTTTATATGCTTTAACTTTTTCTTGATATGCTTTTATTAAATGTTGATACCTATGGATAACAGCTTGTGATACTTTTTTGTTTTTTGCTAATCTACGCTCTAATGTTTTTAATTCTTTTGATTTTTGTGGATATGCTTTGTGCGGGCTAGTAGCTTTTTCTTGCACATCACTAAACAATTTATCAAATCGTTTTACTGTACGATAACTTAAAAATGATTTTGTAAACATATAAGCAAGAATTGGTGCTCCACCTGCTACCATAACGGATGTGATTGCACCTGCAAATGATTCTTGTGTATCTTCTACTTTTTTACCTTTTAATACTCTTGCTAATGCTTTACCATCGGATAACATTCTTAATAATACTTGCCCGCTATCTACATCTGCTCCTTGTGTATCTTGTGCCATTAGTCCTGCTTCCATATTATATCCACCGATTAATGAACCTGCACCTGTCATTGCCAACATTCCGTTAAACTGCTTTGTTGTTTTACCTGTTCTTAATGACTTTAACCCTTCTGTAGCTAATTTTCTCATTCCATATTTAGATAGTGCAACTGCGGCAACAGTACCACCCATTGTTAAAAACGGATGTTCTGCGAATGTATTCAATAATGTTTTACCCATTGGCGAATTAAAAAATCCCCCTGCACGAGCAATTAATCCCGTCATTATTTTCGTATATGAACCAATGACTTGTCGTAACATTTTTTCTGCCTGATTCATTTGTTTACCTAATACAGTTTCAAATAAATTAGCTAAACGATAAAAATATGTACTAAATTTACCATGAATTTTTTCCATTTCACTTAACTGTTCAGCAGATTTCTTTAACTGTTCAGTATATTCTCTTGTTTTCTTTTCAGGAGCATCATCTTCTTTTAATTCATCATATCCTTTTAGTTTTGCTTTTACTTCATCTATTTTACCTTCATTATATAACTGCGTTAAAACAGAGGATTGTTTCATGGTATATCCTTGTTCCATTAACTTGTTCATCATATCGGTAGTACCTAATGGACTTCCTTCTCCCCATCGGCTACCAAAGAATGTGCTTTCTTTGAACAATCTATCTACCATTGTATCATAATAATTATCATTAACAGAGCCATCTGAATTATGTGAAAGATATCCTTTTGATATAATATCGAATGGATTTAATTCTTCATCATTCATAATTCCCCAAAATAGACTTCTCCCCCAATCCTTTGACATTTTACTTGCCGCACTTGCTGTTTGTTGTGTCATTTCCTGCGCATCTTCGATACGCAATCCATGCCACCCTGCGATTGATGTTATTGAATTTAGCAAAACTTTAGAACTAACACCTAATACACGCATTCCTTCTGACATGCCATTAATAACAGACAATGTTTTTTGCATAGGAATATTTGAACTAATTGCATATCCCTCTAATGCACGCAATTTAATCATTGCTTCACTCGCGGACATACCCATATCTTTATAAAATGTTTTCAAAAATCTTTGCATTTCATCATCTGATAAACCAAACAATAATTTATCAGGTAGAAGATTTTTTGTAAAACTATCAAAGTCTGCTCGTGGAGAACCACCACCATAATGTCCTCCAACATTTTTTGAAAGTTTTTTATAGAAATCAGCCGCTATATTTATTCCTGCATTTCCATAGGTCATATCAAAATATTCAATTGGTATACCAAAAGATAACATTCTATTATGAGAAGAATTAATATCTAACCCCATTGATAAATCAGCAATAGATGAACCATACGCCATCTTACCAAACTGATTCATGTCATCTTTTATTTTCATAAATGTTTGACGTGGGGATAATAATGCGCCTACACCAAAAAATCCTAACCCACCAATTAACAAACCTGTGGCTTTATTTTTTAATGTTTTTAATGCACTTATTGCTTTTGACACACCATCCAACGAGTGTTTAATATCATCAATGCGTTTTAAGTGTTCTTCAATACTTTTCTTTTGTTCAGTAAGTAATTTATATTCTGTATCTTCTTTACCAATTTTCTCAAAGACAATTAATGCCCTATCAATCATTTGCAACATTTCTTTTGATGCAGATATTGTAGTTTCTAATGCTTGTTTTTCTTCTGAACTAGCATAATGATTATACAAAAAACCATTTGTCCCTGTTGCACTTAATAATTTTATGTGAGCATCTGCCGCTGTACTAATCATCGGAGAAACTGTTTTTATATCAAAATTGAAATCTAATGGTGAATTAGCACCTAATGGATTTTTTAAAAAACTACTTAAATTTTGATTTAAAAACTGATTTTGATATTGAACATTCTTTACTAAATTTCTATATTCATTATTTGAAACAGATGATATTACATTTCCACCGTTAACAGCTAATGTATCAATTGCACCATATAAATTAGTGGATAATCTTGTTCCTGCTAAACTTGACATTCTACTTCGCTGTATTTGCGACATGGTGTCTTTATATACCTGCGAATTAGTATCATTTAACGCTTCATGCGCCGCTTTTAATTTATTTTGTTCACCACTGAAAGCTACTTCATTTAATGTTTTTGTATAATCTAATAAGAAATCTACTTTTTTTTGTTCAAATGCTAGAATTGTTTGTTTTAACATTGAAACAGCAGTTATACGTTTTTCAAATTCTGTTGCTTTAGTGTTTCTAAGTGTTTTTGTTACTTCACCTAATGCTTTTTGTTTTGCCAATATTTCTGCCATTGCATCAACAACGGTAGATTGAAATTTTTCTTCATATTCCAATACTGACGTTGTGCCATAAGCATTTTTTGCTTCTTGTAATGATTTATTTAATTTTGTTTGAAAATCATCTACTAACGAATTTACTTCAGAAGCATCTTCATCTCCACGTAAAGATTTTATTTTATCTTGAATAATCTGTAATGCTTCATATTCTGTTTTTGTTTTTTGTTCTTTAGCATCTTTAACCTGTTTGCGAAAAGAACGTGCCAAATCAATAAAATCTTGTTGCATTTTTTCATATGGTTCAAGATTTTGTTGTAATATTTGTTGTACTTGTTCTTGACTTGTTGTAGGTGTTATTTTCCCTAAAGGATTATACTGCATATCAGGCATTGTAATCTGATATGCGGCATTTCCCATAATATTCGCTAATTGTGAACGAATCCTTTCTTCTGATTGTAATAATTCTTTGTCTACATCACCATTTACCAAACTAACATTAAACATTAATTGGTCTAATAATGCTTGGTTGATTACAGATACTTTTAATGTATCTAACATTCTTCTCGTATCTTCATCATACAAAGAATTCTGACTAAGAGTAACAATATCCATATTTAACATGGACATTGATTCTTGAATTTGTTGTATTTTCTCAGCATATTGTTGCTGTCTTTTTATTTGTTCATTTGCCATTGAAGTAAAATCAATTTTATTGATTTCATTCATTGTTGTTTTTACTTTTTGTACTTTATCTAAAAATTCAGCAATTTGTTTATATGCGTCTTGTTTATCAGAAGATAACTGTTTATATTTTTTTGATAATTGGTCGAAAACATATGACAAACTATCTACTGCACCAGTAATTGTTTGTTTGGACATTTTATTTGTTTGTTTACGAAATTCTTGTTCAATTTTCGTAGTAGCCATATGTTTTCATCCACCTTTACATTTTTGATAATTGATTTACCGTCTCGCCAACATATTCTAAGCGTTCTTCTAGCTTATCGCTCTTAGATTCAAGTCTAGCAATACGACTATTTGATTTTTCATCCAATCCACCACTATGATTTTCTACGCCAAATACATTGATGGTAGCAGAATCCAAATTCCTTTCAAAATCTTCTTTTGCTTTTTCTTGATTTTCTTTTTGTTTTTCGTAAATTTCTCTTTGCTTCTTATAGTTATCTGTATATTGTTCAGCAATATCATCCAAATTCTTTTGTGCCTGTGACGTATCACCAAAATCAGAACCATACGAATGTAAAGCAGAACGGCTACCACTAATTTTTAGTTTACCTTCAATCTGCTTTTCCATATCCATTGCGCCTGTGTTAGAAAGCATTTCACCTGTTCCGCTAAATGCTCCATGAACACCTACACCATACAAATCAGTATCATGTACACCTGAATTTAGTCTAAAACTATCACGCACACCACGTAATGACATTGTAGTGCCATTTGCAGACAATGCAGATACACCATCTAACACTAATTGACCTGTGGCAACTCTATCTCTTAATAATTCTTTATTCTGTAATTTAGCAAAATCACCAATTTGTCCCATCATTGCTTGTGCATTGCTAATTGCCTGTTGTGTTGCACTAACAGGGTCGGTCGGTTGGTCATTTCCAAAATTAACAGAACCGCTTGCACCACCTGTTGCACCAACAACTGATGCGTCACCGAATCCAACAATATCATCGTGATAATCGTATAAGTTGCGTTCAACAATTCCTGTTGCAGAACTTGCCGCTTCAACGATTTGTAGATTACCGTTTTCATCTCTGCCTGATACGATACCAACGTGACCTACACCATTTGAACCTGGACCAGAACCGCGCATGAATACAGTATCACCAATTTTTGCTTGACTTTGGTCGGTAAATATACCACCTGCCGCTTTCATTTGGTCATACTGAACATCAGCAGTTCTTTCTAATCCTAACCCTGCACTAGCATATGCTCCTTGTACTAATCCTGAACAATCCCAGTTCATACCGCCTTGAGCACCTTGGCTATATGTACCGCCTACTTTACTTCTTGCAAAATCAACAATCTGTTGACGAGAATGTGTTTGTGCTAATGTTGGATTTGTTGTTTCAGGGAGACTAGTTTTCAGAACATCCATTGCATCTGACTTTGCATTTGCAGGTGCTAAATTACTGCCCATTTGTTGTTTGACCAAATTAGGGTCAAGCATTTTTACCATTGCTCCAACAGAATCATTAATAACACCCATTTGGGAATCATTAGCAAAACGATACCCATTAGCAATTGCTAAACGTATTCCTTCATCAGAACGATTATTAATCGTCTTACCATTATCACTATTTATCCTATTAATTATATTTCTAAATTCCTTGTTTGAATGATATAATTTAACTAAATGGTCTAGTTCAGTTCCATTGTCTGCACGTTCCAATACTTGTGCAAATTGTTCCCTATCATCTTTATCTAATGTTCCTTTAAATCCTGCACCACCAGCATAATACAATGCGGCTAATGGATGATTTATTAAATCATCGTAATTTGGATTTTGCCCATCATTTCCATATCCAAACATAATATTTCGAGATATATCAAGCATTGCTTGACCTGTAGAAACATTATCATGTTCAAATGCAAAATCTGCATCATTTGCTTGTTTTTGTGCCACTTCACCTGTTTTAGCACCTGCTATTATAGCGGCTACCTGTTCACTTAATCCCATTGCTCTTAATTCATAGAATAGGTTATTCATATATGTTTCTTGACTTGCACTTAATTGTTCTAGTTTTAATCCGTGTTTACTTAACATATCCCCTGCCGCTTTTGTACGTTCATCGTTAGAACTTACAATGCTTTTTGATGCATCACCATATAAATTAGCAGATTGTTGTATTCTAGCTTCATATTTTCTGTTTTCATTTGCTTTACCTGCATTATCAGAAATACCAAAATAATCACCTATAGCAGAATTAACTACTTTTCCACCTAACCAATCACCTGCTAATCCACCTAATGCCATTCCTGCCGCTGTTCCTACACCAGGAAGTACCATTGAACCTAACGCACCACCAACGGTAGTACCAATTAAGGATGCACCACTTTGAACACCTACACGAGCGGCGTGTTCACCAAAGGTAAATCTATCAGGGTGTTTCTGCTCATCTAAATATTCATGTATTCCATTAAATAAAACAGAACCAATTACCCCGCCTTTACCAATGGTTTTTAATCCATCGCCAACACTACCAAAAGCCTTTCCTAATCCTGCCATTCCACCATTTTTAAAGGCTTTATAACCACCAACTAACATGCCACCAATTGTTCCTGATGATGTTTCCATATTAAAACCGCTATCATCATTTCCACTGACATTTGCTAAATATGTTTCTCTTGATGTATCTTTCCAATTATCTACTTCTGCTTTTAATCCTGATGATTCATAAGAATCATTTAAATTGACTACTCTATCTTCTAATGATTCTCCTTGCATTTTTGTTTCTGTCCAATTACCCATTGTAACAGTTTCAGGAGGTGGAGGAGGTGAAGATTGAGACGGATTTTCATTCATATTTCCTAATTGTTGTGAAATTGACATAGCAGAATCTAATGCATCGCTACCTTCAGGTTTAACAGTAACAGTGGCAGTACCATCACTAAACATTTTTACAAGGTTAGCTAAAGCAAATGCTCCACCACCTAAAACACCTGCACCTGCTAATAACACACCGCCATAAGCACCTGCTTTTGACGCACCACCTGCGATTCTACCAATAGAAGGTGATGACATGATTCTACTAGCTAACGCCGCTTTGCCACGTGTAAGTGCTAAACCACTTAAAGCCGCAACACCTGCTCCACCTGCTAATGTAGCCAATGGATTTTCACTAACCCAATTAGCAATACCACCGATAGTAGAATTAGAACTTAATCCACCACCTTCAATAAATTCATTTAATGATTTAGCAAATTTTGTAGCTAAATCAACAATAGAATTTAATGCACTAGCAAAACCTTCTCTAAACAATTTTAACGGTTCACTTAAATACTGATTAATAGCTTGTCCTAAATGTTTTTGTGCTTCTGCCATATCAGTATCTAATTTTTGGAACATAGATACTTGTTCCCCTGCTTTAGCTAATTGTTCTTTTGCTTCAACCATCGCTTCTGAAAGTGATTGTTTACCACCGTCTTTTCTTTCATCAGCTTTCATGATTAAATCTTTGACTAATGATTCATCACCTTTTGATGCGGCATCGGCTATCATTGAAGCGTCTTTTCTTGAATATCCACGTCCCATCAAAGAATCCATTAAATTGATTTGCCCTAATGCTGTATTGCCGCCACCAATTGTAGCCATCATGTTGGCTTCTGCCATAACACGATTAGCCATTGTTGCATAATAATCTTCTTTTGGTCTACCGCTAGAATCCCATCCCATATATCCTGCATTGATAATGTCGATAGGTGAACCACCTTCACCTGCCATCATACCAAAGAAAGCACTAGCATTCATATCTTTTGCCATACTTTCGTTTGCAGATACCTGTGATTGCATTAGACTTTGTGCATCTTCAATACGCATATTCTTACGTGAAAGCAAACGTGACATTGTAGCTTTTACTTGATTTCCTGACACGCCTTGATTACGCATTGCATCTGCCATACTAGCAACTGTTTGCACTAGTTTTTCCACAGGTACATTAGCAGAGTTAGCTGTTTGTGCTAAATCCACTAATACTTGTCCTGCTTCACTAGCAGACATTCCTAAATCTTTATAAAATGTTTTCATGACACTAGCAACAGTAGATGAGCTAATATCATATCGTTTTGCTATTCCAAATGTTTTATCAGCAATTTCTGCCATATCACTTGCCGCAGATTCATTCGTTGCACCATAATGTCCACCAACACTATGCGCCATTGTGGAATAATAATCTGCATATTCATTATCGCCTATCATTCCATTTGTCATACGCCAATATTCATTTGATTTATTTCTAGCAATATCTATAATTCTTGAATTATTTAAAGAAGCACCCATATAAAAATCGGTACGTGCTATGTTATATCGGCGTTTTCCTTCTTCTGTTTCATAATCCATTCCCTTACTTAGCATTTGCATCGGATTAAGTAAAGCTCCTAACCCTAATAATCCCAATCCACCTGCTAATACATTTTTTAATTTATTTACACCACTATGAATTACACCAAATACATCAGCCAAAGCGGATGAACTATTTTTTGCTTTGTCAGCCGTATTTTTTAATTTTAATAATTCCGCTTGTTCTTTCTTTAATTGATTTAATGTAACATTGTTTGGGTCTAATTCTTCAATCGCACGAATCGATTTTGTTAAATTAGCTAATGCTAAATTTACTTGATTTTGAAATGATTGATATACTTGTTTATCTGCTTGACTTAAATTCTTTGCTCCGCCTGTGGATAGATTCATCCCCCCTGCTGTAGTTAAAAGTGATTGAGTCAATGCGGAGTTAGCCCCTGCTAAATTGCCAATTGCTGTTGCTTTTTCTTCCTCAGAAAAAGAAGGATTATTAATTGCATTTAACACTTGTGGCATATATGATTGTGCTACGTATCCATGACGTTGTGTATCACGCATATTTGCCGCTAATGCGGTTTTGTTGCCCAATACGTTCCCTGTTGTAACGTACTGATACCACGGAGAATTATTACCTACCGAGTAATCTAATGACATTAATGCATTATCTATATTACCTGCAAATGCACCATAACTAATTCCTGATAAGTTTTGATTTGCTATCTGATTTCTAACAGCTAAATTTTCATCAGAACCCCATACACTAACAGATTGTTGCCGTGCCATATTCATATTAACAGCTTGTTGAATTTTTTCCCGTTGAATGGATAACAATTCATTTAGTTTTTGTTCTGATGTTTGTGTCATTGATTCAGCTAATGATTTTAACGCTTGTTCTTTTTGCTCTAAATCATTAGCCATATAACCATTATTGTGTAATTCTCTTTGTACTGCTTCAATTTGTTTTGATACAACATCGGAAAGTGATGATTGCAATTTGCGAACCATCTCTGTTGTGTTTTTATAAAATTCTACGTTTCCATCTTCTGTTGCTTTTTGTGCTTCTACTACTTTAATTAACGTATTCTGATAACGGTCTGCATATGCATTTGTTTTATCAATTGCAGAATTATCAGATAATGAACGTATTTCATCTGTTAAACTGTTTAATTCGCTATATAATGTCGTTCCTGAATATTGTGACATCATATCAGTCAATGTTTTAATTGTTTCCCCAACATTTTTAACAGAATTCGCTTGCTGTGAAATTTCCTGCAACATTTCATCAATGGTATCGTCAATGTTTTCACGAATATCATTAATACGTTCGTTAAATTTGCCTACTTCTTCTGTAGTTTTTGCACGTTCTTTAATATAATTAGATTCTGACGCTAATGCACCTGTGATTGCATCATTTGTTCTTGCTAATGCTTCACTAACTAATCGTTCATTCGTTCCTGCAAAATCTAATAATTTCTGTTTTGTGGAGTCAATTGACGGAGAAATTTGATTTAAAGATTCAGTAATATTCTTAATGCAATCTTCTGAACGACGCGCAACTTCTTCAACATCTCTGCCTACATTGTTTTTGAAGTTTTCACTTAACTGTCTTAATTGTTCGTGCATTTGCTGTACTTGCATAGCACTATTATTTAACTGTTCGTAGACCTGACCAAAAGACTGTCCATTTGCATTGACAGACATATCGTTCTGTAAAGTATTTAATTTTTGTTTAATATCATCTAGGTCACGGCTATAATTGTCAATACCGATTCCTTGAAGTGCAGATGTTAAATTATTTAGCTCATCAGAAACTTTATTTGCTTCTGAACCAATTTGTTCATAACCCTGTTGAACGATTCCTAATCCCGTATCATTTGTAAGAATAGAACCTGACGTATTACTTACATTAATATTCGTATTTGTACGTGATACATCCGAATTAAAATTGTCAAATGCAGTTTTCACAAAACATTCCTCCGTCAAATTTCATCTAATATAGAAATATGTACTGTGGATAAATTCATGTTTTTGTGAAAACATATTTAACAATATTATAAATTCATTAATAAAAAAAGATGGTGATATACACCATCCTCTTTTCATACGTTATTTGAACAACTCAGGTTTTACCTTCTTAATCTCATCACACATCATACTATACAACTTTCTAAAATCAATGGTAGGATTCTTCAGCCTCTTGATGATGTTCCACATTTCTTCTTCAATCAGCACATGCCAAATCGAATTGAATAACCTCTGAATGTATTTTACATCCCATCCACCAACTTCATTGATAAACTTCGAATATTCCTTTTCAATAAAAGACGGTGTGATATATTTGAAAACAATCTTCTCTTCTACACTCCCGCTAATCGTATCAATAGGCGTCTTGCGCTTGAACTCGGCAGAAATTACCTTTGCCCAAATCTGCTCCCCTGCATAATTCTTATATCCATAATTTTTAACTACAATCCCTTCAGGTCTCCCACCTTCAACCTGCAAGAACATTCCTTTGTCGCAAAGATTACAGATTTCGTCTTGTGTTGGATTTTCATATACACCCATACAAGGAATATATTCAATCGCGAACTTCTCCAACATAGGCTTATACTCATCATAAGTAAGATACCTATCCCCATCCATTACATCGAACACATAGAATTTTCGCCATGCATCTTTCTGATACGATTTAATATGAATAGGAACAAGGAATTCACCATACAGCCGCAGATTTGGAAATTCCTGAAAGAACTTCGTATACTTATCAATCTTTCGAAGAATTTCATAAGAATGATAATTGTCCAATTCATAATTCAGCTTATTGCGACGATTTCCAACACAAAGCTCACCATTATCCATCCAAAGTGATGTATTCGTTCCATCAATTTTTGGGAACACATGAACGATTCCATTTAGGATTCCATTCACCTTATCTGTTCCGAGACGCTCGACGTGCTGATATTTTACAAAATCCATGATAAATTTCCTCCTTAATAAACCACAATTTCTAAACAGAATTATACATCATAAGCAAAAATAAGTCAACAAAAAAAAGGACTAACAAAAGTTAATCCTTTACAATTATCTCATCTAAATCATCATCTTCGATTTTTTGATGATTAGCTTGTTTATTTTGTTCTTCAATAAATGGTTTATTTGCCATAACACGAGACAAGAAATCTTCCTTTGATTCCGATGCATTTCCTTTATTTACATCATCATCCAATGATGTTAGTTTTTCATCCTCTGACATAAACATAGCTAGTTTTTCATCAAAATCTTCATCCACCGTTGTATCACCATATTCTATTACTTCATTCGGATTATATGGATTTACTTCTGTATGTTTCTTCACACGGACGATTCCATCTTTATTTCCTGTTTTATTTGCCTTTTCTTGTTCCCTAACTTTTTGTGCCACTTCAGGGTTAATATAAAATGCCAAATAATCCATCCTTGCTTTCATTGCTTCTTCATTTTCCCGTTCTTCATCAATAATATTCTGATATAGCCACATCCATTGATATTCATTCATATCTTTCGCACGTTTTTCAGTAGGGAGAACTCCCATCTTCGACATAACCTTGAATCTTATTTTTGAATAACTACTATTTTTAACAATATCATCAATTACAGATACATCGGATAGTGCATTTACCTGAAATTCATCTAATTCTTTATATTCTTTATATAATTCATTGATTATCTTTGGTGAAAGGCTATCAAACAATTCTTCTTTTTTTTCATCTGACGGCTCAATATCATTGATAGAAATGAATGCCATTTTTAGCATTTCTATTTTGTATTGTTGCCAATTAGTTTCTTCATCATCTTCTATTGTTGACATGGAAAACAAACGTTGATGTTCTTCTGCATTTAATGTCTTAAACAACCAACGCCTATCAAATTTATTAAATTCTGCCGTCCCATATCCATTAAAAATTATATCATTAATTATTTTTTTTGTATCAAACTTAGCCATGCACAAAATCCTTTTCCTTTTTAACTCTCACAAAGAAAATACTTTGTACTATAAAATAGATTACATATATAGAATGCTTTCTGTTTGTGTTTTAAAGGTGACAGAAAATGAAAAAATGTTTCATTTGCAACAAAGATGTTCAATCGCAAGAGGACATCTGTTTATGCAAAAAATGCAATCAACTATTTTATGTTGATACAGAACGAGGTAAAAATTCTAACAAAGTTATTGGTGTTAGAAACAGATTTACCAACGAATTGATTCCGATAAACAAATACGACCCTGAACTAACCGTAGATTTCATTGAATATGCACTATATTTAATATTCGGTATTGGGTTTATTGCTGTGTCTTATTTACTTGTTGTATACCTAGCGTAAAGGATTTTGTTAAATGGATAAACCAACGCTTACATATGAAATGTTACTCGATGATTTTGGATATTTAGAAATCAATAATGATGAATACGTTTTACAAAATGAATTGCCTTACTACGACTCTAAGTACAAAGGTCACAATAAGCAAGAATTTTATAAAGGAATCGCCGTTAAATTGAACGATGAAATTGATGAAGATGGTTTTGTTCCTGCTTATGAACTAAAATGGGATATTATTGATGAAGATGAAATCCCCCCATGTGATTGGGAGCATCCTATTGATATTCAACAAAATGGATTTTTACAGATAACATAAAAAGAGAGATATAATCTCTCTTTTTTTATTTTCTTTTCCAATAACAATTATCCTTTGTAAAGTTTTTTGTTTTATCTATACGCTCAAGTTTAGCAGATTTAACAGGTCGTTTTCCCATATCAGCATAAAAATTTCTAAAATCTGCCCAATCTTCACTATAAGAAATTCCTTTTCCACCATAGTTTTTATAACTAGGGTTATTCTTATTATCACAAACTTGTTTCATGTTATTCCATGAACGATATTCTAATGTTTTATTCATTTTATGTGCATTTAACTTTTCCATACGTCCAATACCACAACCACAAGATGTTACATGTCCAGTTCTAATTTCAGAACCTTCAGCAAGGAATTCTTTCCCACAATCACATTTACATCGCCAAAAATTCTTTTTTGCTTTTCCTACCATTCTCTGTTCAGCAAACTCAATAACAGTTATATGGTTTTTGGTATAACCTGTCATATCTATCATTCGCGAATCACGTTTTGGTAATTCTTCAATCAAATCATTATCATTAATATTAACATCTTTGAAACGTTTATCTTTTACACATAAAACATCTTCTATTGCCCATCCTTGATTATATCTCCATATTATTGTTTTTGCATGTATACCCAATTCATCTTCCCACTCTTTAGCAGTTTTCTTTACTCCATTATATTCAATGTATACATTTCTCGTTGTATTGTTTGCTTGCGTCTTATCGTCTGCCCACCGACAATTCTCAGGACAATAGTCACCATTTACATCTATCCTATCTAATGAATATTTTGGTGAAGGTTTTTCTCCCATATCTTCAAGAAAATTTTCAAATGAATGTAACCATCTATCACACACTTTTATTCCTCTACCACCATAATCGTTAAACCTAGGATTATTTGGATTTCCACACCGATTTTTCATGTGAACCCATATGTTATACTCTGATACATATTTTTTGTTTTGAATAACCACTTCTTTTTTAACACCGCTTTTTTTATAAAACAATGCTTTTTCAATATCCCATCCTCTTGCAATTCTTGCGCGCAACAAAGAATATTTAACTCCATAAATTTCAGACCATTCTTTTAGTGTATGTGTAACACCATTATATGTTCTAAGGACATTTGTTGTCATATTATTTGCTTGAGTTTTTGCATCTGCCCATCTACAATTCTCAGGGCAATAATCACCGTCTACATCAATTCTATCTAATGTAAAATTTCCTTCAGGACGTACTCCCATATCCTCAAGAAAATTTTCAAATGAATTTAACCATCTATCACATACCTTTATACCACGACCACCATATTGCTCAAACCTATCATTGTTTGGATTATAACACCGACTTTTCATACATGACCATGAACTATATGTTCTTGTCCTAGACATCCCATGTGTTTCTGTTGTTGCAACTTGTGTGCAAGCACAAGGGAAAGATTCATAATTATCAATTTTATTTTTTAAAACGACTAATTCACGATGACACTTTTCACATTGCAAGTACACTTTTTCATCAACAATTTTATCGACAATATATGTACCATATTTTTCTTTCATTTTATTTCCTCAATTCTCTTAAAACTATTTTTTGTTTGTTATAAAATGTATCTGTGTTTTTTTACATTTATAAGAAATTTTCACCTCCCATTTATATTATATATATTTTCCACATTAGTATAATAGCACATAATAAAAAAACGCCCAAAAATAGGCGTTTTTTGTTATTTTTTTTAGAAATCAATACACATCTGCGTAAGAAACTGATACCTGGTCACTCACAGATATGCTACCAGTTGAGTACGTCTTACTATATGATTGAATCCAACAATCGATATATGTTTCAACATAATACACTTCATCTGAGCCTTCGCGACGTGTTTTTGTTTGAATTTCAAGCGGTACACGTTGGTCTTTTAATGTTTTAAAAACCAAACGTGATTTTGTTTTATAACCCGCTTCTTCATTTACGTGTGTAGAACTATCCCAATTCTTTGAATCTGTACCATCTTTATAATCGTATACTTTTGTACCGACTTCATTAAATGGTACACCGTTTGTGGTTAAACCTAAAGCGTTCCAAATGGAAGATTCATATAATGCAATACGACTAATACTTAGCGTACCACCGTTTGTATTACCAGGTACTGCTTGTACTACACCTTCCCAACCGATTGCTTGTAGTTTATTAACCTGACGTTGTTCTTGTACTGAAAAACTTTGAATCATACCAACAGTACAACCGTTAGCTAAAACGAAAATGTTTGTACTTGTTGTTGCACCTACGTTGTCATATGGTGACAACGGTTTCATTGTATTATTCGCTACGCGAATATCATTCCGAGTGGCACGATGAGTGTTAGTAGATGTATTTTGTCCAAAGTTATTAAAGTGTCTTGTAGAATCATAAGCCATTTACTATCACCATCCTCCCGTTTCACTCGAATTATATGAGCTATAAATATCACTATATTGAATTGTTGCGGATTCTGTTACAGTTATTGTTGAGCTGGCGATAGATTTGCTATAACTACTAAGCCAACAATCTGTATAAGTGTCAATATAGTATGATGCATTCAAGTTATCAGGCATTTTTGTTTTCGTTTGAAGTTCTAGTGGAACACGTTGTTCCTTTAATGTCTTGAACGGATTACCCAACGTATTCGTTGCAGAATTATACGTACTAGCCGCATTATATTCTTGGTCTTCAGTTCGTGAAAACTTACCTGTTGGAGTTAAACCCAAAGCATTATATAAATTACCATTAAATACGGCAAAACGTGAAATTGAAATTTGTCCACCGTTTGTATTACCAGGTACTGACTGAACGACACCTTCTGTACCTAATTCCTGAATCTTTGTAATCTGTCTACTTTCTGAGGGAGTAAACGACTGCACAAATCCGATTCGCATACCGTTGCAATATACTTCAATGTTAGTAGATGTAATAGGCAATGTAGAACTGTTATCTGAAATCTCAGGCATACCTGTTGCACGTTGCGTATTGAGCATCTTATTTGTAGCGGATGTATAAGCCGCTGTTGTTCCATCAACTTTTGGCATTCGTTCATCACCAACCTTTTATGCCAATATAATAATTGTGTCTACGGTATAATTTAATATACCGTAGATACAATTCACACAATTTTTTGAAAATTATAATTATTGAGCACCCGTTGATGAGAAACCAAAGCTGATTGTAATGTAGTTCAATGGATATACTGCTTCAATTTCAAAATTAACAAGCACTTCACGTGGGTCATCAGGTGAATCCTTAACGACAGGACCTGTATAACCTAGAATTATCTGCTGACTTACGAACTGACTTAAAATGCTATTCACTGTATACTGGATATTCGTCTTTGCAGAAGGAAGATTTTTAATACCAACATACATTGCATCACAAGATTTACGAACTTGTGCAATAACATAGTCCTTAATCTGAATTAGTGTAATTTCTGTTGTATTAATTTCATCATCTTTCGTTGTAATACCATGACGAACGACAAGTGCATTTGATGCTTCATCAACAACACAGCAACCACTTTCTGCTAGTGCATTCTTTTCTGCGAAAGAATATCTATCAACTAATGAATTAAATCCACAAGCAATCTTTTTACGTGTTAGTGGTTCTGCAACATCATGTGTAAAACCAACTGTTGCAACACCTAATGCTAGATAGCAACCAGGAAGGATTCGTGTATTGATACGACCTGTTTGTATGTTTTTAACATCATAACTAACACGACCTGGTGTTACAAATACAACACGCTCATCAGAATATGCTTCTGCCTGTTGTTTCATACCTAATAGTTTATCTGCCGCTGTTGCATTTTTATTGATTGGCTGATTTGGATAAGCAGAAAGATAAACCATACGTTCATGTCTGCCACTCTCTGCGGACATTGTATTAACGTGTGATTGTGCATAAGCACCAACGTTAGGTGATGTTGTTAATGGAACAATAGCATTAACATTATCAATCCCTGCAATTTCTTTTGTTAGCTTATCAATTGCTTTCTTCATTTCATAATCGCTATCATTCTTTGACTGAACGCAAACAACAGGTGTTACACCTGCACGGAACGCAAGTTCTGCGCCTAGTGTTAAAGAATTTGTAACGATAGAAGATGCAGTAACATCATAATCGCCATATTCATTCACGACATCATCGTATGAATAGAATACTTTTGGTTCATAATCGGCTTCATCTTTCTTATACTTATAAGAAACATAATAAACCTGATTTTCTGAAATTGCCTTACCATAAATAGGTGCTGTAGTTAGAATACGTACACAATCACCAACTGCAAGAGCATCAGAAGGAATATCATTGATAATAAATGTAACACCGGGGATAATGTCTAAATATTCTTTTACTGCACCGACATGACCTTCATAAAGAGCAGGTGTTAATTCAACGCCATTTTCATCTTCTTTATAAATCTTAATTTCTTTTGTAAGTGGGTCGGTTACTTGAAGAATATAACGACCATTTTCTACTTTGTTTTCATCGGTGAACATGAAATATTCATATTTTGTTGGGTCATCTGTCTTTGACTTGTTAAGTGCAAGGAAAGATTCGCGTAGTTTTTGATTATACTGCATAACAGTTTCATCGAAAACAATTTGTGGTTCAATTTCCGTTTTTGGTGCGACTGTTACAATCGTAACGCTATCACCAACACGTGTAATTGATTCACCTTCTGAATTTGGAACAAATAGGTCAGTAATCTTTAGTTTAAGACCAGGGATTGCTTCTGTATTAAATTTTTCAGAAACAGACCATTCACCAACGATTTTCTTGTCTTTGTTGTTTGTAACGCGATAGCATCCGCAATTAACGTGTGCTGAATCTGCATGGTCAAATGCATCTTCAAGATATGTAATTTCTAATGTATATTTACCATCAACAATTTCATATTCTTTGTTATCGTTTACAACAAGTGTAATTTGGTCTTTAAGATTTAGGCTAGGCTCTGTTGCTTGCGCTACTATTTTATAAGAACCATCCTGAATCGTATTCCATGCAATTTTGTTTCCATCTTTTAATGTAAAGGCTTCATTTGCACCTTCTGTGTATACAGTAGAACCCTTTACAATTGCACCATTACTAAGTGCTTTATTTGTAACAGAAATAATTTCAAAAACATTTTTTTGTTTAAGATTATCATATGACTGTGTACTAGATTTCTTAATTGCTTCGTTGTATACTTCAAAGTAATTCGCACCTGTACCAATCAATCCGAGTGCGCGTGTTGCGCCGACGTTATTAACAGCACTAGGACGCTGAATGAATCGTGCATACGCGCCAGGAACTCTATATGGCATACGCATTTACCTCCGTTTTTGTAAGACTTTTGTCTTTATTTTTATTTATATAAATATTTATTCTAACGGAGGTTGATTTTCTCCGTTGTTAGCACCCTCATTTCTGTTCCATTTTGTTACCCTAATCGGAGCAGTAGGTTCATTCGTCGCACGTCTCATAGACATAGACATATCGATATTGAATTCGTCGGGGTCAAGCAAGTCAACATCTTCAATCCATGTAGACCATGTATTAAATCTTAATTGCGTAACATAAATTTTATCCGAGTTATATTCAATCGTTTTTTCCCCTGCGTAACTACCGTCTTTAATAATTACGCCTTGATTTTGTATATACCTACGCAAAGAAAATCTTACTGCTTTTGCAATTAAATCTGTTAAAACTTCACTTTCCAATGGAGTTTTACATCCAATATCTATTGCAATACTAAATTCGTATATACCTTGATACCGATATGCAATCACTGAACCTGTTCGCGGGTCAAGAACTTCTGAACACATATCTCCCAAACCACTTGTCACCATATTACCTGATGATGCAGTAATAATAACCGTTGGAAACTGTCGTAATTCTTCAGGTTCAGCATCATAAAAAGCAGTTTGTACAAAATGTTCATCACTAATCTGTGATGGAAGTTTTTTACGATAATTTTTCGGATTGTTAAAGTATAAACGCAAAAATTGTATTAAAACATCTTTTGTATGTTTAATTGCATTTTCCATTAACATATCTTCATTCCACTTCCTTAAAATCACAGAGTTTTCGTTCTAAACATTTAATATGTATGCAAAAATCCTTTATTTTTCACTTATATATCATAAAAATTACATACTTACAGTATATTAGTGAAAGTTTTTATATAGTGAAAACAAAAAAGCCATTAACTTTTAATGGCTTTTTTTATATATTTCAAGACGATATTTGCTTTTTTGTCTACTTCTTCAACATCTTTTGTATCCCATGCTGTTATGTATCCGTGCCAAACTTTCACATTATCGAACACTTGTTCAATTAATGGAACATAATCTTTTAGCTTTTCGTTACGTTGCCAACATTTTTGACCGTTGTTATCTTTAGTCATTCTTCCAACACCGCTTCTATCTCCTTCGTAAACAGAAATATAAGTAACAGGTGCTTTTTCTTTAGATTTTCTTAGTACATCTAAGATAACATCATCTTCTTTTATTACGTTTAACACATTTGCTATTGTGGAAGTTTCATAATCATTTTTATCCACAACTTGTTTATTATGTTCTTCATCTCTGTTGTATTTATCGTAGACAAAGTTAGAAAATCCATTTTGTTGTAACCATTCAGAAGCAGTATCAAATTTACCACCGCCATTATCAAAATTGTTACCACAGAATTTACCATCTGTCAATAGTTTTTTGAAAAGAGCTGGTATTTGTTTGATTGAAGTTTGAGCAGAATCATATTCTTGTACTGCTTCTTTTAATTCGTCTGAATTTGATTGATTCGGATTTTCAATGTAATCATGCAATTCTTTATCCACACTATCTTGTAATTCTTGTTCTGATTCTGCTTTTACTAATCGTTTCATATTATCATCCTTTATAGACGTGGATATAATGTTGTACGTTTCATATCATAAATAGCATCATTAGGGTCATATACTTTTAGATTCATTTCTTGATGAAACAAATATCCTCCTGCTTGATTTATCATTGAATTTATCACTTGATATATCGTTCCAACAGGGGATATTAGTATATCTCTGTTCTTAATTTGCGTATCTGATATTGTCCACGCACCAGGTGATGTATTATTAACATACATCTGATTACTAACATCTAATGACTGTTGAGCAGGTTTTAAACGAACATATAATTGGAATGCAGGGTCATATCCCCCAACAAAACCTGTGCCATAACATACAGCGCAGTCATTGCTTCCTGCTCTGCCACGAATAGGGTCATAGCATTGTGGACAACGTTCACCGTCATATTTTCTTGTATACAAGTCAAACAACATACCTGTGTTTTTAAGAATCCATAGATTGCGTTCATTCATTTTTAAGAACCAGCGGTCGGTATTATGTACTTGAAAACACACAGGCTGTGATAACGAACCCTCTATATATGTATCTTCTGATTTATATACCGTTGATACTTTATACCAATTTTGTACCTGTGGATTTCTCGATACGTCATAATCTTCAAATCGATTTGTTGTTAGTGGTTGATTGTTTAGTTTATAAAAAATACCATTTTGTGTCAACCCTTTATAAACATTATAATTAACAGATGTTATTTTTTTGTTTAATATATGTTTATCAGGATTCTTTACTTCATTCCACGTAACAATAATATGTCGATTGTCCCTAGGATAAGATATATCTATATGTGTTGGTGGAGGTAAATTTCGCTGAAACGTTTCTATATTCATATAACAACCTCCATTTATAAACAAATCATTTGTTTTTTATTAAACAAAATAGAATTAGACGTTAGCTGTTCGGAAAATCCATTTACATCATCAATAGTAATTTCTGTTGACTTCATAGGCGAATACTTTGAACGAATTTTAACTGTATATACACCATTCTTTATTGCAAATGAATAATTCCCGTCATCATCAGTCTTAACGTATGTATCTAATTTATTATCTTTTAATATAATTATTTCTGCGTTATTGATTAGTGTTTTTTTATTATCAATTAATTGCCCATACACCATTTTATAATCACAACCGCAAAAGCAAACGACATCAGCGTACTTATGATGAATCAACCCCTTCACAGTTTTATAATACTGAAACTTTAATCCCTGTTTTATTTCAATATTTCTTTTCGTAATTTTCTGATTATTTATAAAAATATCAATATTATATATACCAGGTTCTATAAAAGCATTATATTTTCCACCATTATCAGTATAGCATACTTCACTAACTACATTACCGAATGTACTACTAATTTCATTTTGTTTAACAAATTCAATCTTAGCATTAACAAATGTTTTGTCGCCATTATTCAATACACCTTGTAATGACTGCGCACTATAACGAGAAAAATCTATTTGTTTTGGATTTTTAATTTCAGTATTATTCGTATGCAAAATTAAATCATAATCTGATTCACTAACAACATCAAAAAAGCATTGATTTGAATGTGTGGACAATCTACCTATAACATCAAAATAGCAATCAAACGTTATACTTCTTTCTGCCATCGTCCACCACCTACTTAATTTGTATTACACGTTCATCTATCTTTTCATTATTATCAAACTTTTCTGCTTTTATATATACATTTTCATTAATAGACATTGTATATTTGTATTTATAATTTCCATCCGTTGTTTCGATTCCTAAAAAATATGTTGTATCTTCATTATTGTTAAATAAATTATACCGATTTGTTTTGTATTGAAAATATTTTAATATCTTTTGATTTAATTTTAGGTAAATTACTTCATTATTAATAAAAAAATTAAGATTATCTTTCACACCATAAAAATTATTACCATCAGTAAAATAACAAAGTTTTATATCAGAAACATCATTTATAAAAGTGCTATCGATTTCAGATATTAAAATATCTGATTTTGTTAGTATTTCCCAATGTAACATATTATCACTCATAATTATAAAGAAAATCTAACGTAAAGGAATATTGATGATTCTTTATATTAGAATTTGGCTTTAATTTTATTTTTGTCTGTATTGTCGCATGGTCGGTTACACCCAAAATCGTTCCATATACATCAGAAGAATTTCCTTGAATATCTTTAAATTCTCTTTCTGAAAGACTAATGGCTTTGAATTCTGATTTTGGGTCTAACGTAATGCACCGCGCATATAAAAATGGTTGAATGTCACGACTTTCAGGTGGGATTGTTATTTTTAACCTACAGTTACTAGCATTCTGCGCGATAGTCTGAGGAGTACCCCCATCCCACCCTGGTTCATTATTCCAAATATCATATTCAATAATATATTCTGATTCACCGCCGAGTAATCCATTAGCGCGTCCAAAATATATTTTTTTATTTCTTACTGTTGAAGTAAATCCTAAAATTTGGTGTCCATCTGCATTATCTATCATTCTTGTATAATATGTCATGCGTGGATATGCCATATTCAATCACCTCATTTATTATCTATAAAAAGAATAAAAAAAGTAGATAGTTAAATCTACTTTTCCTATACATTTTTTACTATGTCTGAAATTTTATAAATATACCCATTTGGTATAGATGTTATAAATAATTCATTGATTATTTCATGGTATACTTCTATAATTTAAAACAAAATTAAACTATAAAATTGTAGCATCAACAATATTGCTTTATAAATAAAGTCTTACACATCTCCACTAATGGTAGATACCACTACCATATATTACTTATATGTTTATACACAAGCATTTAAAATGTTAATAGCCGCATTTCTATCTCTGTTATGTATTGTATTACATACATTACATTTCCATACTCTTACTCTTAAATCTTTTGCTTACTTATCTATACATCCATTACTTTTTATAATTTGTAAGAACATATTCTGACACATAATCAGCTAAACCATTACGAATATCATTTAGATTCTTACGAATAACATCCTGAACCATATTTTCATCAATATCCGCATTATCAAGTTTTCCAATGACTTCTTGACAAAAATCATCCATTAAATATCCATATACATCACCAAATGTTTTTGAAATTCCATCGGTAATATCTTTTGAAATGTTACGATAAAATCCATCATCTTTTACAAAATCATTGATAATATTCTGAATTTCATTATCATATTGACTATCTGCTTTTCTAATTAAACGCTTTTTATTTGACACCATTATTCCACTCCACCATTAATTATATCTTTAATCTCTTGTGGTAAATCAAATTCATCTGCATGATTTACAATTACTTCTGCTAAATCATCTAAACGATTTCTAGCATCATCAACAACGGCACTCTCACTATATGAATATAAATTACCATCCTTATCAGAAATAGCGAAATAATCGTTTCTTACATCAATATCCCCGCGCTGTGTCATAAGAATAATATCTGTCGGTGACGCTGATGCAAGCATTTCATCCAATTCATCCATTGGATAATATGTATTTACCATATATTCATCATAATATGAAGAACATTCATACATAACCAAATTAATAATTTCATCATCAGTTGCTTCAGTAGCCAACCAATCGGATACCTCTTGTACAACATCATCTGATGCCGCTTTAACTAATCGTTGTTTCAAAATATTTCCCCCTTTCATTTAATTATCTTATCAAATCCGAATTTATTCAAATCAGATTCAGTAAATTTTTCTAAAACTATTTTTGCCAATTGTTCTGCTTCCACTTTCGCCCATGAAACGACTTGCTGTTCAGAGTAAGACACTAATTCTTTTCCATCCAAAACAAAATAATCATCATTTATAAGAAAATCGTCTGAAACATCTAAACTTCTCATCAATACCCACGGTGATATATTTTTAAATACTTTATTAAAGTTATCTTCTGTTAAATCAAAAAGCTCACCATCATAAATGGAATTATCATATTTTGAACATAAAACAAGTAAATCTCTTATTTTATTATCATCCATTTTATCAATGTATTGAAATATATCATCAAAATGTTCATTTGAAACAGCTTTAATTAACCGTTTTGCCATACAATCAAACCTTTATACGACAAGATAAACACTATCATTGAAAATTTTATATGCAGAGCCACAGTTCTTACAAACTTTGAATCCTTCTTCATTTTCTAATGGCGAATAAGTACAATAAGGACAAGTATTCGTTTTTACTTCTGCTGAATCTAATTCTTTTAGTAAACTTAGCCCTTCTCCACGACTAACATCTACGGATACATTTGTATATTCCAAATCACCATTTGTTATTGCTGTTAATCGTTTCATTTATGCTCACCCATTAATTACATCTCTGATTTCTTGTGGTATAGATTCTAGTTTAGAATAACTCATTACTGCTACTACAAAATCAGCCATTATATTATCACTATTTGAAATCATTTTCTTAACATAATCCATAGGAATGGATTCAATTTCTTTTGTATCTTTATGATAACAAATAAATGGAGAATTATAATCATAATAACCATTCTTTGTCATACGCACTCCAATTTCAAACACTTGTGCATATGACAAATCATTTTCAGTAAATATACGGTTTAATTCATCATTGTTATTTGTAACAATTCCTTCAAGAAATTTTGTATGTGCATGTTCATCTAAATCTTGTGCGAGGAAAAACAAATCAGCGTCCGACATTTGTTTTAGTAATTCTGCAACCTTATCATATTTTGTATCTTCTGCGCGAATCAAACGTTTTTTCATTTACACTCACCCATTAATTATATCTTTGATTTCTTGTGGAACTGATAAAAGATTTGGATTCGCAATAATGGTATTAATAAAACTTGTCATTGCATTATCACTTGTTGATAACAGAGTCTTAACATAATCTTCATCTATTGATTCAATTTCACCATCATCATGCATATAAATGTATGGTGATGAACTATTATACCAACCGTTTCCCGTTAATTTTACACCTAAAGAAAATGCATCAGATAATGACATTTCTTGTTCACTTAAAAGTTTTTCAAGTTCTTTATCATCGTTTTTAACAATTCCTTCAACAAAACGTGTTCCTGCATGTTCATCTAAATCTTCAGCTAATTCAAACAAATCATCATTTGACATTTCTTCGATTATATTCTTAATTTGATTAAATTGAGTATCATCTGCAATTCTAATTAATCGCTTTGACTTAATATGCTTCATCCTCATCGTCATCCCAATCTGTTTCAAGAATTTCTTTTAAATCATCAGGTAGATTAGTGAAAACATTTCCATTAACGCCATCAACTAAATCTGCAATTACTTCATCTTCATATTCATCACGAATATTTTGTTCTGCTTCTGAACGTGAATACCCTTCAAGATACCCATATCCATCAAATTTAAAATAATCATCATTAATATCTAAATCCTTGCCAATTTTAAGGATTTCTGACGGTTCTTTTCCTTCTAAAACCATATCTAATTCATCCATCGGATAATAATCTAAAACTTCGTCTATCTCCATAATTTGTGCAAGTTCAAAGAACTCACTATCTGATAAATCACCAATGTATTCAGATACACGACCTTCTAGTGAAGCAATTTTTTTCATTCGCTTTGTAATAACATTTTTCATTCTTCATTTTCTCCTTCGTCAATAATATCTTGTAAATCCTGTGGTAAATAACGATATACCATTGGATTTAGTGACGGATTTGCAAGAACTTCTGCAATATCGTCAATATATTCTTTACAATCATCTACAAGCTGTTCTGTGCTTACAGATTCATATTTATTACCATCATGACGATACCATTGATTGCTTGTATCAAATCCATTTTTCCCCATATTAATTAAATCAATAGGAGACATATCAGAAACAGATTCTTCTAAATCGCTCATGTCCATAACATTCATAAAATCAAATTCGCCTGAATAGTGATTAATCGTCATGGTAATGTCAAATAATTCAGAATCACTTGTGTTTTCAAGATATTCAAGAATATTATCTTCAAGTGAAGCTGTACGTTTCATATAAGATGCAATAATATTTTTCAATGTAATTCCTCTCCTTCTAATATTTCTCTAAGTTGTTTTGGAAGTTGTGACATTACTTCGTTATCAACACCGTCTGAAAGGCGTTCAATCACTAGATTTTCGCAATTATCACGAATCTCTTGTTCTACTTCCGATTTTGTTGCACCATAAACTTCTCCATCCCAATCAACATAGAAGAAATTGCAATTCGGTTCAAGCTCATCGCGGATTTTATCTATTTCATCTTGCGTTTTATCTTCCGAAAGAACCTCATCAAGGTCATCAATATGGTAGAACTCACCATCTGTATTAATATCTAACATATTTGCAATTTCATATACCATAAAATTTGGCGCATTTTGAATAAACTCTGTAATTTCATCGTTTTTTGATGCAACTTTTTTCATATATTCAGCTACAACATTTTTCAATTTATTTCACAACCTTTTATGTAAATATGTAAAAACTCATCTAAAACAAACATACATACAAACATCACTTATATCTCAATTATTGTATTTTATTCCCCATATTTTTGTTTAACGTCTTTCATAAATGCATCAACCATATCAGTATGATTCTTTAAAAACCATCCAACATGATTCCTAATATAATCTTCACGAACTGATATGTCATTCAAATCGTTTGGGACGCGCTTCATTCGCTCATCTACACTATCAAATCCATTAAATTTTTCTTCAAGACGTTCTTTTACCATTTCAATATATTCAGGATTCATGTCAATCCCAATTCCACTTCTACCTGTCTGTTGACAAACTCTCAATGTCGTACCACTCCCAACAAACGGGTCAAGGATTGTATCATTTAAATTTGATGACGCTAAAATCATGCGTTCAAATAACGCCTCTGGTTTTTGTGTCGGATGTTTTTTCCTATTCTTATTGCAATAATGAACATGAGAAAATTCCCACACATTACCTGGATTTGCCCCTCGCATATTATTAACAGAACGATAAAACTTTTGCGGTACTCTAATATCATCAAGGTTAAAAACAAAATCTTTTTTGTTTTTTGTGAACATCAATATATCATCGTGACGTGGTGAATATCCTTTTGTTTTTCCAATACCTTGTGTATAAAACCATGTTATCCAAGAATTAAACGTCATTCCTAATTCTTGTTCTAAGATAACATAGATATATGAAATATAACGCATTCCCATAAAAACATATATAGTTCCATTGTCTTTAAGAATACGATTTGCTTCTGTAAGCCATTGACGCGAAAAATTAAGATATTCTTCGAATTCAAGTTTATCTTGATTGTTCCCATAATCTTTATTGAGATTATATGGCGGGTCTGTCACAATTAAATGAATGCTCTTATCAGAAAGTTTTTTCATTTCTTCAATAGCATCACCACATATTATTTTTATTTGTTCATTCATGATATACCCTTTATTTATTTAAATGTTACTTATATCTCAACTATTTGTTCATTTGTTGTAAAACTTTGATGTTCTATCACGAATTTATATTTTCCTTTGTCCAAATTTAATATAAACTGTCCATCTTGATTAGTAACATCTTCACAAACATATTCATAAGTATCTTTACATGGTTTATACTTATATGCTTTAATGACTGCACCTTCAATTCCATTTCCATGTGCATCTAAAATAAAATCAGTAACATTTTCTGTTCCTTTACCATGTAAAACTTTTTTTGAATTTTTATCAATAGAAGTATCTTTTGTTTGCATTTCACTGATTACTTTTGTTCCATCGTTATACACAATCATTTGGAATGTTTTCTTCGTCCCACTAGGTAACGCTATTTTAACAATATATGTACCACTATCTAAAAACGCTTTCCATTTTCCTTTACTGTTCGTTTTTGTAGAAACCAATACATTTTCTGTATCATCTACATTATATATCAAAATGGAAACATTTTCAATTCCCATATCATTTTTTGTGGTAAATTCATCTTCAATTTTATATAAACCATTACCTAGTGATGCATCTGCTGTATGTTCCAAACTCACATTATTAAACTGAATTTCTTTATTTTCATCGCCTACTTGCGCTCGAACAGAACGTGATTCATAGTTATCCATTGAAAACTTAAATTCATAATCACCAGGAAATATATTTGATTCCCATTTTCCATCCTCATCAGTAGACGTTTGATAAATTATATCTCCACTGTCTAAACTAACAATTTGTACTTGAACCGATTTTAATATCCTATTACTATTAATATCATTGATATATCCATAAACATAAATGGTATTATTATCATCAATATTCTTTGCAATAATATGAAAATCATCCAATACATTCAACGTTTCACATTTATATTTACCGCTAAAAACAACAACATACTTCCCATAGTTTTTACAAACATTTGTATCAAATACATAACTATAACCATTATCCATTTTCCTCATTTTCTGCCACGGTAAATCTTCATATACTTTATCGTTATATTCATGAAGAACTCGAACTTTTGGCTCTTTTACATTTACTATTTTATCATCTTTTTTAAATTCACAAAACAGCGTGGTTTTATCACCTTTATAAAGGTTCATAATCAAACCTCCTTACATAAAAGATATAAAAAAAGAAGTGGCATTCATGCCACCTCTTTTTTATTTATTTTCAAAACTTAAAGTTTAGACCTGTTTTCTTCATGCGTGCTTCAACATTCTTACGCATCATGCAAACAGAAGAAACACGATTCTTTGCAAAATGCTTCTTTGAAAGCTGTTTAATAGCCTTGTCACAAGCATCAAGAGTATCTTCAGTAAGACCAATGACAGCCTGTGCAATCTTCTTTACTGCATCATTGCATTCATCTTCTGTAATATCTGTAGAAGCAGTCTTTTTAATATCAGACTTCGCTACACGCTTATCGAATGTGCAAGAAATACCATTTGTGATAAGTTCCTTCTGTAGCTTTGTAAGTGAAGCAGAAACAAACTTAGCAGGGATAGAAGCCTTAATTAGCTTTTCTGCATCAAGGAGAATACGCTCCATACGTGCATCAAGACGTTCTGCTAGACGCTTTGAAAGAATATCTGTCTTGCGAGCAACAACTGCACGACGTGCCTTAATTGCTTTCATAGCAACACGCTTGCTAACTGCATTCTTCTTACTCTTTTCTGCAATACGCTTCTTAATAGCCGCCTTAATACGCTTTTTCATCGTTTCACTAACGCGACGTGATGCTTTCTTTGTAGTGACCTTCTTTTCAGGACTTGCAACCTTCTTGCGATTTAAAGTAACACTAATACGATTCTTCTTCTTAATCATTTTATCAACCTTTCCTTATATCACATTGATAGCATTTTTGCAATAACACGATTCTGCTTCTTGCTTGCTTTCTTCTCGAAAACATCTTCGTTTTCATCTTCAGCAGTCTTTTCTTCAGGCTTCTTTTCATCTTCATCTGTTGTATCTTCTTCCTCAGAAGGTTCATCCTCTAGTGGAGCATCTACAACATCATCAAAACTAAAATCGTCTGTTTCAACAGCAGGTTCATCAGCGACAGGCTCATCAAAATTTTCTGTTTCAACAACATCTTCTGTTACAGAATCATCAACAAGAGCAGGTTCTTCTACAGGAGGTTCTGTAACAGCAGGAATTGGTTCTTCCATCTTGCTACGTAGTTCATCTGCAACTACATTACCAATAAGAACAGGATTTACATAACGAGCATCAGGTGTTGTGCAATGGTCTACTGCATCTTCACGTGCAATCTGCTCTGCTGTTGCCTGTGCCGCCGCTTCAAAATCAGGAATTTCTGTTGTTTCACGAACATTATAATCATAAACATTGCCAGGGTCGGTATATGCACGCTGTTCTGCACTAGCGAGAACAACACCGCTACCCATAGCATCCTTATATGAAGCGTTTACAACCTTCCACTTCTTATTTCGATACTTTACTGTATTACCATTAACTGCATTTGGTAGCATATTCTTTGAAAGAATAATCATATCATATCCATCTAGCTTTGCTAGTGTACGCTTATTTGAAGCAGTAACCTTCTTTATCGCGTTCTTCTTTTGTTCTTCTGCGAACTTATCAAGCCATTCCATTTTCTTCATTTTATTTCAACACATCCTCTTGTGATTACTTCTTTTTTGTTGACTTCTTTTTAGAAGATTTTCCATTATCATTCTTAGAAGCATCTGTTGCATCTACAACCTCGGGTTCAAATTCAGTCGCTTTTACCTTTAGCTTTTCATTTAAATTTACTGAAGCATCCGTAGCGTCAACAACACTATCTTCTAATTTTTCATCTTCAAGCTCATCAATATTATCAATGACTTTACTTGAAGTGTTTGCATTTTTTGAAACATCTGTTGCATCTACAACCGAACGTGGTTCATCCTTAACAGGCTCAATTTCAACAACATCTTCATTAACTTTTGGTTCTTCTACATGTTGTTCAATTTCTTCCACATCCTTAGTAACCTTAATGATTCCTGAACGGATAAATGAAGCAATATCATTTGAACCATCAAACTCATCATCAGTAAGAATCTTCACAGGTCTACTAGGAGTAAATTCGATTTTTAGGTCTGCAACAAGTACATTATAATTACCTGTGATTTCTACTTTTACCAAAACGAATCATCCTTTACTTTATATTTTATTGGTTTTTTATCTACATGAAAAATACATATATTCAAGAAAATTATTATATATACGCAAAATTATAATTCATACTCGAAAACTTGCATTTTCTTTTCTTTTGCCATTTTTAATTCTTTATCTGATTGTTCCCCACCGCCAATTTTATAAAGAACGTCTATCCCATTTATAAAACTACGCGATTCATCACCGAATTTATCACCAAACACATATATTTCATCACAATGAAAAAGTTCATAATTATATCCTTCAAATGGCATTATACCAACAATCGTAAACCACTCGCCATATTGTGCATTATACTTTCTTGCTTCTTCGTATACAAGTTTTGGGATACCTGAATTTGTTGCACCGCTTACAATGTTCAACTTTATATCTAAATTATCCTGTATGCAATATTTATTCCATATTACATAAAATATATCTTCAATTATTTTCTTTGCTCTATTATAGTCAAACTTAGAATCATCAGAATATCCAATAAATCCTATGCTAAATACTTCCTGCATTGATTAAACCTCCCCACTGAAATACTTAAATACACGAATATTTCTAACTGTATTATCTAATGTATCTATTTTGTCTGATACAAAACCAATATCAGATTTTATATCTTCAACATCATTAACAATATTATTTGCCATAATATGTGTGTCGGCAATAGATTTTTGTTGCATAGCTTGATTTTGTTCTACCTTAGTCAAACGCTTATCAATATTTTGTATGTCAGTTTTTACATTTTGCAGTTCTGTAATAATCGCAACAATACCTTCAAGCGTCGATTCAAGTCTCTTCTTATCTATGTCATCCACAACTACACCTTCTTTACAAATAAAAGTGCGTTTGCTAGACGCACTTGTTTCAATTACATTATTTCGTTTGTTGTGTATGAAACAACATAATTACCTTTTGAATCAATTTTTACCGTAGCTTTCTTCCCTGCACCATCATCAGCAGACATCTTTTGTAGACCATGATTAATAAGAAAATTTAGCAAATCGCCCTTTGCAAATTGTTCCCATGCTCCATTCGTCATAACTCCACCATTAACAGCAGGATTTACCGCCTGATTATTTTCGTTATTAATTGTTTCTTCTGGCATGATTCAACATCCTTTCATTACAAAAAAATTTAATTTCTAAATTTAGTATATAGAAAATTGCCACTCATCTATTGAACAACTACTAACATCCCATCGAAAACTTTTTCTGCCTTTGCAATATCTACTAAAACAACAACGTGGTTTATTCATCATTTCTAGTATTTCTTCAAAAGAATTAACCTGAAAAATGTTGATATAATCTGAACCATACACTAGCTTATAATCTGTATTAAAATATTCATTAAATTTTGTAACAGCATTAAAACCGCAATAAAATAAATCTCCATTTTCTGCCAATGTTACGCCACCAACGGAGACGCTATTCATTCCACCAAAATATAATGGCACATGACCGCTACAAGAAGAACAATCGTCGTGTTCAATATAATCATCATCACAAATATTGATTTTTTCAAAGAAACACTCTCCACCATACACAGATATTGAAAGTTTAATCTTGTACTTTTCTAATAAAGAAAAAATATCAATATTTAATTTATCTAATAATAGTCCATTTGTTACAATGGTAATATCTGTATTTGGATTATATTTACGAATTACAGCAAAAACTGATTCTAATTGCGGATGCATTAATGGTTCGCCGCCAACAATATCTATCACATCAAACCATCGCCACCCCCCCCCACATAATTGATTATATCTATCAAGTATACAATCTATATCTTGTACTGACATATACCATTCTTTTTCTTTTGTCGCATTATATAATGGCATTAATGCTCCGCAACCTTTACAATTTAAATTGCATTTACGTGTAACAAATAAATTCAAGTACGGAATCTTTTTTTTGTATCCATCTTTAAATCTACTAACACTTTTCAGCAATTCAAATATATTAAATTTCCTCGAACGCATAAAAAATCTTAATAGAATGTTCCAAACAAAAATGTTATACGCATAATATTTCAGTTTGTTTACAAAACATTTATTCCTATCAATATAAGAAAACAAATATAAACGATACAATTTAATAAACATCAAAATGTATCGTTTCTTTTCTTTTACCTCGTTATATCTAAAATCAATATTGTGGTGTTTTGCTTTTTTATCATTCTTGTTTAGATGAATTATTTTCATTGTAGCTACTCACCAACATTGAACTTCCAAAGTTAATTACGGCTTTTTTATTTTCTAATTTATAAAACACATCAAATAAATTGACAATATCAGCAGGATTCTTTAATTGAACAAACACATCGTATGCATCTTTTGTTCGTTCGTTTAAATCAAATTTCATAAAAGATTCTACGTGAAAATTCACTTTATTTAATCCATCTATATCATCACATATAACTAAGCAATTAACTTTTTGAAAATAATCAGGATATTTATCTGCAATAATATTTAAATATTTTAGATTACCAACCTTATTGGTAACTCTATCACTATCAGATGTATCAAAAAATACAGATGTAGTTTTATCTAAATATCCATATTTACCATTGCCAATATAATTAAAGAAAAAATCATCATCAGCCATACGATATAATCTATCGTCCCATCCACCAAAATCACTATACATGGAAATATGATGACAAATACAACACGTATCCAATTGTCCATGAAAAACAGTTTCTTTGTTATAGTTCGACTTTTTTAATTCTCGTTTATCCGACCATTTAATATAATTTGATGTAACTACATTAACATCATTATTATTTATATAATTATTAAAATCTCTCAAACAGTGTTTTAATATTATATCATCATCGTCTAAATATTTTATCCAAATATCTTCGTCCTCAAGATATGTAAGTACAGAATTTCGTGCAAAACAATGTCCATAGTTTTTTGTAAATAAATTATATGATATTTTATCACTATCAAAATTCTTTACAATAGAATAATTCTCATTAGAGGTATCCGAACAATCATCAACAACAAAAATTTTATAGTTATCATAACTTTGCCGCAATGCAGAAAGAATGGCTCGCTTTAATTTTTGTGGTCGATTATATGTCGGAATTATAATAGAAAATTGATTTTCCATCTTTCTTCACCTCTAATAAATGTTTTGCATACAAATCTTCTGTGTTATTATAAACATATTGATACATATCATCATCAATTTCGGATTCATTCATTAATATGGCAAAACCTGCACAAACAGAAAGATGATTTTTCTTATGATAAATATCTAATATTTTTTGTTTATTATACTTATCAAGCAAAATTCTAATGTCTTTTACATATTCAACAAAATTATCTTTATCAACAGTAGGCATATTATCAACAACATTTTCTTTTTCCACTATTTTTTCAAATGTATTGATAATATTTTTAGCATTATTCTCTTTTACAGTCTGTACTTTAAGATTAAAATTCTTAATATAACATAACACATTCTTTGGAATAAAATTCTCTAGTTTATCGTACTGCTCATTTTGCAAATATTCTCTACACAGTGTACCACTAATTCGTTCTTGTTTATTCATTTTCTTTCGCGGTATTTGAATTATATTTATACCGTTCTGTGGGAAAATAAATTTTGCTTGTGTTATATGTTGTTTTGTTATATCATCGTCAGTTTCTATTCCACACAAGAAATGTTTAATATTTAGTTTCTTAAATGCTGTTCCTACAATATCTAATAACTCTATTGTATTTAACCCAACATAATTCTTACTATGACGTAAAGCTACATTATTATACTCAGACCAAAATGTTTGATAAGAAAACAAATTGGACAAATCTACAACAATCACATTATCTAAATCCTGTGTTCCTATTTTAACAAGATTAGAACATTCTTTCTTTGAATAAATCAAGTCTATTCCATCTTGCATCAAGAATACAACAAAATAATCAAAAATTTTACTTCCTGTTTCAATCAAAAACCGATGTCCACAAGTAAAAGGATTACAACTAGCAACAACTGCTCCAACTTCAACATCCATTTTTGTAAAGTCTAAATCTGTTGCTTGATAAAACGAATTACACATATTATCTACTTTATCTTGAACGTTACTTGTTTCTATTGTTGAAAAATCTTTTTTGATATTATTATAAATTAAATCAGCAATCCATTCATGACAATAAGCAGTATAATGTGCCTTATCAACAAAATTTTCATGTTTTCTATTTTCTTCAAACAAACGAGTAACATCAATATGTGGATATAAATTTATATTATTTATTCTATACGTTGGAATACCTACAACAACAATATCATTCTCACAAATGCGCGTACTAATAATACGATTATACATATTTTCTAATGTATCTCCGTTTGTCGCGCAATTATGTACGCTATATTCTTTTGTTTTCTTTTGTAAAAAACTAGCAATTGTTTTATCGTCGGAAACATAATAACCAAACATACTAGAATTTCCAAACAAAAAAATATGCTTGTTGTTTTTGTATTCAATACCATTTCTAAATCCATTAGATATATTCATCGAATTTGAATGATAATCCTCAAACATAAAATATGAACCATTCTGTACTAAGTCAGGGTCGCTATCAAATATATCATCAATGTTTTCATCAATAAAACAATCATTGTATAAATCAAGATTATCTTTAACAACCTCTAAAAAATCTTTCTTTTTTACATTCTCGAAATATATTTCATTAAATTCAGGTTGAATATTTTTACTATATACAACATCAGTACATATTTTTGCACTTAACCTTTCTAGCTCAGTTCTATCATGTATATCATGCACCGTTGGTAATTCAATAAAATATATATGTGCCTGTCTACTATTAACAAACTTGTACATTTTATCAATCAGAGATTCATTGTTTAATCCATTCTTTCTCATCTTTACTAGAATTCCCCCACCTTTGAATTGTTTTCTGTAAACAATATTCACAAAACGGTATTTTCTTCTTGTTATTCATTTCAATTATTTCATCTACAGTATCCACCTTATAGATGTTGATATAATCTTCCCATTCAATTGGAATAAAATTACAATCAAAATATTCATTTATAATATCAATATTAGCAGGAACAATACACGAAAACAAATCCCCATTATCATTTAACTGCGCACATGGAACTAACGAAAAATTTATATTATCATTATTATTTTTAATAACATTAAAATCCATACAACGATTTACACAACTAATATAAGAATCATTGATTTTACTTTTACTCCGTGAAAGATTTAATTGATAAAATTGCTTATTTTCATCAGAATAATCACTGACAGAAACAATGATATTATATTGATTAAAAAAATCATCCCATGCATCTTTATCTTTATTATATATGATTCCATTAGTAACAACTACTATTTTGGTATCACTAAATATTCTACGTGCAATGACACATAACTGTTTTAATTCATCGTGAAGAAATGGTTCTCCACCCATTAGATTTAATTCATAGAGTTTTTTATCTTTCAATATATATTTCAATCGAATTAAATTGCTTTCAAAAACATCAATATCTATATACCATTCATCCGCTATCGGAGCAAAATGGTCGCATCCTCTACAATTCAAATTACAATGTTTTACAACTGATATATCTAAACTAGCGATACCATTCATCATTTGCTGTTTAATATTTATTATTTTCTTTACAATATCCATTTTTATTGATTCCGCTTTAATTCTTTTGTTATCTTCGCTTTTTGTTCGGCAAGCTCCCGTGAATTATTTCTTATACCAACTTTCTTTTGTACCGATTGAATGATTTTATCCTCATCATCATTAATTGTGACAATTTTATCTAAATCATAATAACCCCATATATTTTTATCAATTGAAGTTAAACCTTGAAGTGCTTGTGCTTTAACGTTTAAAACCAACACTCCATCTTTATTATATAAACAACCTAAATTAAACGTTCGTTCTTTAATATATGAACGTATAACATCTTTCATGTTATTAGGAGCACCGACAACTACCCAATCACTACATGAAAAAACGTCATTAACATCATTGATAAAATCAATCTGCTGTGGACGCAAAAATTTATTTGTATTACTCACACAAATTTCATCAACAATATTTAGTTTCTTTTCTTTCTCTCTTTGCCAAAAAAAATGATTTTTTTCATAATCATCTTTTGTAACAATTCGATATTGATTTTTATTTATACGTTCTGTATCCAATTCTTTTGTAATAGATTCAGTAATTAAATCTTGATGTTCAAAATCATTCTGCATAGGTAATCCTAATCTTGCTCCACATTTTTTGCACCATTCCAATTGTTTACCGTAATCTTTACGATATTTCTTCCACCAACCATCTTCAATTGGGAATCCACCATCACCATCATACAAGGTATCTAATGTACCTGCCATTTCACAAAAGAATCCACCTTTATGTGTAACAGATGCAAAACAATACTTTTGTACCCAACACAAATTTTCCATTGCATCAAATTCTTCATCCGTTATTCCTAAATCTTTATAATTAGCAAGAACAGTAAAATGTTTTGTTTTCTCTGAATGGTCGTTAAACCGAAAAGATTCAAATACATCATCAATTAATTCAAAATTATCATAAAACTGTTGTGTAGACGCTGTTGTAAACAGTTTGAATTTACCTATATCATCTACATTTGTATTAAAAATATATGAATTAATATCTTTAACAGGGTTTCTAAATCCTTTTTTTATTCTTGTATATGGATAAGTATCTTTTATATATTGAATCATTTCTTTAAATTGTGGATGTAGTGTTGGTTCACCACCAATAATACCAATCTGTCCATCAAAATCATGTAAAGAATCAATTACCTTTTTGAAATAATCCAAATCCATATAATACGTGTTTTTGTGATGTCCACAAAATCTCATGCAATTACCACATTGATTAATACAAGCATTTGTAATATCAATTGTAATTCCCTTTTGATGAATTAAATCTTTTATCAATTTACACATTCACCTGCCATTCATCTCTAGTCTTTTTTGATTTTTCATACGGAAAACCATATACAACATTACCACAACGTTTACAATTCTCACATGGATAATTTGCTAATCTATATAAATCATCTTTAGTTAAATCATCAGATACTTTAACATAATTGATTTCCTCACGATAATGTTCATCAAATCGTTTATCAAAAATATCCATACACATAACTAGTGGACATGGAGAAATCATCCAATTTCTCAAACACAACGAATTAGATTCATACGCTTTACAATAACAATTATGATAAATATTATCAATATTACTAAAAAGTTTTTCTTTGCGTATATTTACATTAAACATAGTATCTTTATGAATACCTGTATTCGTTGATAATTCTTTCGGAGTGTGTTTTGTTTCAAAAATATGTATATTTGGATATTTGTTTGATAATTCACTTACAATTCCTTTTGTTGGTTTATATTCAGTAATCTGATATTCAAAAGTATTGTCGCATTGTAATCGCTTATTTTTTTTGAAAAAATCATCAAGCAAAATACCATTTGTTTCGACTGAAATTGTAATTGTATTTCCAAACATAACCTTCACAGCCATTAACATTTCGTACAACTTTTCATGAAGCAATGGTTCACCACCATATAACTCAATTTCGCGTATATTATTACCAACAGATTTCCGTAAAGTTTTTATCATTTTAATAAAATCATCTAATGGTTGATGCCACACATCAGAAATAGGAGAAAAGTGGTCACATCCCCTACAATTCAAATTGCATTCATCTACAACTTGTGTTTTAAAACAGTATTTTATGTCCACTCACTTTTCTCCTTTTTAGATGTACTATATTTATTTTTTTCTATTGGTTCTCTACAATATTCGCAAAAGGAATTTTTATGAAAATACATATTAAAAATTTCTTCGTCGGTAGCTTTATACAAATCCAAAATACATTCATCATCTACATTAAAATTTTCATTAAAAAACTTATTAAATATATCTATATATGCTTGTAACGGACATATATATAATTTACCATCTTTTAACTGAACAGATTTTGAACGAATCATCAGACAATCCCAATTATTTTCTTTTCTCTCATGTGACAATGTATGTTTTCTTAATGTTTTTATTGGTTCCAAATCATTATAAACTCTATATTTTACACCAAATGCTTTTAGCAATTTCAACATAAATTGATATTTTACATCTATCGGATAACATGTAACATCCAACAAAATATCATTTTGAACAAATACATCTTTTAATTCTGATATACGTTCAAGAACTAACAATCCATTTGTTAAAACGCTAATTTTTGTATTTGGTAATATTTTCCTAGATTCAACTAAGAATTCACTTATATTAGGATGTAATAATGGTTCGCCGCCAAATAGAATTAATTCATCAACTACAACTTTTGATGATAATTCTTCCATATCATTTTTATATTTATTTATATCTGCAAACCACGGCTCTGCTATTGGAGCAAAATGAGCACATCCTTTACAATTTAGATTGCAATGATTTGTAAGGTGATATTCAATTAAAGGTATATGTTTCTTCATTTTAATATCATCTTATCTTCAATAACTAATCCATCTAGTTTATCATTAAACATTCTAAACATATCCTGCACATAGTTAAATATCGGCATTCCGCTATCATTAAATGATGTATTGATTAAGATTGGATGTCCTGTTTCCTTCTTAAAACACATTAACAAGTTATGTAACCACGGGTCATCTTTTTTGTCTACTGTCTGAATACGAACAGTACCATCTAAATGTTGCGCACCTTTTAATAAATCTTTGTCTTTACAAAAACCCAAAATATTCATATAAGACGCATCTACATCAATATCAAAATATTCACCAATATATTCACGTGGAATAAGAATCCCATATGGTCGATACCACTCTCTGCCTTTAATTTTATTTAACTTTTCTTTCATTTGTTCGTTAAATGGGGATGTTAAAATACTACGATGTCCCAAAGCACGAGGTCCTAACTCAATGTTCCCACGGCAAACAGCTATAATTTTATCATTTAACATCATATTAGCAAGTGTCTGAGATTTAACATCAACTAATCTATCAGACAATTTATCAATATATTCTTTGTCCCTAATTCCTTCTGTGAAATAATAATTACGAACATTAATATCCTTTAATTCATCAGGCATATTCTTTAACAAATAGTTTAACACAGCACCATAAGATTGCCCAACATCCGATGCAATAGGCGTATACCATACATGTTTAAACCAATTAGATTTAATAATATGATAATTCAATAGACAGTTTAATGCACAACCCCCTGAGATAACAAAATTATGACTTTCAAATTTATATTTTGATATTTCTTGCATTACTTCTTGTATCCAAATCTTCTGCATTGTATATGCTAAATCATATTTATCATACTTATCTAATTGTATTGTAAGATAGTTATAAATATATTTTTCTATTTTAATCTTTTCTTCCCAAACATTCCAATTAACACTTTTAATTTTATCAATAAATGCATTAATATTTGGCAAATTAATAAAGTTCTGCGAAATTCCTGCGTAAGCCATAAACTTACCTTCCAATCCCTGTTCATAATTATTTTGTTTGTCAAGGAAAAAACAGGAAAGAATTTCATAAAACATTCCATACGAGAACCTTTGTTCTTGATATAGTTTCGTTAGTTTCCCATCTTTATATTGATAAAAAGCATGGTTTCCATCGCCTTTCCCATCAATCGAAAGACAAATAGCATCATCTAATTTGTACTGAACAATAGCAGGTAATACATGATTTTCTTGATGATGAAATTTTTGGATATCGCACTTTTCCACCAACTTAACAAAATCATACGATTCTTTTTTCAAATATCCATCTTCAAATTTAGTATAACACCAACAAACAACATCAAATTTATCTACGCCAAATTCTTTATGCAACAGCTTTTGACATTTATATATATTATTCCGCATATTATCATCATATACACGGTCAATTTCATTCATATAATCTAATTTATCAGAATGAAAAGAAAAATGCTTCTTTTTAAGAAGTTTTTCTAGTTCAATACATTTTAATTCTTTTGTTTCTGTATCATAATACGTTGCATTATAATCTTGATACACTTGTAACCCTAAGATTTTCATACTATCTTCCTTCCTATATATATTTTGCCATTCAAAAAAACAATAGTTTAATGAAAGTAAAAAAGCACATCTAATTGATGTGTTTTTTTCTTAAATAAATTTATGTTGTTTGATTAAGTCTTTTTCCGACTTCTTTAGTATATTAATAAATTCACGTTTCATAAAACAATAATCACACTGTTTACTTTTCAACTTTTTTTCTTGCATTTCATATATATCATCTTCAAGGAAATTACCGATAACCAAATTATCATCAAATGCTTTTTCACAACAAAGCACCATATCACCATTTGCATTAATAGTAAATTTTCTTACCATACTACAATAAACATTTTGCACTTCATCATAATACTGGTCTCCATACCAACAAACTTTACCAAACCACTGTGTTGGTTTTTGCCCTTTACTAAGCAAGTCTAAATTTATTCTAGGATTACTGTTCCCTGGTTGTAACACAACTTTTATTTTAGAATCATTTAGATATTCTTCCCACAAATGAAATTCAAATTCATTATAATCATATCCAAAATAACGCAATTCTGTATCAACATCTATTTTACCATCCTTTAGCAACTGATTTAATTTGTCAATATTTTCTTTCACTAAATCAATTTTACATCCACGATGCGTTATTTGATAAACTTCTTGTGTAAACCCACTGACAGACACATATAAATGATTCGCGTATTTTAATATCCCCTCTAAATCTTTTATCTTCGTTGAGAAATTAGATGAAAGACAAACATACATTCCTTTGTCATGCGCATACTTACAATATTCCGAAAGATTCTGAACTAAGAATGGTTCTCCCCAACTAAACAAAGCAATAACGCGCTTACCATAATCATATGCTTTATCAACAATTTTTTTATATAATTCTAAATCCATCACTTTCATTGTGTTTGGGAAAATGCGTAATCCACGTGGACAACACAAACATTTTGCATTACATCCATCAATAATATCTACTTCTATTGTGTTTTGATTCGATTCAAATTTATGATTATTTTCTCTATAACTCAATGCCAACAGCCCCAATCAAAACAAACTAAGTATTACATCATTATCTTTCATATAAATTCTATCTTCAATTTGTTTTTTATCATTAATAGTAAACATTCGTTCTTCTTCATCATCATAACCAAGATAATTCATAAATTCAGTCAAACCATCATCAAAGCATTTATTTCTCGGAGAATATATTGATTCTTTACCAAACAAAATAAACTCGAACATTAATTTACCAATATTCTCATAGTATCTCGCTAGATTATAATTATTATAATCATTTTTCTTATCGTACCTATAATATTTGTACGTTTTATAAGTGAATGGTTTAATATTTATTCCATTCATTTTTGATTTATAATATTCTTCTGCAACAAGAACGTTTTTATCGCAAGTATTTAACTTTAATTGCCGTTGTATTCTTTCTTCTGAAAACTTCATATCCCATATAAAACAATTATCAAAATACTTAGAATTATATTTATTGCATACTACTAATGCATTATTATTTTTAACAAAGTCTAACTCATAATGATATTTAGTCGTATCTTTTGCTTCTTCTTTGTATATCATAGCAGGATAAAACAGAATACATTTTTTCGCCGACAAAGTAATTTTATTCTCTAATTGTAAATGTATAACTTCACTTGAAATTATATTAACCTCACCACTAATATCATAAATAATTTCTTTTGGTCTTGTTCCGTCTTTATTCATCTTTGCGAACTGAATATAAGCAATCCCATTTCCAAATGTTAGATATTCTTTAAACCTTAGAAAAATGTTTCTATCTCTATACAAAACAATGAAACGAACATCGTGTTCTGTATATTTTCTTAGATTATAAAACAAATCTTCAAATGAAGTATATGCGCCATTCAATTCATATAAATAATAAATTAAATTGATTCTCATTCTATATCCTCGATAGATTGTATAATTGTTTTAATGATTCGTTTAATATCGTATTTCATAGATTCTTTTATACAATTTTTTCTTATCTGCACCATATCCAAATTCATCGCATTATCTATACACGATTTTAAATCATTATCCACTAACCAACCGTTATATCCATTAACTATAATATCTTTCATTACTTTACATTCTTTATAACCAATAACAGGGACACCATAAGAAAATGCTTCAAGTGCAACTGTAGGCAACCCTTCATATAATGATGGTATAACTAGCACATTAGCTTTTTTATAAAACGACTCCACATCATTTGAATACCCATGATAATAGATATTTTTATATTTCTTATAATCATTCATATCCAAATATCCATTATCCCAATAAGAATAGCCCACTATATCCGTATGATAATTTGTGTCACTAACAGCATCTAGCAACAACTGTGTTCGTTTAACATCTGTATTTATCCGTCCAACATAAAGTATGTTATCCCGTTTCGTATGAATATCAACATTTTGTGGTAATTCAATACAATTATAAAAAGTATATGATTTATTTTTATATTCCGTTGGTATATATTGGTCTAACAAAAATCCTAATTCATCTGATTGTTCTAAGACAAAATCATAAAATTCTTGTTCATTCCCATGTACTTGTTTTGCAACAAACTCTAATCCTTGAACAATTGTCATTGTATCCTTAATATACTTTGGTTCATTATGAAAAAACATAATAATTGGTACTTTTGTTATCTTCGATATAATTAACCAATATAACGCTTGATTGCCCGTACCTGCATTGCAAAAAATAACATTTGGTTTTAATTCATATATTCGTATTACTGTTTCTGTAATCATTTGTTTGGAAAAGAAATTGTTCGTATGTGAATGTATCGTCAACCCATCTATCCCATAATTATCGTTCAACTGCTGAAATAAATGAACATCATATAAATTAACTAGTTCTTTGCAAATTTTTATTGTATATCTTTCTGCTCCGAACAAATAATTTTTATTCTCGCGTTCAACAATATTACAAGTAATTGCTATTCTATTTTTAATACGTTCTTTTACTTCAAATTGCGTACCATGTATAAATTGAAATAAAAACATATCTGTTTTAACGCTCATGACAAGCCAACCTCAATATTTTCTTTTCTAGCTCTTTATTGACATTTTTATCTGCATACATTTTCCAAATCTGCCCAAACAGATTTAATTTTACCCACGGCTTTGGATGACTAGCAAAATGAATGATTTTTATATTCTCTGATTTCAGACGTTCACCATATACCCGTACCCATTCACTAAATTTATACTGACTATATGTATTCGCTAAAAAGTTATAACCATAATTAATATATTCAACGTTTTTATTAAACGCTTCGTTTAATATATCTTGTTCCCACAAATAGCCTTTATTATCATGCAATTTTTTATCTAAATGACAAAAACGTGCATACATTGTATATTTATTATCTACATTTGTATCTCTAATGTATTTCAAATTTAAGTACAAATTACCTGCATTAAAATACATCAATCCATTTATTTTGTCTCGTACACATGCACAATATTTGTTATCAATATTTACATTGAATATATCTGATATATCGTCAACAACAACAGTATCGGAATCTATATGGAACACAGTATCAACATCTAACAATTCGTGCAATAACAATTTATAATAAACAACACCTGCATTGTTATCTGATTTGAATATATTTTTGTCAATAAATATAGGTATAATGTTAAAATCATCCGATTGTAAATTTTGAATATCGCCTATATTTGAAAATTCTATACATAACAAATAAACATCGTAGTTTACCCCACGATGTTTATTTGCTTTTAATGAATACATAGAAACATATGTTTGATATAGATATGATTCATTAGTCATATACACAATATTGTTTTTAGAACATTTTCCCTGCAAGACCATAATATGCCTCATTAATTTCTTCTTGTGTCACCGCAGATTTAACTCTATCCTTATATTCCTTATACTTTTGGAAAGCATCATCAATAGAATTAAATTCATCAAGTGAATCAAGATATTCTGATAGTTTAGATAATGCTTCCTCATCACTACTATTAATAATCTCAAGATACTTTTCTTCACGGTTTTCATCGGTGATAAAATATCCCTTCGCCGCAAGATAATTGTTTAACTTGAAAAAATGATATAATTCAAAATTAGAAATCATTAACTGATTTGCAATTAGTTCATTCATCATTCGTAAAGCCTTTGTTTTATATGCTTCAAGAATATCACTTTCAGATTCTTCACGTAATTCATCTTTCTGAATATCATCTAGTGTAATCATTTGGAACATATCAATATCCGACTTAATATAAATCTTACACTCAGGCTCACGATGTTCTAGGTCTAACGTTTCCACCACAAAATCGTATGCTTCTTTTGTAAGATTAACATAATCTTCCCGTGGCATTGCTACTGCTTCATTTTTCATTTTTTCAAATGGATTAATTAGATAATACTTATCACCATGTTTTAAAATACCACAATAATACACTGTTTCCATTACTTTACCAACCCTTCAGAATCTTCTTCTAATTCATCATTTATGTCATTCATAATATTCTCAATTTTGTCTGCTTCTTGCTGTTTTTGTTTAATTTGTTCAGCTTCATCATAATCCAAATTATACTTGCGACCAAAACTAATCATTGACATGGTAATAATACTATCTATTGCTTGATAAGCAACTTTATCTAGCGGATAAATAACTTCCCGTGTCATTTGCATATAACCATGCATTGTATTGAGAAAATTTTCAATTGCTTTAATATCTATTTCTTTTTCCACCAAAGATATTCTCCTTTCAAAAAAAATCATTCAAAAATTAAATATTTAACCATATAAGTTTTATAAGAAAAAGAGCCGTTTATATGGCTCTTTTTTATATAAAGTTTTCGTATATATTTTGTTTATTTTACTTTTACTTTATATTGTATATTTTTTGTATTTGCAACGTTATTACAGATACATGTAGCTGTAGCAGTTCCCAAAAACAGGTTTTAACTCCGAAGAATTATGGCTTTTACATTAGAAATTAACAAACTGCAAGCCGCTACAAGGTAATGATTTCCCTTGCTACTTTTTTATCACATATGGTGATTTTAAAACATAACCATGTTGCATTGTTTTATATACATCTACACCTATACTAAACAAATATTTTCGTAAAATGTTACAACTTCCATTTAAATCACAATTAAAAGTTTTATTGTCGTTTGTTAACTTATATAAACCTCTATATTTTCTATATCCACTGAATAGCGGTTTATTTTTGCTTAATTTTGGCAAATCATCTGCATTGTAAAAGCTAGATTTGCTAGTATAACTTTCTTCTTGCAACACAAGTGTAATCCCATTTAATCTACATTTATATTCCAAAATACGAACTAAAAGTAAAAATGGAATATGAACAAATTTTTGATTATTAACTCTGCCTATATTGATGTCTTGTTTCCAACCTTTGTTGTAACCAACAACTAATATGTTTACATTGTTAGAAACTAATTGATTCACCAACCATGTAGTTTTTTTATGAAAATAATCCTTAATTTTGTTATTTCGCCATCTTGACAATCTCCAAATTCGTTTGCTTGTATATTGCTTCGGTTGAAATTTATCCAAAAGACTTCGATATTCCGCCACTGTTTTGTTAAAAAATTGATTAACAGATTTTATAGGTTTCCCACTAATAATAAATGGGTCAAAAACATTTGAAGAAACCGTCATTAAATTGTTGATTCCTAAATCTATACTTGCATATCGTCCATTATCATTTTTTAAATTAGGATAAACAATTTTATAACATATTTCAATAACAAAATGTCCATCACGCGGAACAAGCCTTACACACTGAATATCATCGCGAGGTATATCACATTTTACAAAAATATTAGTTTTTGATAGAAAGATATATCCTTTTCTCTTAAAAGACAATGCTTGTTTTGTATATTCAACAACGAAATAGCCATCTTTATTTAAATATTTAGGTATTCTAGGCATATCTTTAATTGTTCTTTGTTGATACATTTTGCATAAGCTAAAAAATGATTTGAAATTTTTATCTAATTTCCTCTGTACCATTTTCGATACCTTTGCAGGTAATGCACGATAATCCAATTGATTCTCATGAGCAAACTTAGTGTTTACATCTTTATATGACAAATGCTTTTTTGTTTTAAAATAATGCTGTCGAATTTCATACAATGTAGCATTATATAAATTTTTTGATAAATGACATAAATTCCGAATTTCATTAAAATACGGATGATGTTGATTTATCTGCTGTTCTTGTACTAATAGCTCCAATTTATCACCTCCTTATACTTTATTATATGCAAAAACAAAAAAAATGTTCCCAAAAACTGAGAACATTTTTTATTAAAATTTTTATATATATTTTGTTTATACTTTATAAATGTTTTGTATTTGTTTGTAACATTATTATACATACATTACCAACGTAAATACATATAAGAATAACACCAACCTGATGCTTTTACGACGTAACATGTGCAACTAGCTTCATGTCCATAGCAAGAGCAATAGTTACAGTTACAAATACAAATATCAGAAAGAAGGTTGATAACGTGCATAAAATATGTATTAACATCATTTGCTTTAATTGAAATAGTATAACCTTCATCATCCTGTGGAAGCGTCAAAACGTTGATTAGTTTCATTTGACCTTCTTTATAAAGCGTTTTATACTTTGGATTACCATAAGAATCTTTCCCATCAGGAACTTGTTTCTGTCCCTTATATGGAATATCTTTTCCTTTGAAATCCTCCATAAACTTAACGACTTCTTTGAATTGGTCAGAAACATCGTACATTCCCTTTGTACCTGGCTTTACAATAGGATTGCCGTTTTCATCTGTTTTAACATAGTCAAAGTTACCACGTGGACGTTTATCAATAGATACATTAACTTCTGATTTTAATATACCATTATAAATCTTAAACTTTTCATTAAGTGTATATCCATATAAATCATTTGTCAAAATATCTTCAGGTGAATATGTTTTAATCATCTTTGGATTTTGTGCGCTAATTGGTAATCCATCATCAACAATAGGAATTGTACCGTCAACATCACGTAGCATGTGCTCACGTTCAACAAATTTCCCGTTTTCATATCCACCAATTTTAATTATACCTTTACGATAACGATACTCACGCATAGGTGAACCTGTGAACCAGTTATTTCCTGCATGATAACCTTCTTCAATTGTTTCTGCATTTGGCTCTACATCAAGGTTCTTTCGTGTACCTTGACCCTGACCATCTGAAATATCATAAGAAAAACGTGAAGCAGGTAAACGGTCACTATACTGTGTCGTATCATGTGTTTCATACAGAAGGATAGACAAAATATCACAATAAATCTTATGATAATTCTGCTGTAACATGTAATCTCCATCAGAGAAGAACTCATTATTATCAGATACACCTTCTAATGTTTTAACCTGAACAGTATTCATTGGTTCTTGATTAAAGTCAAAACGTATTGCGAATTCTTGACGCAATTTGGTTAGAGCGGCATTCCAATCATCATTAGTAATACCTGACTTGCCAAATTCTCCGCCAGCTTCGAAATTTTCTTTTAATTTCTTTTCTCTTTTGTTGAATCCATTATCCCTTAGATATTTTGCATTATCTGAATTTGCTTGATAATATGTGCCATCCCAAAATCTTTCGCCAAAGTCATATATTTTATCACTACCTGGTGTACCGAATGGACGGCAAATAGGAAATCGATTATCTTTAATAATCTGATAGAATCCTGCAAAATATCTTGTGCTATATCCAACTCTATTGCTATCAACAACAGCCATTAATTTCACACCCCATGTTTATATTTATAAAAAATTGTAATTCCATTTAATCTATCTTATAAATAAACTTATATGGAATGCTTATCATGCTGTTGCCATTTGCTTATATGCTTTAATATAATCAGAAATTTTATTGTATAATTTACAAACTTCTTTCTTGTTCGGTGCATCCCAATGTTCTATGTCCCCACCGCAATTAACAGCATTACATCTAAAACAAAATACGGATGTGCAATCTTGACATTGTTTTTGTTTCTTAAACAAATTATTCTGTACCAAATAATTAAAATCTACTTTATGTAGAAAATTATCATCAAAAATTGTTGTATAAAACATATCTTCGTTTTCATACAAACATCCATGACAATAAGTTACTTTACCATCTAAATCTACCTGAAATGAATTAGCACCACCTGAACAATCTGCATTAGCATTCATATCAAACCACATAAAACCTGTTTTTCCAAATTGCTTATATTTCAAGAAATATTTAATCAGTTTAATAAACTGCTTGTGCATTTTATCATAATCTACATTGCCTGCATTTAATGTATCAGGAGTCAATACAAATCGAACTTTATGTTTTAATTCTTTATTAAAATTCTCAAAATTTATATACTGCTGATATAAATTTTCTTCCAAATCTTTCATAGTACACGTTGACTTTGTACCAAAGTTAAAATCATTTTCATCAAAAAATTTAATTGCATCTCTTACGATTTTATCTGTTTCTTCAATTGTTTTATTCAATTGGAAGCGTTGATTATCTTCTATATTATGATAATCATAAGACACTTGAATCTGTAGCCGTTCTCCTACTTTATCATTAATTTCTAACAACTTATATTTAAGACTTTGTACCAATGAACCATTTGTATATAAAAAAAATGTTACATGTTCATTATCTGCAAATTCATTAATAATATCATATATATCATGAAAATAAATCGTCGGCTCTGCTCCCCAAAATTCAATGCGCAAATCATGCATATCTGCAAGCAAGTGCAATACTTCTATCATACGCTTTTTCACATTAGGTTGAAGTTTGTCGGTAGATTCAACCGAGCCATTTTTTACTTCAAAACAATAAGAACATCTAAAATTACAAGATTTACCCATATTAATAGACACTGAATATGGTGTCCGCATTAAACATCACCTTCAATTCTTTCTTGTGCTATATTAAAGTATTTTAAATCTTTTTCTATGCCTATAAAACTTCTATTCGTATTTTTACATGCAACACCTGTTGAACCACTCCCCATACAAAAATCTAAAACAACATCACCTTCATTTGAATATGTTTTAATTATCAATTCAAGTAATTCGACTGGTTTTTCTGTTGGGTGCTTGCATATAGAAGCATGTGTTTTTTTGAATGTCTGTATTGATATTGGATATTTTTCTGTACTGCCTACTCGCTTATCTGTAGCTATATATTTTCCATAATTAGAATTGCTTTTGCCTGTTTCCTTTACTTTTCCATCACTTTTCCCCACTGAATGTAAAGGTTTTCCAATGGTAAATTGTGGATTATATGTCGGCTGTTTTTTATAAAATATAGCTATCTGCTCATGACTTCTTAATGGCATTCTTTTTGCGTTTAAGTGACCTGAAACTAGAACTTTATTCCAAACCAAATCATATCTGAAATATTTTCGATTTGAATTTACAATATCAATATAAAATAAACCTTGACCGAACAAAATTATTGCGGCATTTTCTTTCGCAATGCGATAAACATTTTCCCACATATCATTTAAACAAATAGGAATATCCCACTTATTTTTTGTTTTCCCATAAGGCATATCGCAAACAACCAAATCAATAGATTTATCTTCAATTTTTTGGAAAATATCGAAACAATCTCCGTTATAAAGTGTTATCAAAATTTTACACCTTTTCTTTCCGTGATATATATATCACATTCATTCTTCATTTCTTTATATAATCCTGCTGTAAATTTGAATATCAATTTCAAAACACTACAATATCCATCAATAATTGATTCATTTTCTAATTGCGAATAATAGCACCCTTGGTTACAAAATTTATTTATTTTACAATTCATACATTTATTATTTTCTGTAACATTATTATCTTTTATAAAAGCTATATTATCCCAAAAATAAGTGTCTACATTAGAATCATACAATTTGTATTTATCTGCACTATAAAAACGGGAACATGGATATATAATTCCGCTAGGTGTTATACTAAAACCATTCTTACCTGCGAAACAAATAAATTTACGTTTCCCATATATCATATTCTGCATTGCTCGGTCTAAAAATCCAATTCCTAATAACATTCCTGTATCTTGATATACTCTTTTATAAAATATCAACAATTCATCCAACTGACATTTCAATTCTTGTAATGCGTCTTTATCCCACACATTATCTTTCACAAATGATACATCAATATAAAAATTATTCTGCTGTGTATTCATAGCAAAATAAACAAAATAACGTATATTCTTCATCATTTGCGAAACATTATACCCATCTACCATCATTTTAGGATGCATCGAAACCAAATTAGAACGATAAATATTTTCAATAAATGTAACATTTTTATCACTACATCCATCACAACTAATTCCTATATTGATATTATTTTTATCTAACTGTTCTTTTACCTGTTCATTCAATAAAATTCCATTTGTCTGAACAAAACTAAACTTTACATTTAATACATTTTTTATATAATCATCAAACTCAATCACATTATCAATTTTTAATAGCGGCTCGCCACCAAAAAACGTTACATCATATTCATCGCTAAAATTATCATCTAACATTCTCGATAACTGTTTTGCATGTGATATTTGATTTCTTAATTTATCAAATGAAAGTTCTTGCGTATCTTGTTTTATATAACAATACGGACAATTTAGATTACATTCATTTGTCATGTGAATCTGCAATGTGTGTTTCAATCAATCACTTCCTCCCACAAATAAAATAGAAGAAAAAAGAGAGCTAACATCTCTCTTTTTATCTTTTTTCACGTTTATTTATATAAATGATAGATTCTTCTTCTTTTTTATCTTCAATTACACGGAATGACAAATCTCTTAAATAAGTGTTCCTGTTTTTAATGTTCAATGGGAAATCATATACATATCTTAACATATAAGAATTTCTTACTTTATCAGGTGTACCACTAATACTAGGAATCGAACTTAATTTATGTAATCTAGTATCAATACCGCTAACACTCAATGTATTATAATCATTTATTGCGAATATATACATCGTTCTCGGCGTTGTGGTAAACAAATAAGTCTTTGATAAGAGTGTTTCAAATGTCTTTAATTGGTCATTTGTATAAGAACAATATTCCTCAAACATAATATTTGTCTTATATTTATACTGATAAATACGCTTCTTTAATTCTAAATTTATTCCCGTAACAATCAATTCACCGTTTCTATAATTCAGCAATTCGATGATATTGTGTTCTATTTGTATCACACGCACATTTGATAAATCTTTATAGACAAAATTTTCCCGTTCTTCGCCATATACATCATACGGATTCAATTTATACATAGAGTATGAATTTCTATATAAATATAAATCATTAAATACACCAAAATCGTTACTTGATGTTGAACTAAACATTTTGTGAAATTTCAAGAAGTATCTTTTGTTCAATCGCTCGTATGCACTTTTAATAACGACATTTTTCATCTTATCTTTATAAGACACTTTTAAATTATCATCATTAATAGTATAACTAAATCGTTTATTACCGCGAGCATAATTTGTATTAAAAATTTGAATATCGTCCTCACACTTTACATTTATATAAGTTCTAAATGTCGTTGATGTATTGGTTTTTGGATTTTTAAACATGACAGATATTGGAATCTTTATTTCAAAAGAAAACATTTGTAAACTCAATCCAAAATTAAATACGTCATATCCCATGCTATTAAATTTTCTCTCGATAACATCGTATCCATCTTCACGTGTGATATAATAATTCAAATTACCATCAGTAACATATTCTAAATTATCTACATAACTTAAAATGTCTTTACGAATTTCATTAAATATATCCGTTACCATATCAGAACAATCATAAACATTTAATTCATTTCGTTCCAATACTATTTTTGTCAAAACATTTGTTTCATCAGAATTTATAAATCGAATCAATAAGTTATCTGAATTATCAAAACAAACAACGTTATTATTTTTCAAATATTCCAACGTTTTATCTGTAATCTGTGTGGCATAGTCTATTTTATTATAATTAATACCATCATATTTAACAATATGAATCCCATATTCATCATAACTAATATAATAAAAATTATCCTGATTGTAAATCCGATAATCACAATTTTTAATATAATCTAATGATTCTTGTATTGGTAATTGAGTTTCTTTTTTAGATTCACTTTCGACAAAAGTAATATCGATATCATTATTATATATGAAAAATCCTGTCTTTTTATTTACATCAACGGTTTTATCTTTCACTGATGAATCGAACAAAATTGTATTCCCATCGGATGAATACCTAATTGTATCATTTACAGTTTTATCTGTTCGTACTGCTAACGAGCTATCATTTAATGGTGTTAAATTAAATTCTACAGATGTATCATCACCACACCACAATATCATGGTAAATCGACAATTATCCTTTTTATAAACATTTTTTATTTTATCAATGGTCAGTGTAGAAATTCCTTCGCCATAAATTTGAAACCAGTTCGGGTCTTTATTCGTTTGATTTTTATTAAATAATCGACGCATATAATCGATGTGTATATTTTCTGCTTCAAATCTATACCTGCCATCAATCTCTATTGTAAGATAACTTCGATTCCCACGCTTATCAATTACCAATTCAAACATTTTCCCATTATATTCAGGATTCAATACAATTTGTTCCTTTGATATAGGTGAATTAATCTTACCTACAATTCCACCAAAAATATCATAATTTTTCTGTTTATCTGTCTGTAAATAAGATATAGTATTTAATGACATTGAATTCGGTTTAATAATTGTTGACATAACAACTTCTTTATGCAATTCATTCGTAGTAACAATAACTGCTTTATATAGAACGGTACGTTCAACATCTTTCATTGTTGTATCAAAAAGAAGATTTCTAAATGTATATTGTTTGTTCTTTGCGGACATATATCCCAAAAAACTCCATTTTAATTCTTTGCTATCATATTTTTCGTTGTTTTTGCTTTGCTCTGATATATATGATTTTTCATTTATTTGTGTCAAAGGAATTATGTGATAATACAGCGCAACTCTATCAATCGTATGTGACGTATTTGCTTTTAATATAATATCCAAATTGGAATAGTTCTCATGCAATCCATACGTAGCAAAAGATTCTATTTTAATATCATCTTTTGTATATCCACTAAGCACCTTTAAATAAAAATCATTTTTATATACCTTCCCACCTTCAAGGACTACTTCAACAGCATAATTATTATTTCCAAATTTTATCCAACGATTATCTTTTATTTCATAATCATTATCACCATTTTGAAAAATTTTGCAATCGGTATATACTTCGCCATTTTTATAAACAGTAACGCTATTGATAGGATTTTCATTATTATTGATATGACATTTAAATGAAAAATTATAGAGATACTCCCTTGTATAAAAAACATCTTTCGTACAATATACATCATGTTGAAACGATGTATCCAATTCAAACACTATATCTCTATTAACCATTTATATTCCTCTCACTGTGCCAAAAATAAATTCCCTGTTTCTATTGCCTTTGGGATTAAATCTCTTAATCTATCCCTACAAGCTACTGCTTTTTCATAATCCTTAAAGTGCATTTTTTGGTTCTTTGAAACTTCATCAGAACCAAATTCACAATGGATAAATTCTTTATACTCATCTTCAAACAAATTTAATGTTGTTGCAATCGTTTTGTTTGTTTCAAATACTAATTGTACTCCACCCAAATTTCGATAAGCAACAACATAATACCCATATTCATCTTCTTGTATTTTAAAATCTATTATCATTTACAAACCACCATCTGATATTAAAATATGGTATATGAGAATTATCATATACCATATATATTAAACAACATGTAATAGCATCCACTTATATACAAAATCATCATCTAATAAATTCATTTGCTTGTCCACTAATTGAAACTCATCATTAATAATACGATTGAAATAACAATTCCAAACTGGTCCAGAAATCATAATTGACATGCGCGTATTATTCTTATCAAAATAATGTCCTAATGGGTCTTTTGTATACTTATATCCTAATTTCTTAAAATACCCTATTATTTTACCTGTCATCGCAATCTATTACTCCATAAATCCAAATCATCTTCTGATACTAGCATCTTAATAAATGGTGTAATCATCTTTTTCGGAAATGTAATATCTGTTAATTTGCGAATCTTCGCACTAGCCGCGCTATGTGTATCACCATTCATACGACATTCATCATAAAAATCACACAAGCGAATCATTGTTGCAAATAAATGAATATCATTTGCATCAATTCCTTGCGGATATCCTTCACCATTTAACTGTTCCATATGTTGAACGACAATATTAGCAATTCTAGGTTCATCAATAGCACATAAAATTGACTTAGAAAAATACGGATATAATTGTTCAATGCTATACTCTGCATCGCGAATATTTACAATTTTATCCCATCCGATTTTTCCTAAATCATGAAAAAATCCTGCCCAATATACCACTTCACGTTCTCGCGGCTCAATTTCAAATCTTTTAGCAAATTCATAACACATCATCGCCACACGTTCTGAATGTTTATATATTTCTGGTGATGATTTTTCAACAACATTAAGAATCTGATTAAACAATTCTCGTTTCACGTTTTTGTACCCACCCTTTCAATATCTTGCAACTTCTATAAAAAACATATTTTCTAATCGGACGGAATATAACAGTTATCGCAAAAAATCATATAATAATTGTAGAATTTTAATTGTTACGAGGTTGAAACGATGAAAAACTATACAATTCTTGATGAATCTTATAACGAACCTGCAAAACTATTTGCCACACTTGTAAAAATGAATGTAAAAATGAATGTAAAACTCAAAGAATTATACAAAAAAGTCATGCAAGCAAATGAACGTTTAAATTTATATATTAGAAACTCATTTTGGATAAATTTTGATACGAACAAACATTCCACCATTATTGATGAAGATAATATATGTTTTTTCTATCTCAAAGATGTATCTGAACTAAAAATCAAATTTAACGATTTATTACTTGACAGGGACGATTATTTCAATAATTTATTCAATCATCAATATATGGAACAAGTAATGTCATTTGATGATTTACTTTTAGACGAAAACGAAAGTCAAGAAGAATATAACGAAAAAAAATTATTAGTCGATTTCATACAAAAAAACATAAAGAAACCACTATTTAAGTCAAAACTAACCAAACAACAACATAAGACAATTGATTCACTTACCACCAAATGCCATAATTCTGAAGATAAAAGACAATTTGCACTAGCTCAATTAGAAGATATGCAAGATGATTATAACCAATTTTATGAAAGTTTAATTGCAAAACTAATAGAAGATGAACATTATGATTTCGACAAAGATTTAGACGAAATCATGATAGCAAAAAACAAGAAAACAGATGAATGGAACATTTTATTTTATGACATAAAAAAAGGCTGATTAGCCTTTTTTTTATATATATTGTTTCATATCATTAATCAATTCTTCGACTGTAATATCTACTCCATTAATCTCTGTCGTATATCCACACAACCAAAGACACTTATCAATCGCCGATGCGGATGTAGTTCCAACTGAACCATCTTCATTTTCATTATTCTGCGAACCAACACGTTGAATTGATTTAATTATAGCGCACAATGATTGGAACTTTTCATCGCTAGCATCAAAATCTTCTGATGATGCTTTGTTAGCGAACTGACTAGCACAACTGTCTATTATACTTCCCATTTGCTGTGCATCACGAATAAATTCATTTTTATCATCAATATGATATTTTTCCATAGCATTTTGTAATGCTTTGCTATCAGTCTTAATCGCCCTTGCATTAAATGCACGTTTAAATGAGTAGAAAACCTTTTCAAAGTCTTTCTTGTCTTTGACTTTGTTATCACCAACAAAGTAATTTGTTGTATTATTTTCTGTTCTATTTTTAACATCATCATGACCGACATTCTGTATATCATACGGTTTAAACGCAACATTTGATACAGATTCGCCGTCTAAAATTGTAACAATTTCATTCGTCACTACATATTGACCGTTTTCTTCATTTACTTTCTGATAACCATAAGCATCTACTGTAAAATCAATGGCTAATCCCTTAACATCAGTAGAATCACTAACATTTTCCATATTAATACAAACTGTTGCTTCTGTTGAAGCATTTGTATTATGCCATGTTAAAGTATTTGATAGTAATTTATATTTCTGTGACTTATTCTTACCATTTTTACCTGTTGTATAATATTTGCCATCAAAATCTACACCGCTAGACGAATTAGAATAAGTAAGTTTTTTGAATATTACTGAATTTAAGAAATCGTCCCACGGTTCATTACTACTAGACTGTGCATATCGTGCAATGTCTGTTACTGCCGTTTTCTCACAATATACTTTAAGTAAATAATCATCTTTTGTCACATTTCCATCTGCAACAATATATCTTGATTTATGGTCTGTCATAGATTTAACCTTTCTAATATCTTTCTTATCTACAACAGTACCTTCTTCTACTTTTTGACCTTCAACTAATTGCGGTGCATTATCTCCGCCATATTTCTTTTTTATATATGCCAAAACAACATTCATAATTTATCATTCCTTATATATCAATTTATTATTTCTCTTTACAAAAATAACATAAAATAAAAAACAGTCCTTATAAGGACTATTAAAATTAAAAATCAAGTTTAATCTTATTAACTTTCATTAGTGGATTGTCAAATGGATATAGTTTATCAAACAAACAAAAATCATTACTGAATACTTTAAATTCATTTCTTTCATATTCAAAGTAATGATGTACTTGCTCAATCTCCCACGATATGCCATCATCTATCCATGACTTTGGAAACTCAATATACAACCTATGTTCTTTATTTTCTTTCCCATTGATAAATTCTCTGATAGACAAACAAACTATTTTATCTTCACAATTTGTAATAGGATTCAACCCGATTTTATTAGAGAAATTAACATCAAATGTTTTGTTCATCTTGCATCTTCTTTCTATAATCTAAAACATTAAACGTATCATTTGATTTAATTCTATCAAGAAATGATTTCGGCAACAAATTTTTATTGTAACGTATAACGTTTGAAAAAGAAGCATCTAATATATAAGTAACAGACCAATCCTGTTCATGTCTTGTAGCTCGACCACATTCCTGAACTAAATTGCAAAGCATTTTACTTGTATACCACTTTTTATTCTTTTCAATCTTCTTCTTAACTCTTGCATCTGTCATTGATATATAGGGCAATTTAACAATAACTTGAAATCTTCCATAATCATCTTTTAAATCTACCCCTGTCATCAATGACGGGCTGACAATAACCGTTGGTTCATCTGAATTAGCATGATATTCAAACAACATTTCATTTGATTCATTGTGCTCACGATAAATGAATCTACTATCGTTGATATTATCAATAATATATTTTGCTACAGTATAATTCCCTGTATGAATAATCCCTTTTTCATCTTTGTGCATACGCAATATTTTGCGAATCTCGCTAACAACAAACGGTAAGGTTTTATTGATATTCGCATAATTCATTGAACCAATTGGATTATATACAATTGGTGATTTATCTGCATCAAACAATCCATCACGTGTAATAAATGCTGTCTGTTTTATATCAATACCTAAATCATCACAAAACGTTTTCTTGTCAAAAATCGTTGCCGACATCATCACTACATGATTAACAGCATATTTATCAATCAATTTTGAATACAATTGACTAACATCAAGAGGCAAAATTTTAACATAATCACCATTACATTCAATTACCCAATCGGATTTATCCTTACTCTTTAAAAAATTTGACATTTTCATTAACATGGTCTGTAGCATTTCAATATGATTCATCATATTTGTGCTGTCTTTATCGCTAATATCTGTCAATTCATCCGCAGTCATATTGTGATAATTACCATTTATTTTTGTCATAACACTATTATTTAACTCGATAAGTTTATGTGAAATTAGCTTATGAACAAACGAAACCCAATTAATAACAGCGTTCATATCATTGCAATCAAACTGTTTTCTAAAAACAATCTGGTCTTTAAAACTTGTTCCATCTGTAATATTATACTTTTTGATGAGTTGTTCCTTATTTAATGTCAATCCTGCCATTTGAAGTAGATTATCTTCAATTAAATGACATTCATCAATGATTACAGCACCACGAGGAAGTAACCTTGAAAAATTATTTGGCACGGAACTAAAACTAGACGCTTGAAGAAAATAAGAAAATGATGTAACATACATCTCAGACTTTTCTGCTTCACTTCTAGCAAGAATATATGGACAAATATTTTCAGCTACACATTGCTTTGTTAACTCTGTATCGAAACAGCACAATCCCAAACGGCAATTCATTCTATCATCTTTTGCACAATGATAATTCATTGCACCTTTTACCGTACGAGCACCATCATTATAAAAATCACTAATATATTGGTCTTGAAGCTGTTTTGTTGAAGTCAATAAATAACTGCTACCATCTTTTTTTGATATAGTTTTAGCAATAGCAGATTTTCCAATTCCCGTTCCTGCTTCAATCACTATATATCTATATTTACCTTGTTCATAAATCTTATCAAGCGCATCTAAGATATCCATCTGTTCTTGACGAATTGTTTTAAACGGGAAAAACTCCTTCATTTTTCCTTTTTTTATCGAACAATCTGGGTCTTTAAACTTCTTTTCCATGCAAACACTCCTCCTTATTAACATTATATATACTTTCTATTAGTTTGTCAAATAAAAAAGGCTTCGTTAAAAAGCCTTTTTTATTTATTCAAGTTCAGACATAACCTTTTCTTTTGCTAAGTCAAAATGACTCAATGGGATATTACCACTATCAACATTTACCCAATCCTGAAGAATGTCACTCACAACATCTTCATCTAATTCTTTATCATACTGTCTTTCTAGTGATTCTTTGTAGTCTATTGCAATTTCATCGTAAAACTCATCTACATAATCCCAAAATGTAAAATATTCCAAATCCTCTTTATCGTTGATTCCACAAAATTTTATCCGTTCATATATAATATCTTCGTCAAAGCTAGGAATGTCATAGCTAAATCCTTGTGTCAATCCCTTCAAAAGATTTTTTAATTCTTCATACGTACTAATTTTTTCCATCTAAATCAATCCTTACACTCTTTATATTTTGCTAATCTAGTAACCGTAGTTCCATCAAAGAAATAAACCTTATCTACGCCTAATTCACTTTTACATTGTTGTGAAAATTTTTTGACAGAAACATTTCCGAAAATCTCATCTGCAATAACTACATCGCCTAATAAATGTGCAAAAACAACATCATCGAATCCCATTTCATTTAATTGTTCTTCGTCCATTCTATAAAAATCATCATCTTCATCAATAGAATCAATATATTCTTGAATAACCTGTGTGTGCGTTTCATTTTGTTCACCAACAAGCAGTTCACCATTCAAAAACACAACCGGTGCTTCCCTTGAATCATACTGAACTTTCCTTTAACAGAATTCTTGTTTCATCAATCGTAGCAAATATTCGCTAATGCGAATACTCGTCTTACACAATCTCCACAAGCTATCCCCGTAGTTCCTACGGTTTTTTACAAAAACTTATTGAATTACTCCTATTTCCCGTAACCCTTCTGTCAATATATTTATGGAAGCATTTATATCCCTATCATGATTTATCCCACATTTAGGACATATCCACGAACGAATATTCAAATCCTTCGTTTTCCTATTTCTATATCCACAGATATTACATAATTGACTAGATGGATAAAATCTATTTATCTTTACAAAAATCTTTCCATACCATTTACACTTGTATTCTAATTGTCTTGTAAACTCATACCAACTTACATCTACAATAGAACGTGCTAAACTGTGATTTTTTACCATATTAGATATTGCTATATCTTCTATAGAAATCACATCATAATTTTTTACAATTTCTGTTGAAAGTTTTTGTAACCAGTCTGTTCTTTGGTTTGTTATATGTGCAAACAATCTTGCCACTTTTATCCTTGATTTTTCCCAATTAGAACTTCCAATTTGTTTTCGTGAAAGTTCTTTTTGTAATCTTGCAAGTTTTTTCAAAGATTGTTTTAGATATTTCGGTGACGTATATTTTTTACCATCCGAAAGAACAGCAAAGTCTTTTAATCCAAAATCAATACCGACATAATCGTTAGTCGCTTTCAAACAATTATTTTGAATATCAGTACAACAAACAGACACATAATATTTGCCGTCTGGAGTTTGTTTAATAGTAGCATTTAATATCCTACCATTTATCGTTTGGTTATCACGATATTTTACTAACCCCAATTTTGGCAATTTTATATATCCTTTTAACACCTTTACTGTTGTACTATTTGTACGATAACTTTTATGTCGATTCTTTTTAGATTTAAATTTCGGAAATTTATGTGTATGTTTAAAAAAGTTTTTATATGCTTGCTCTAAATTTTTCAAAGCATTTTGCAACGCATTTTTGTCTGGTTCTTTTAACCAAATAAACCCTTTTTTAAAAACAGTTAATTCTCTTGAACATTGTACAAACGAAACAGATTCTTTGTTATCTTTATATGCGGCAATACGCCGTGCTAAAAACAAATTGTACACAAACCTAACACAACCAAAAGTTTTTTGTATAAGTTCTTCTTGTTGTTTGTTAGGATATATCCGAAATTTAAATGTTTTCTCCATCTACATTGTCACCTCCTTTCATAATTATAAATTATAGCATCAGAGGCAACATTTGTCAATATGTAATTATAAAAATATTGGTAAAAAACCTTAAACATTAGGAAAGTATCGTTCACTAAAACTCGTTACATTTTAGCAGTTCTCTTTTTGAACTTCTTTATATTTCTATAAAGCACAGGCTATATCTTTTCCATATTACAAAATTTCTCTTATAACTTAGGTCTAAATATTTCCACATAACTATATGTGTACTCCTCTCATGAAGGATAGTCGTTGAATATTTTCCTATTCGGAACTTTACTGCTGATTGTCTATTCTTTTTAACACTTAGGATTTAACCATATGTCATACAACAAATTTTTTCTACTTTCGTAACATTCACACTTAATCATATTTCATATTTATGTTGTAGTTTTGTCGTCTTTAAGAGTTCCCAGCAATTTAATTAGTATTGGATAGTTTTCACTACCACTACACACATATTTCTATATGTACTGACTCGGTTTTTACTTTTCGTAAAAAGTTAATCAAGAACAATAACATCAAATGTTAAACCTTCAATGTTTGATTGGTCTGATGCTGATACTGCTGTTACATAAGAACCATTATCTAGTTCAACAATATCTTTTGTTATTTTTACAATTTTATTATTTAATCTATCTTCATTCATTTGAAAGAATGTAGATAGTCTGCCAATAGAAACTTCTGCCTGTTGCAATCTAGGAGTAAAAATACCAACACGCATCATTGGATAATTGTCAATTAAATATCCACAAAACGAACTAATAGATTCTGTATTGTGCGTTACTGTATAATCTTCAAGCATAAACAATTTATCTTTACTATCCAATGTAAATCCATAATAATCATCTACATCTTTTTCAATTACCTCTATTGGATATAACGAATAATTAGTCAAATGTTCATTCATTCGCCATCCAAACAAATTCCGTCGAATACTATACAACAATGACAAAAAAGATTTCACATTGATATTACATAATCCACCAGTACGATTTTTCAAAGATAAGATGTGTGATTCATTTACCGTATATGATGAACCATCTTCCCCTTTTATTTCATACATCTTTTCTCTGCCTTTGCCCAATTCAATAACATTTGCAGTATTGCCGTATGGAGATAGTAATTTATCACCAATAACAACATCTTCAACACACTTTGATGTTCTATCAGCCATTAATACTTTTGTGCCTTTGGCAAGGCACTTGCCCGATTGCCGGCTCATCATCCCTGCTACCTGTTTCAGTTTAGGATTACATACAGCACGAATTAACGCTGTTTGATTTTCATGTAATTTTTGTCTTGACTTTGGTAAATGAGCACGCAATACATCTTCACAGTATTCCACAGGGTCAATCCGATTTAAAAACTTATGATATATAAAATCATCTAAATCTAAACCGTTTATCATATTCACTTGACTAGCTGTAACAATTTCATTTTTTATTACTTCTATGTTATTTTTAATATCAACAATTTCTAAATTTGACAATATATCCCCTCCACTTTTTCTTCTAAAAAGAACATATATATGTCTAAGTAAAATAAAACAAAAAGAGAGATTAAATCTCTCTTTTTATATTTAATCATCTACATTTTGTTTGATAAATTGAACGTCAAATCCTACATTTGCTTTATCAACAATTCCTTGTGTTTCATTGTTATATAAATACAAACTCATCTGATGTAGCCCTGTATTATGGAATTTAAAATTAAACCTATCAAAAAATCCTGCTTTCGTAATTTCTATATTATCAATCTTAAATTCATTTTCTTGATAATGTGGTTCATAATTACTACTGTGTATTGTTGTATCATTACAACGTATAAACAATGTACATGGAATATTTTTATTCATATTATCGAAAGATTTTACTTTTACAGCAATCTGAACAAAATCATCGCATGTAGGTGTAACAATATTCATTGTATCTGAACCGTAAACGAATTTATAATTGGTATGTGTATTGCTTTCATCCTGTGACGGATTATCTTCATAAGAATCTTTACGTTTAAAATATGGTGTTCCATCATCTTTAAATCGAATTACATATTCTAACCCACTATCCGTAAGAACTGTATATTCTTTTTGCGGAGAGAACATTAGTCGAATCTTGTCTATTTCAAGACTTAAATCTTCTAATTTATCATAATATTTCTTTAGCTGTTCCCTATCTTCTCTTGTAAATGCGTAATCGTTTTCCAACCCACATTTATAGGTACAACCTTTTTCATTTTCATAACTAAAATTAAATACCTGACGTAGGTCATAAATCATATCATTTGTAATGAACTCTGTACTTGCAGACATTTCAATCACACATAAATGAAAACAATCGTCAGGCAATTTAGGAATTTGTTTTTCTTCTGTGGATTGAATACCATAAGTGTATACTAATTCTGCATTTTTATTAATAGAAACAACCACTAACCATGTTCCGATGCGTGGTACTGAAATAATATCTGTATTTCGTTCTGAAAAATTGATTAACTGATTATTATAAATAATCGTTCCGCTATTTACATGAACAGTCATATCAGGTCTATCTAATTGACTGACCTTAAACATTTCCATTTCTTTTTTTGCACGAAAATATTTATCAGAATTTAGAATCATTTCATCACCTTCAATCTCAGATTTTTTAACTTATTAACTACTTTTCTTGCCACACGTCTAAATGTGCTTTCGTTTTCATCAGGTGTTGTATATGCTTTATCCACAGACGTTTCATCGACAACTGCTTTCCCTATATCATCTACCGTACAATTAACCATTCCGAAATCATCAACGAAAGCAATGTTATCAATAATATGTCCAAATCCAAAAGAATCTTCTTTGTCTACATCATCAATTTTATTTACATTCGGACGTTTTCGATTGAATTGGTCTGAATCATATCCTAACAAATCAGAAATTATTTCGCTATGCGTTCCACTTTCATTCCCAATTAAAATATCGCCATTGTAATACAAAAATGGTTTATCACGATTGAAAATATCTATTCTATCTACATCAGTAGTTTTGATTACCCTGCCTGGTGCATCATCTAGTGTTGAAAGATATTCAGATAAATCTTTTGATTTTTCCTTTGAAACATCAACTACATTATTCATGTATTGTTTCCACATTTTTTCATTCTGCCGAACGAATCCTTTAAATGATATTTCAATATCATCTTTTAGCACATTATCATATTCAGATTCATCTAATTCTTTCTTTACTTCATTTTGTACTAATTGTAACCAATCACCATTGGCTTCTTCCAATGCATCATCTAGTGTTTTTCTTAATACCTGTGATGATGTATAACTTTTGATATATTCCTTACAATCATCTGACATTAAAAATTCTTTAACAACGCTTTCGTATATATCATCAATCAATGTATGAAATTCTTTATCTGTTGCATATTCTTGATAAAAATTCTTTTTATCTTCTGCTACAATACATTTATCGATTCTCAGGTCTGCGATTTTATATGTTCGTAAATCAGCGACTCTTACATGATTACGTAAATCTAAAACTCTGTTCGCTAAACGATTCATTAACGTAGAACCTTCATTAATTCCATACACTTTAATAACATCTAATTGACTTTTAACAGCTTTAATTACATCATTTAACGAACAATTAAACAATTCATCTTCTTCAACAAATGCAATGTTATTAATGATATGTCCAAAAGCTAATGGTGCATTATCATCTAAATTCTCTATATCATCAGGATTCGGACGGAAAAAGTCATTATCCATTTCACCAAACATTCTTTGCATAATCTGATTGTGTGTCTCTCCTTTATTACCTTTATATATATCACCATTATAAAAGACAAAAGGACATTCACGTGTCAAAATATCAATAACATTTAGTTTGCCAACATCAAATTGTTCTCCAACTTTATCTTCCTGATTTTCTAGTTTATTAGCTAAATCTTGATATTGCTTTTGAAGTATTTCTTTTAATTGCTCTGTGCAATAGTCATATCCATCTTTATCAATATATTTATTAAATAATTCAAACAAATCTCCCATTTCACGTTTGTATTGTTTTAGGTCGATTACTTCACCAACTTCATTAGCTAATGTTTGAATTATTCCACCTGCTCCCATGCTATTCATTATTTCAGAATGAGATTTTCTCAATAAAACAGATGTACTAAACATTTCTAAAAATACTTTACCACGTTCAGATGTAATTGTATCTTTAAACACTTTTTGAAAAACTTCGTTTAATTGATTTTTAAACGTCGCATTGTTTTTATATTCTTCTTCAATCGTTTTTTGTTCTTCTGCAAAAATACGTAGGTCAGCAATTCTAACGCGATTTTTTAAACCATTAAATTTACACACTAAACGATTTAATGATTTGTTATTAAATGAATCATTTAATTTTTTAATGCGATTAACAATTCTTGTTGCATTATAATTCACACAATGATATGCATCAGATTTTCTATTAGCAACAAATTTACTTAATCTTCCAAAGTATTTATCTTTAACATTCCCGCCACGGAGGTAGAGTTTGCCATTGCAACAATCAACAATAACACAATCATATTTATCATCATATACACCGTCCAAAGCAACTTTTACATACCCATTACTTTTCGATGTTTTTAACTGATTACGTTTAAATTCTTCATTAAAATAATCTATTAAAGCTAATACAAAATTATCATTTTTGCTATCAGTAGGTAGCACAGTAACTTTTGAAGTAATTAGACGGCTCATAACGAATCCTCACTTTTTCTGTTTAATCTATATAAAGAATAAATATGTACTAAAAAAAAATAAGGCTGTTTACACCTTACTTTTTTGATTTAATGATTTTACGAATCTCATCCACACAATCTTGCACACATTCATTTTGCACACGAATGTGCGGTATTCCTATATTATTAAAGTTATTTATAGAATAATCTTTCGCATCTGCAACAAACCTACGACACATTTCTACGTAATCTTCATTTCCATTCATTTCACGTGCAATACAACGCAACAGTCTATCACGCTCATCCACACAAATATGAATAACAACCAAGTTATTTGGATAAATGCTTTGAAGTTTTTGCACACCTTCTAGCGTATTTACCATAATATATGTTTTATCTGATTTAATATCAATTTGTCCATCATTCGCCGTAAAGTAATACCATATTCCATGAACTGTCTTATATGAACGTGATTCAATAATTTTATCTGAATTCTTTAGTTTATGATATACTTTATTATCAACGAAATAATATTCTTTTCCATTGCGTTCTTTTTGTCGAATTGGTCTAGTGGTATACGTTATAATCGGAACTAATGTTTTATCAACATCAATTAACCGTTGAAAAATTGTATCTTTTCCACTACAACTAGCTCCAACAATGCAAAATATCTTTGCCAAAATTTCACCACCTTTTTACTTTTTATTGCCAAACAACATTAATAAAACCGTTCGTATTAATAACAGACAACAGGCTATATAAAAAGACTGTAACAATGTAAAAGCGATTGTACCCATAGCCAAAGATAAAAAATAACCAATACAATAAACAAATCCTGTGACTATTAATAGCGAAAAAGCAATACAAACAACAAAGAAACCGCCAACAACCAACAAGAATCCTATTGCCGAAAACAAACAACCTATCAATCCAATAACATATTTCATTTTTTCTTCCTTTCAGATTTATCCTTAATTAAGTTTGTAAAACTCGTTACTTTGAATACCTTAAAAATTAAATGATTTGTAATACTACGACAAGTATTTTTTAGCGTAGTTTCAAATCTAGTTTTAAGTTTTTTGTTCTTCTGTGGCTTTTGGATAATCTCTGCATTTCCATTTTCATCTACATATATCAAACCAAATTCCTTTAACACCATATCTTTTTGAATAACCCCTGTCGGACACATTATATAGAAATAATTGCAATGTGGAAAATATGATTTTTCCAATTTAAACAATTTACTATCTCTTTTATAATCTGCTAATGTAGCCTTTACTTCAACAATGCGAACTTCTTTTCTTCTAAAATTTAATCCGCAAACATCTGCGATACTTCTAATATTATTGAATTTTGTTTCAACTGAAACAACATCAATACAAATCTTTTTTAAAAACGCACAAGCAACAATTTTTAATCGTTTGTGTGTATCACTCTCTGCCATCAAAATCACCATTTGATACAATAAAAACAGATGTGACTTATCTGCCGCCCACCACATCTGCTTTTACTTTCCATCTTTTCTTTACCTTTTTGCCAATTTGTTTGTTTTATAAAGGAACAAACAACCTTGTAAAAACAATGAATGGTTTTTCATTGCTCAATATTAGTATATACGAAAAAAGCGGATTTATCACATCCGCTTTTGTAAAAAGTATATTTTTTTATCTAATGTACGAATTTCTTTTGCTAGATTATCTATCATACGTTGATAAATTTCTCTATCTCGATTTGAACCACCTTCATTATACATGAAATGGTTTACATCTAGTTCGATTTCCTTAATCAACTTTTGTTCTCTTAATTTATCATATAAATCAATGATTACATCACGTTCTGATTTAGGCTCACGAACTTTTACAGGAATTTCTTCTTTTGTCTGAACGTCTTTTTTCTTTTGTACGGTACGTTTCTTTTTTGGCGGTTTAAGTTCTTCAACGACATCGTTTTCTTCGAATCCCATATCAACAACATCATTGATTTCATCACTTTCAACAACATCTTCTTTTTTTATAATATTGTCATCATCCAAAAATTTATTCATGACATCCTCACAAATTCAATAAAAGCATATCATTTTCAAGATTGTAATGGTATTCATCAAAACATTCTTGTAATACAGCTTTTACATTCATTTCTTCACCAACTAAAGCAAAGTTTTTCATATTACTTGCAAGTGTTACATTATGAACTTCACAAGATTTATTAATACGAAATGTATCATTATATGAAAAAAGATTTGTTCTAATTTGCACTATTCCCCACCTCTGGAACTTCATATTCCCATATTACAACCATTGGCTCTACAAAACCAATAAAGTTAATATAAAAATTATCTTTATCATAATAGTAATGTTTTTTGCTGAACATTTCACCAACTGTTCCACCACTTGAATTTGAACCGTATCCATGTGAAGATGTTCCATTTTTCCCGTTTCCATTACTCGATGATTCAATATTTTTATCAATTAATTCGTTGTAGTCTTGCTCAAATTGAATAGAAAATTCATTGTTCCTATTGCTAATTCGATTGATTGTTATTTCCCCTGTCTCATAATTTACAAATCCGCTAACATTAACCCCTTTATCTTCCCCTATAAACGAGCCGACGCTTTCATGGTCTACAGCATCTACATATACATTAACAGAATCTTTCATTTTAATTGATGTGCTTTTTATTCCATACCGCCAATATCTACTACCACCCATAGGGTCTTTCATCATTGGTTTTTGGAATAATTTATCATGTTTCTTAAAAACAACATCTTTAATTGTTGTTTTTAAGTTAGCAATATTCACTTTATATAAATAAACTTTTCTTGCGTCTTTACCAATTGGATTGGATATAACATGAACACCTAATAATAACCTTCCTGCATTAAACATATTTTTAAATTTTTCTTTTACATTCTCAGTAAATCCCAAATCATCAGGAATATTATCAACGTGTTTTTTAAACAAATCTCTTGCCGTTACACCAATTTTAAACCCATATTGTTCTGCATCATGACTAGCAATAGTAAGTTTTTTATCTGTTAAAAACTTATCATACGCTTCCATAAAATCAGTAAATTCACTCATGACAATTTTCCTTTTATATCTTCTACAACCAAATCACTTTCAAATGGTGTAATTGTTTTATATTTTACATTATTTAATATTGATTTAATTTCTTCGTCTTTTTGTCTTGCAACGGTTTCGTTTCCAATTCTACCATCCGCTTGCCAAAACCCATCGATTCGCTTTAGCACATAATTTATATTTTGACAAGAATTAAACTTTTTCCAAACCAAATCAACAAACTCATTTCCTTCATCACATCCAAATATGATAATATTAGACAATAAAATGTCATATTTGGTTTTGAATTGTAAAACTCAAAGCATAGTAACAATGCTCACTTTACATATTTATATAAACATATAAAGATTTATCGTAGAACAATATTTAAGATACTAAATTTAGTTTTCTAAATAATTGTTCAACTTTTTCATGTTTTGTTTCTAATGGTTTATATTTATTCTTTTCAATCTCTTTATGTAAAGAATCTCTTAGAACGTCTACTGAAATTCTATTTTTTATATTTATAGAAGCATTTAAATCAGCATTTTCTTCATATCCACAATGAATACATTTAAACTTTTCTTGTGTTTTTCTGTTATCTTTATGAATATATCCGCAACAAGAACATTGCTGACTAGTATATTCTGCATTTGTTAGTGATATTGTTATTCCATATTTTTTACATATTCTTTCTGCCATATTCTTTATATCTACTATATGTAAGATTGACATTAATCTTCTTATATTTACATTAAACTCTTTATTGTTAATTTTATATTTTCTTGTGAATTTATTTAAATCTTCAAATACTAAATGGTTTATATTGTTTTTGTTGCAATGTTTAAACAATTCTACTAAACATTGTTCTACCATTGATATGCTTCTACGTTTATCTTTTTGATTTTGTTTTAATTGTTTATATGTATATTCTGTAGAAAGATTACTTGTCATTTTTGTAGATATAATTCTATCTTGTTTTTTCTTTCTTTTTAGAATAGATTTTACCATTTTTCTATCATAATCTATTGTAAATCCGTCAGAGCATTGTAATAGATTATGTTTTATATTTACATCTATTCCTTCTATATAATTACCAATAGATGTAGGATATGTTCTATTATCATCTTCTACAATTACTATTTTTAACCTATCTTTTTCTAACGTACAAGTATACTGTTTTGTATATTGACGTTTATTTTGACCAGCCATAGAATAATGAATACTATTAAGATTACCATGATATTTTTTAGAATACCGAAAAGGAATCTCAATAATACCAAAATGAGGAATATTGAAATTGATAATACCATTGGTATATTTATTAGAACTTTCTTCAATAAAAATTGTAGTATGTTGATTTACACCAATAAAAGATAATTTTTTGAATACAACCTGTTCTTTTGGTGGTTTCTTTTTATTATATTTTTCATATACTTGTTTACAAATATGTTGAAAAAACATAGAGGAAAAATCTTTATCTCTATATTTTTTATTCATTAGTTTAATGAAATCAGTACATTTGATTGTTTGCTTATTAAAGTATTCATCAAAATAGATATAGGAAATAAAGTTTTGTAAAATTCTAATTTTTTTAGCAAATTTAATAATTGTATTCAGTTTTTCTTTATTCAAATGATGAGAATAAAACGAAATGGCTTTTTTGTTTGCTGTTGATTTACTAAATTGCACATGTACACCTCCTTATCATTTAATTATATGTTATATAATTTATTTTGTCAAATAATATCTTTTGAAATACTATTGATTTTTATGTTTTATATTTTTTTATTACAAAATATTGTATTTTTACTACTTATTACATGCAATATACATCTGCCGAAATTGTACTTTTCCCTGCTCCTGCACCTGCAAAAAAATTAACTACTAACATATAAATTTCTCCTTGACAAGATATAAAATCAATGTTATATTAAAAATATAAAAAGAAAGGAAGGTAAAACATTATGTATTTCAGAGGGATTTTTTATCTAGTTGGATGTGTTCTCCTACTGTCATTTTCAATGTTTATGTACGGAGAATACAAGTTAGCCATCGACAATGAAATTCCGTATGGATATCAACTATCCACTCACACTCCACTAAAAGACAAGCTGATTGTAAATGACTACTGTATCTTGTATAGCGATTTTCTAAATCAATACAGTAGTCGTCTAGCAGATGTTCTGAATGAAACCTCCGCTCATCCATTTAAATCAAGAAACAAAAAAGAGGAAACATTGTTTGCTTTTGATATAGGCTGTGTTTTTGATTGTGTAGGATTTACTCCTTCTAATCAACTATCAAAAGCAATATCAGACACAAAAAAACAAAAGCTCAATGAGGCTTTTAGAGAAGTGGAATTGGCAAACACTCTCATCAAAGATATTAAATCTACCAATAAGCAAGATATGAACTACTATTGCGCTGGGATTCTCCCACGCAACAGTACACTTGTTATAAATTCTAAATTCGCAGAAGCAAACGTGCATATCAACAAAGCAAGAACAATTATCAATAACGTTCAGAACATGAATTAACACTGAAAATGGAGGTGCAAATGCGCCTCTTATTTTTTACTCCACCAATATATATTTCATTTTTAGAATAGAAACAAGAAGGTGAAATATAATGCCGCGACAATCTCGTATTGGTGATACTGTAAAAATATCTTGTCCACACGGAACACAAATTGGTATTATTACGTCAGGTTCACAATATACGTATGTAGATGGATTAAAATGCGCACGACTAACCGATACTGTAGTTTGTACTACATGCGGCGGTTCAGGTCAAATTATCACAGGTTCTAAATTTAGTTTTGCAGATAGACTTAGCAAAGCAAAAGTAGGCGATAAGGAAATAGGTACTTGCCAATTCGGATGCAAAACATGTCCACATACACATAATGGAACAATCGTACAAGGTTCTGATTACACATATACCGAATGAAAAGGATTTTTACATGGAACAACAAGAATTAAACTTTATATATGATGAAACAAATGATAAGACAAACAAAGACTTATGGATTGAAACGCTATCCACAAATGATGATTTACTCATCTTAACATTAGGATTTGTTATTCAGGCATATTCTAACGGATTTTTTACTGAAATAAAAAAAGAGAATACATATAAAACAGAATTAGAATTAGCGCGTTCTGCATTATATGAACCTATCAATAAAGAAGAACAAGAACTTCTAAATAACATAATTAAAGAAATAAAAAGAACCGCTGAATAACGTCAGCGGCTCTTTTCGTTGTGAGGTAACACAAATTCCAAGGACATTGTTATCATAACACACTAGCATATATCTGTCAAGTAAATTCTACACGAATTTTACTCTTTTTTTCTATTGCCTTTTCTATTGCGCTCAATAATTTTTCTACTACCATAAACACTTTTATTTCTTCCATTTTATAGCAAGATAAATCTTCTTTAATATAACAAATTAATTCATTTTTGCTTTTCTTTTTTCGTTTTTCTTGCTTATCTTTTCTTTTGTCAATAAAGTGTATTTTCGTTTCTTTGTTAAAGAGTTCATCTTTCCCATTCAGCGTAACAAAAAATATATTTTCTTTCGTATTCAATAATTCATTAATTTTCTTTAGTTCATTATACAATCCTTCAAAATCCTCTTGTATAATAAAATCATCGTTATCACAAATATGCATAAATTTAGGGAATTTCGCTCCATAGTCAACCAATGTATCATGCATACCATCACGTTCAAAATTATACCAAACAATATCCCTAGTTAAATTAAAATAAACATCTTCTAATTCAACAATTTCTTCTAAGGAACTTTCAATATTATTCTTGATATTATTAATAACCGAAATATATTCGTATTCTTCAATACCTTCATTTTTTAACAATTCTAATACTTTAGTAGATATAGGCATTAAATTTTTCATTCGTTTTCATTTCCTCTGTTGTTGGCATTTTATATCCATTTTCGATATACGCCTTAAATGCTAAAATTGAACAATGTTTGCAAATAAAAGTTTTATGGTCGAATGTAAATAACGGACTATCTTCTACGCCTATTTTCCCACACATAACACAACGGTCAATGTTTAAATTAATTTCTTGTGGATTACCTTTAACATTCACAATTTCATCATCATCTAAAATAATATCCATATCACCTTTTTCGTTGACACGAATATCTTTTGTTCTTTTAAATGTTTCATTCCATTCATTTGTTTCCCGTTGTAATTGTTCTTCTTTTTCTGATATATTCTTTTTTACTTCATCGCTAACATTTTTAATTTTATCTATTGTAACCATTTAATTCTCCATACAAAATTTATTCCATCACTTTATTCTATAGAAAAATGGCGGCAACTTCTTATTGCCACCACACCTTATTTTTTAATTACTTTCATATCCGCAATATCGTAGTAATTGTACATATATTTAGAATTCGTATATTCCAACCATTTTTCTTTTAACTCTTGTACTTCATCATAATATTTAGACATTTTATTACTTGCGTGTTCTATATCACTTGTTGCCAAATCACAAGTACAATAACTATCTGTATCTATCAACCGTTGATAAGAAGATGATTTTTCTTCTAAATTTTCAATGTCTTTACCAAATATAAAGCATCCTTTTATTTTTTCATTCGGTAAATACTTTGTTTTTCCATGCGAATCATAAAACTCTATTTTATATGTTTTTCTAGGTTTAAATTTAATTAACATAGCATTTGCTTTTCGTTTATTATCTCCACCAAATGATGTAGCGTTTAATCCATCGTTCCACGTTGTTAACGTTATTGGCTTCTTAAATTCTTTATCATTATCGTCTGCAAAAGATATTCTCAAATCCAACCCTATCATAAACATCTTTGTAATACCGCAATCTAATTGCGGCGTTGTTAAATAAATACAATTCGTTCCACGCTTGACACGCCCTGCAAAAATTTTCCTAAATGTCGTATATACATAGTTCCAATCATACGTATTAATATAAAAATTATCATCAATGAAAAATTGTTCCATTAAATTGTACATTACATTTGTACTAATCTGCCATATTTTACCGTTATCTTCTGAATATCTTAATCCGCTATCATACTCTGAACCAACTACATCTAATGGCAAATAACCATATCTTCCATCGCTGTCTAACTGTACTTTTAAGTATTTGTCTTTATGCGGGAAAAAACCTGTATTTTGGAATACAACACATTCCACAGGATTCCCTGTGACAGAATGAATAAACAATGACTGATTATATGCAGGTACATTTGATTTAACAATACGCAACGTATCTGCGACAAATGATTCTGTATTGTTTATTTTTCTACAAAGTGAAAATGCTATATTGTTTGTATTATCTACATTACGACAAGTATCTACATTAAATGTTTTTATCCAATATATATCACGTTTTGTATCTACACGTAATACTTCTTCACGTCGCACTTCTCTTGATGTATCAAAAGATAGTGTAACACGCATTCCTTCTTGCTTGCCATAAACAATAAAAAGTTTAGGATTTTTAACCGTTTTCATTGCTGTCATTAGTTTCCACCCGTCCTAAACTTAAATTTTTTCATTACAAAATCAGCCTTATCCCAAAATATTGCTTCTATCGGATTTAGTTCAATAACATCAGACATTATCCCACGTTTATCATCCGTATTAAATGTATTTTCATTAACAAACGAATCATCAACAAAATGTGTTGCTTTTTCATTAATCTCATCTGATTTCGCTTGAACCATTGCACTAGATACACAATATATACATTCATCATCAGCCAATTTTACATCATCTGCATTTTTTACTTTTTGCGTAATTGTTTTTCCATCTTCATCTGTTGTATATACACCATCATTATCATCCCAATCTGTTGCAACTACAGTGTCTATAATATCAGATGTAACATTCCCTAATCGTGAATCTCCGACGATAAAGTTAGATAAAAATATACCATGTCGATAATTGTCTTTATTTGGAAGATATACGACATTTTTTATTTTTAGTTCTGTTGGCTGTGTATTCTTAAAATACTGTTTTGTGAAATCACTTCTACCAAATATCTTTTCACCGTCTTTAAATAACTGTATACTTTCTTTTCCTACTTTTGGTGAAAAAAATCTAAATTCATACGAATTCAATTTTTGCATTTCAAACGGCGTACGGAAAATAGATTCTCCACCACTAGATATAACCAAATTGTCCAAAGAATCCAATGCTAATGTAATTTCATACTTAACATTACTTATCCGCAAAAATCCTTCAAAATCAGTATATGTTTTATTCATTAAATTTGCATATACATCAAACCGAACATTCCAACTAGTTATTTTATCAGATGCATATACACGATACCAATGTTGATAGTCTAATGGCAAAACACAATGCTTGCATTTAGTAAATTTTTCATCGTCTGTTTCGTAACAAGGCATATACGCATCAGCAAACAAATTAGAAAAACCAGGGTTTACATATAAAATGCTCATTTATATGCTCACCACCTTATAGAACAACAATATTACTATCTACCTTAATAGAAACAGTCATATCTTTTGCAGGTTTCTCATCAACAGTAGCCGTTGCTTTTAACCAAAACAAAACATTTTTATTTGTAAGTTCTTCTGTTAAAATCATTGATTTCTTAAACAGTGCATTCGCCGCCGCTTCATCAGCACTTGCATAATCTTCGTCTTTTGCTACTTCCCATTTTTCCTGTGTTAAACCAATAAATGAAACAGCGGTTCTTTTAGATACATAACCATCCATTGTACGAATAGCACATTTTATATACTTCGATTCATTTTTAACAGCATCCAACGAAACTTCAATTGGATTTGTTTGAAGGTCATTTTGTGATACAAGCTCGCCGTCTTGTCCACCTTTTGTTACATCACCTTTATATATATTTATATATTTATTTTCCTGTCCCAATCTTCAAACACTCCTTATTTATTAATCATCGTCATCCCGAATGCATTAAACACAAATGTATTGCGTTCCATAAATCCTAAAACTTTAACTACTGTACCTGCTTTTTTCGGCGCGGTAAATGTTATTTGACCATTTTCACCTAAATAAACAGTTTTTCCATCATGCTCTAATGTATCTAATACACGTGTCTCGCTTTGTACTGTTTCTACATTACCTTTTTTATCGCTATCAGTTAAAGCCATTACAATATTAATTGCTGTCTGCGGATTCTTATTATCTGCTTTGCGATAACCTCCGACAGAATAATATAGAATATCTCCTGCTAAACAAGTAACCCCTGCCGCCATTAAACTTTTATGTTTTGATGAACCAATAGATATACCATTTTTTATTTTTTCTACTTCTTCTTTTAGATAGTTAATATCTTTAATCGTTTGTGGATTAAACCCACTACCATCTATAGCATTAACAGATGTATCAATCCATAGTCTCCCACCCGGTATATGTAACATATCCGTCGCATGTATCACAGGAGAAGATAAATTATTATGTTCTATAGATACATTTGTGTTGTATTCTAGTTTGCCTGTTCCTGATTGATTCGTTACAATATAACGTTTATCTGTATTATTCTGTGTTATTTCAACTGTTTTTGCAGAACCGCCTGATGTATCACTACCTGCATAATTATGTACGTGATTATACATAGCATTACTAGTAATTAACTTTGTACTTTGGTCTATACCTTGAATACTTAAATCTACATCAAAAGCACACGCTTCATTCAGTTTATATCCTTCGTATGTTTTATTCGTCAATGATTGTGTATCAGATGTATTAATTACTTCTTTATCATTCGAATATAACTTACCTTCATTGATATAAACTTTTCTATTTGTATATGTAAATTCTTTTGGTGCTTGATGTTCGCCACCGATTAAATATAACTTAGCGTCTTTATGTGTTGCATTTGCCGTTCCACTCATCGCTTCATTCGGTAATGTAATGGAAACATCTTCAACAGATTCCACTAAACCCTTTTCATTTACTCTAAATTTAGGAACAACAAAAGTTTCGCTCATTGCCATCTGACGATTTGCATTATTACCATATACACCTTTTTGCACACCATTAGAAGCTAATGTAGCCTTTACTTGTAAATTAGGGTCTGAACCATCAAACATATAAGAAGCTACTACATCACCATAAAATGAAACAACTGATTTTGATGATAACCTTTTACTAAAATTAGCAACGCCCTCTAGCTCACCAATGAATTTAGTAGCCGTCAATTCATTGTTTTGTATATAAACATTTTCATTGCGGATTAATTCGTTTGGATGTTCACCGCTTGCACCCACCAACAGGGCTTTTGCTTCCAAATCTTTGGTAATTTTAACTGTATTCGCATCTCCACCTGCGGAATCACTTCCTGCATAATTGTGTGTATGCGTTTTCATATCTTCAATTAATTTATCTACATCTGTACGTAATGCAGTTAGTAATGCAGTATTTTCTTCGTCTTTTGCATCACAACGATGAATTAACGCATCAATATCTGTTCTTAAATTTGTTGCAATATTTCGTATCTCTAAAAACTGTTGTGCATTACTATCATCTGTTGTTTCAATTTTAGTTCTTAATGTATCCAAACTAGATTTTATTACATCTATTTCAGACTTCAAAAACTTAGTACGATTTGCCAACTGTTGATGTGGTACGTTATCATATCCATCCTTGCCACCGTGAACATAATCCTGCTCTGCAATTAAGTATATATCATTTTCCCACTTAGCATTTTCTTCAATTACTGAATTTTCTGTAAGTGTATCTTTTAGTATAGAAGTCTTATTTTTCCCTTGTATGATTGGCAATTACTTCACCTTCTCCAACTTATATTTCTGTAAGTCATAAAAATTATACATCTTAATTGCATTCGGATATTCTAAATATTTTTCCTTAAAATACCGAACTGTTGTGTTGTTGTTATCCACAGGGACAATTTGGTTTTTCGATGTATCAAACAAATACCAATTTCTACTTCTTGATAGCAATTTATACGATGCGCTTTGTTCGGCTAAACCTTCTACAGATTCACCAATAACAATAGCATTTTTTACAAGTGCATTACTCATATACGATGTATTATAATAAGCGTCTTTAAAATCTATTTTAAACGTTTCTTTGTGGTGGAATTTAATCAGCATAGAATTTGCCATCCAATGTTTATCCCCGCCAAAAGATGTTTTACTTAAACCGTGTTCATACGTTGTAATCTGATGTCCAAATTTTGTCGTGAATTTAATATTCAATCCAATAGCAAACATTTTTGTTAATCCTGATAATTCTGACGGCGGTATAAAATACACACCATCACCTTCAACACTTACATGTGATTTACCAAATAACCCTGATAATACTGAATACAAATCAGAATAATTTGTTAGTGGTATTAACAAATTACCATGTGAAAAGAATTTTTTCAATACGTTTTCTTGACGTGCAACACATACCTGCAATTCATTACCAAACGAATCAGTAACTCTTATCCCACTATCAAAATCTGAACCGATTTTATCTAATGGTAAATACCGTATCTTGTTATCATCACATAATACAGACATGTGTATATCCTTCAACGGAAAAAATTTATATGTATCATACAATTTGCATTTTATCATCTGTTTCATATAGTTTGAATAAAACACAACATAATACGTCTTATTTACTCGATATCCGCTAGAACTAATACCTTTCTTATAAGTAAAGAATGGATATACTGTTGATTGAATTGCTCCATCTAGTGAATAAGTAAAAAATGGATACATAGTAAAAATTTCTTGTGTATCAAAATTAAATGTAACAAAAGGTCTTACTTCTGTATCATATCCTACTATATCGCCTTTTTTACCACTATTTTTACTAATATGTTCAACATTGATGCGAATTGGTAATGTGCTATTAGAAAAAATTTGTTTTTGCACATTAATACTAATCGGTAATGTGTCTTTATGTGTTTGTTTAACTGTTTGATTTTCTATAACAGCAGATAAACTGTTTCTTACATTTATTGACGTATCTAAATCAACAACACCATATAATTTACCGTCATTCAAATACTGCTTATTCGATGCTAATACACAAAATGTTTGTGGAATTAAAGAAATATTATTAGAGCTAATAACAGATGTAACAATTGGATTGATATATTCTTTTGTATTTTCAATTACCGCAAATATCTTTGGATTGTATTTTACACTATCCATATTATCCATCCTACTGTTTTTCTTCACTCGTAATTACAAATTCAGCACTTTCTAATTGTTCTTTATTCCACAATGTATTCGTTATCGGATTTTCTGCTAATAGTTTCGATTGAACGCCATAATACTTCTTGTTTGCTAGTGTCTTTGTATCAAAATTTACATCACCAACAGAATATTTGATTATGCTATTATACCCTTCTGAAAATGCAATATCACTACCACACATAATCGCATCAATTTTTGTATTATCATAAATTGGATTCACACGATTTAACTCATCAAAATCTATCATCTGTTTTATTATTTGACCTTTTTGCGTGGCTGTATACAAATCACCATTTTTCTCCCATGTGGTTTCTATTACCTTCGTTGGTAATACAATACATTTCTTATTTGAAAGGCGTTCTTCTCCAATAATAATATTTGAAAAATAGCTAGATTCATTATATCCATTAGAAGTTTCATCCATAATCGATGGCATACCGTGACTAACTTCAAATGATAATATCGTTGCTTCGTTTAATATAATCTCATCTTTTTTACTAGCTACTTCTACATTATTTATCCAAAGTTCAAATATATCATATCCACTATTCTGTGTTGTATCTATATAAATTTCAAACGTAGATACTTCATTATTATATTGTTCCATGTGCGGAACTTCCATAATAATAGTAGGATTGTTTGCTTTATCCACACGATTAACATACAGTGTTTTGTTTTTAATAATAAATTCTATCCACGGATATTGGTCGTTATCTGTTCCAATTCTTGCAAACCCACTATAATTTTCTGACGTATTAACACCAATCTGTTCATAGTCTGTCCGTTGATATACATCAAATTTAAGATAAATATTTTTCTTATTTAACTTCTCCACAACAAGATAATACGCACGATTAGATACTTCTGTTGCCACACCAGTCATGGTATATTGCGCATCATTCGTATTATGCTTATTACTTGTTATGTTTTTAAAAAATTGATAATAACCTGCATTTGCATATAAAATCATGTATTCATACCTCCTCTATTATGGCAACCGTTCTGTTTCTACAACAATCTTTCGATTCGTTATATTCGATGCAATAAATTTAGCATTTGTTTGTGGGTCTTTATCCACTAATGTTAAATCATATTTTGTACTATTCGGTTCAATCGTAAATTCATCTATTTTCGCACTATTCAAATATTGTATAATTTTTGTTGGAACTGTATCTGCATTTTCTACGTTCATCACAATTCCCATACTAATAACATCTTTATACATAACATTATCTAATAATTCAGTAACTAAAAATGTACCGCTAGAACCATCAGGGATTACTTTGCGTTGCATATCTGTTCGTATCATTTTAATTCGTTCATTACCAATACGATGTTGATTATCATTATAAATAATGTGTGATATACTCAGATTCATTTCTGACACATAATTACAATAAAAGCTAAAACGGTTTAATACACCATCACCTAATGATGTATCTATCATTGTCTGCCGTAATTTATTATTTACAAAAAATTCAATATTTGTAATTACATTTCTGATTAAATGAATTTCTATCGTATTTAAATCATTGCGATTTACCTGCATCGGATTACCTATCATTGTTTTTTCTTGTGTAAATAATGCTAGTTCATAAATATTATCTTTATATTGACGATAACAAAAAGATATTCGTTTTAATGGGTTAGAATCATCAAATGTATCCCAAATTTGTGTCCATTCTTCTAATTTATTTGTTGCTGTAATTGGCTGTTTTATCGCCATATCAAATAATATATGATATTCTTTCACAGGGTCAATAACCTTGAAAAATATATCACCATCACTACGACTTAAATTCATATAATATCCTGTTTGACTATTTTCATAATTTACATCAATACCTATTGCTACATCATTCATTGATTGGTACTGAAACAACTGTGGAAACCCAGGGTTTACATATTTCAAAGTTATTCACCTCACTTGTTTAACAATGCATAATCCGACGGTTTAAAGATTAAATATGTTCCTTCTACATATCCTATTTTTTTGCAAATCAAACCTCTCGTATTCACAGGTTCAAAAACAAATCCACCATTCTGTCCTACATATACATTTTTTCCGTCATGAATTGTTGTTTCTAAATCATACATCCCTGATGTCATTATTGCTATCATTGATGTTGTACCGTCACTATTTGCTAAAGCAATATTATCACATAATTCAACATTTCTATTATCAGCAGGTACATATCCATTTGCTTGATATGCTAGTAATGTTCCTGCATATATTTTTACGTCACCTGCATTACCTGCATAATCACTATTTAACTGAACATCTCTTGTTTTCTTCGCTAGATTACTTAAATCCTGAGATACATCAGCCGTTCCTGTCCACGAATCATCTGAAATAGGTACTTCGACAGAATCTATCCAAATTTTACCACCAGGGATGAACATATTCTTTACAGCATTTAAATCTTCAGCAAACAATCCTCTGCCTTGTGTATATACATTCGGATTTCTTGTCAAAGAACCATTCATATTATTATTCGTTACTAAATATCCTTTATTTGTAACATCATCAGTAATCTTTGAATATAACGATTTACCATCAATGCTATCTGATACGGCATACTTATGCTTATGTCTAAATAATGCATTACTTGTCGTTAAACGGTTATCATCTTGTGAACCACCAATTGTTTCATCTACACCACGCTCACAAGCACTTCCTAATTCATATCCTTCGTATGTTTTATTCCGTAACTGCTGAAAATCAGAATCATTAATTACTTCTTTATCATTTGAATATAATGTAGAATTATCAATATACACTTTGTTTTGTGTATATGTTGGTGATTTATCTGTTTGTTCACTAGAACCCAATATATATATCTTCTTTTCTGTTGGTAAAGCAGATGTAATACCATTAATACCCATGTTCTTAGGTAATGTAATTGTTCTATTACGGATTTTAGTAATAATACCTAATCCATTTACTGTTATATCAGGAACGGTAAATGAACCAGAATTACCTAACTGATAATTACCAACTGTTCCGTATTCACCTGCGGATATACTTTGGTCTTTAAGATTGGTACGGATTACAACGTCTTTATCACCAACAAATTCAGCACTACCTACTACATCACCACTTAATGTAATTTTCGGTGTATTCTGTAATTTGCTAGCTAATTGTGCTGTGCCACGTAAATCACCTTCAAATGTAGCCGCCTTAATCGTATCATTTTCTATCGTAATTTTTGTTGATTTTCTTAATTTCGTCGGCATTTGTTCTGTAGAACCAACAATATTAAATTCAGATATATTATCTTCTAAAACTTCTACAGAGTTCGCATCCCCACCTGCACGTTTACTAGACGCATATAAATGTGTATGTTGTACCATCTGTTGTTGCAATTCTTTTAGTATCTTATTCATATCTGTAAGATTCTTTAGAATTGCTTTTTCATCCATAGCGGATGATGTTGATTTTAAATCATTTAGTGTTTGTACTATCTCGTTTACTTTATCTGTTAGTGCTTTATCTGAAACTGATTGTTCTGCTTTATATGTATTAACAAACTTTTGTAATGCTTCTATCGTTGTCTTTAAATATAACGTTCTGTTCGCTAACTGTTGATTTGCTATATCATTATTGGCATCAATTTTCGTAATACTAGGTGAGTATATATTTTGCTCAGTAATATTAGCCACTTGTATTTCACCCCTATATAGTCTATCTTATCTAAAAAAACAATAAAAGAAGTACATGGTTTTAACTTTTTCCATGTACCTCTTTTTATTTCACTTTTCTGTTTTGTTTTGAAAATGCATTTTCAATAAAACTGCTAACTTTTCTTTGTGCCAATAAATCTTATGTCGCTTTTTGTTCTTGTCATCGATACGAACCATGTCTTTATGCACAGCTAATTCCGTTTCTGCAAAAATTCTCGTAGATGTTCCTACGTATTTCCTCTGCCAAACGCATTTCTGATAACCGTGATTCACAAGGAAATCATTGATGTACTGCGGGGAACAAACCAATCCAACACTACGCAACACATATTTTGATATGTCTGCTACGGTCATAAACATCTTATCATCATTGTTTATCAAAAGATTAACGTTATAGTTATCATTATCTTTCTTCTTTTGATGAACAATTACATCTTTCTTCTTTTCTCCTATAAATAACATTACATCATCTAATATCTTATCATTCACATTGGCATACTTTCGATGTAAAAGAATGCTAAATTCCATTGCCTCTTTTGCATCGCATCCTTTTATTTTAGACAATGTATCGCCAACTGAATATATATCAGAAATTACATCATTAACAGTATAATTATCATTACACTCATTCATTGATGTTGTTACAATACTTTCATCACTCAACACTTCGTTTGTAATCCAATCATTGTACTGTTTTGCTGTTGATGTTTTGGTAAGCAAAAGTAGTCCTAGTAATCCATCAATGCTAATTACTACCTTACCGTACTTACCACCAATTCGCATTTTATATAAATCGGAAACATAATCTCTGATTGCTTGATTCTTATTCGTATAACCCAAATCATCCACTATATCTAATGCATAAAACCATTTCTTACCTTCGCAAACACAATATCGCAATGTAAAATTGTACTTATTCATCGTTTTTGTTGTTTTGTGTGCAACCGAAAACGGAATAATTGGAACATCGCTTACCGTCTGTTTAACATAATTTCCATCATTCATAATAACATCCTTCTTTCTATTGAATTGATTTAACAAGTAAAGTATAACTATATCCATAAAAAATGTCAAGAAAAAAAGAGCAAGCGTTGCTTGCTCCATATATACTCAGTTTAACGTTCCATGCAATGAGGATGAAGTGCTTTCCACAAATCAAGAATAATATCCTTGTGCCAAAGAAGCGTGACAGAACCCTCTTTCCTCGCAACACAATATTTAGCAATAGCTACATCCTGCGGCTCATATACACCAGTTTTCACTTCTTGCTGATAATCTACATCCATAAGGAACTTGTTCAATTCCTGAACCGTGCAAGAACGCATGGTGTTGTGCATGATATACTCTGCTACTTCTCGCGGCGTTCCAAAGAAATTAGGGATAAATTTTTTCCCGACCATAGAAATATCTGATTTTGCCTTACCTGCCATCATAAAAGCATCCTTCTTGTGCTTCCTTCCCATTTCCTTTAGCGTATCACCATAGAACTTGTAGGCAAAGTCACAGCAATCTTCTGTTTTCATATTGAATGTATGCTTCATATTGTTGATAAGCTCAAACAGAAGTTTGATTTCATTCCGCGCTACCCTTGCCGATTCCGAAAGCACTGATTCGTCAATATCAAACTGAATGTTGTCGGAAATGCTTTCGTGAATCTGTTCAGATTCAGAAGCAATATCACTACCTTCAATTCCGCTATCGCGAACAAAAGAATCCATCTCGCGAACTACTTCACTCTTTGCCTTTTTCGATGTTTTAGCATTTGCATCATACTTACCTGTCATGTGAATCGTTGGAAGCACTTCCTGAAATACCCAATCACGATATTCCTTTGCCTTTGGCATCTTCGAATGAACAATGGCATAAGAAACACCTGCGGCAGACAGAAGAATTGCACCACGTTTGCTATTGCCAAGACGAATCTTGTATTCGTTCGGAATAGATGTACGTGCATACTGCGTCGGATTTTTATATTCCAACGCCTTAACAACATCAACGGCATACACCCAACGCTTGCCGTCTACTTCACAAAATCTAAGCTCACACTTAAATCGCTCATCTTGCGCTACTGCTCTTGTATTGCGCACCGAAACAGGGACAATAGGAATATCTACAATCTCCCTATTAAACCCATCAGCAATGTCAAAGTTATCATAAATAACATCGACACCATCAATCTTAACAATCCCGTTTGACATTTGTACTACCTCTTTCTTAAAAACCTTCCAAAACTCTTTCTATACGAACACTATACTACGTTTTTATAATTTTGTCAAGCATTTAAAATAAAAAAAGAGAGATTTTTCTCTCTTTTTTAACAAAACCATTTACGGCATCCACCCAAAGTTTTCATCAGGTTTTCCTACTAATATTTCTTCATTAATATCTAATACACCATTCTTATCACTGTCTGCATCATTTTCATCAATATAATTGTTCATTTTTACTAATACTTTATAAAACTTATCAGGTGTATGCAAATAAAAGTTGTTGTGTTTAATCCGACGATTATAATATCTATAATTCGTATATTCTACACTATCTCCCCGTGTAAAGTTATCCGTCTTATCATCTATCATTGTACGATTATGAACGTGAATATTATCAACAAAAGTACACGTCCATAAACTATCAGACATTTTCATTTGTTCCCATCGTAAAATGAAAAACTCTTGATTATAAAATGTTTCTTTATAATGCATCCATATATCATCACTATCTACTACTTTTAATTGCCGTTTATGATTTACATAAGAATGCATTCTGTCTTTCTGTGTTTTGGCTATCATCTTAAAATCAAATTCTAATGTAAATTCTTCACTGCATCCATCTCTATGGATTAACAGCGGTGCTACGTCTTTACATTTTAACCCATCACACATAATTACTTCTTTATCTCTGCAACTCGCTCGTTGTACTTTATCTATCCCTGGTAAATTGTATTTATCAAAATCATGATTCCAATACCAATACCCTGTATAATAGAAATCTAAATCATGTCTAAACCATTCATCTTCTGCAAACCACGGGCGTATCTTTTCTATTGTCTGATATTCTAACCGTATATCCGCATCCGTATCATCATACACAGGGAATGCTCCAAATACCCAATAAGAATTAGAAGCTAACCCTTCAATATTTATCTCAAAATCAAATACAGCAGTTTCACAAGGTACATCAATTATCTTGCACGTTTCATCATTATCATCAATGATATATTCTTTCGCTTGTTTAAACATAATCCGAACAAATCTTAGATTATTTCTTCTCTTTATCCGATATTGTATTTTCATACTACGATACCCTGCGGTAAATCGCAAATCATACATATCTTCTGCAAACGGTTTATATTTAATTATCTCCGCTTGCATATCCGTATTCCAATAATATAAATCAGGATATATTTGGTGGTCGTTATCCCAATCTTTCTTAAATAATCTACTACGTATATAAGGCTTTATAAAATATTTTATCTTATCATTAGGAAATCTAAATGGCTCATTATTTATTAACTGTAAATCATCAATAAAATAATCTACCGACGGTACGTGGTCTGTATTTAACTTAAATATGACATCACCAAAATCTTTATCATTTTTATCAATGTCATATCTAGCATAAATATAATCATCTCTGACTAATGCACCTTTATCATTTTTAATTAACCGACGATGTGTTATATATTTTAGATTGCGTAATAATTTCGGCGTATGGGAAAACCATAAATCATTCCATACGTCACATTTCCGTTCTAAAAATACATCTCCATGCTCATCTACAAAACATAATTTGTAGTAATAAGCTCTCCCATCTGCTATTTCATTGTCTATGTATGTAGATATTGTTCGTGCATTACTGCTAGTTAATTCAGATACAAATTTATATCCTTCTTTATCCGTATCTTCATCGATTACTGTGTTATCCGCTTTCTTATACAATTTAACCGAATACACAAACGGATATTCAATTAAATCCCATGATACAGTTACACTATGCTTATCACTGTTCACTACAGCTTTTAGTGTTACATCAAATTTCATTAGCTGTAATGTATCATATATATCAGGTTTCCTTGCACCACAATCTCTGCACCAACGACTAAAATATAATGTAGGCTTCCTACGCTCATATTCATCATAATCTTTAGCAGTTACATTATCTTTATCCCCATACTTTTTAATAACATAATTTACTATATCATCACTGTATGTAGGCGTTTCTCTTATATTCTTATCTACAAATTTATGCGGCGTTAAACTTTCTTCATATACTGAAGGTAAATGGTAGCCATTAACTACCATCCCCTCTAATATATCTACCTGCTGTTTCCAATATACATACGTTTCTTCAGGTAACTCAGATGTAGCAATCTTCTTAGCCATTTCTATTACATATTTATATTGATTATCAATCGCCGAACATAGCTGACATTTCGCATTACTTTGCCATTTACTCCCAATATCTAGTATATACTTTGACAAATTGCTTCACCTTTGCTTATTTTAAAAATCGATTCTGCTTCTTCCCATTAGATTGCTACAACGCTCTGTGTTCCAAAAATTAACTTTATATTGATGACTTTTTTCCTTCTTTATGTACACTTGCAGTTCAGGATAATCCTTAATGTTCTTAAACACATCATCTAACACGTGTGGAGCATCAAAATCAAATTCATCTATCATATCACTATATTCTTCATACTCTGAAAGAACATCTGTCATTATCTCTCTAAACATTTCACCAACAGTAAAACCTACATCATAACCATTAAATTCATTAAAATCTACATCAAAACTAATCGGCTCTGCAATTAATTCATTACCATCGCTAAAATATACTTCTACATCTATCCGTTTTCCATTTTTTGCTAAATGAAAAAGCATTTCATAATATCTTCCATCTACTTCTTTACTGCGTATGGAAATGAATTTATAAGGCTTTCCACTACTCATTAATTCTACTGAACTCACATTGTAATTTGACATGATAAAATTTTCCTTTCTATTCATTACATAAAATTAATAATCAATTCTAACTTGGTCTAATCCTCTCTGTGTAACAGCATTCATCTGCGGGAAATATTTACTAAATGCATCAAATCTACGCTTGAATAAAGAAGTAAAGCTAAATGATGTAATATCCACAAACCCAAAATAATTTTTAGGTATTTTACCATTCTTATCAAACTGACAATCATTCGGTTGTCGATGCAATAATCCTAAATAGTCAAATACACTAAGCATTTTAACTATATACGATTTTGAAAATCCTGTTTTCTTAGCAATATATTCCTGCGTTGCCATTACACATAATCCGCGATAATCGTTCTTCTTAAACTTATCAATGTATTCAATAAACATATCGCTGATTGTAGTATATAGCTTCTTTGACTTATCATTAAATACACGACGAAAATAGCCATTCTTCGTGTAATCATTAAATGCTACCATATTATCATTAATGTAATCATACAGTGATTTATCATTTAATTCATCATTATCATAAATATCTACCACTGTTTCTGCTGTCGGAAAGAAAATCTTGCATAGAAAACAAAATGCTTCACTTTCTGTCATTCCACCTACATAAGCAACAAAATGAATTAAATCAGCACAAAAAACGCCTTCCTTACCATTCTTTCTAGTCTCAGAAATAGCTAAATCTGTATATGCATAAAACCTTTCATTCGTTTTATCATTTGTTAGTAAATCAATAAATGCTGATGGGTGTCTATCCTCTCTAAAGATAGAACTAAAAGTTCCTCGTAATTCCTTCCCTGTTTGTAGAAAATATATCATATCGTAATTACGGATATACTGACGCTTCTCCTCGTAACTCATCTGCTTATCCGTCTTATCGATATATTGACTAAAATATTCTACATCCTTATGACGTATCGCATAAACTACATCATTTGATGAATAATTAAAATCCTTCTTTAAATTTTCAACAAAGTTTCTTTTCTTACGTCGTGCATACACTACAGTATACTTCTCAAGAATTTCTTCTGTCGTAAATAAATGATTGCTTAGATAATATAGATTTACTTCATAATCATCCTTATCCCCATTTTTCTTCTTACGATGTAGTGAATACGGTAAACGATATATATGAACAGCATCACATGAACATACATCTACATATTCCGTAACATTCTGTAAAACATATTCTTTTAATGTATTCTCATTATTCTTCCATAGACGTAAATTCATCTTCTGAATCTCATCATTATGGATAGAAAATGTCATTTGTAATCCATTACGTGTAAATGTAATTGAAGTTGGTGACATTAATTCAATTAGTTTATCTGCAATACGAATCTGCTCACGTGCTATTTCTTTCTCAGACATTGGATGTGCTTTCGTATTTAAATCTATATCTAAATAATATGTGTTAAACGATATAATGTCATTCGTATCCCTAGATTCAAACTTACGAATTACACGCTTGATAAAATATCCATCAAAACATTTATCACTTTTTACTCGAATGGTATATTCCTTTATATATGTCTTACCTTCATTTAGATATACATAAGTATTCCGTACACGCCACCAATTATTAACATCTTCAAAATACTTATTGAAATAATGTGTTAAACTTTTTGTGCTTTCATTCGGAAAAATTATTTGTTTTTGTGTGTTTGGGACAGTATACATGAAATAAAACGTTTTTTCATCCCTATTTATATGTTGTAAGTGGAGATAAATGTTAAACAAAGCTCTTTTCGAGAGTTGCATGTCTGTATACACTTTATATCCACTGTTATTATTGTTATTAGTTCTCACAGTAACATTTTGACTACTGATATTGCACAGAGTATCAGTAGTCACTTTTTTTTGCTCATTTTCTGATTGTGAAATTTGTGAAACTACTGAATGTGAAACTACTGATGCATTCTTATTATTGCATGACAAAATAGCTGTATTATTTACAGCCTTGGGATTAGACATATAGTATTGTGTAATTGTATTATCAATTTTTTTCATCATCTCTTTATGAGTGATGAAAAAAGGCTTATTATTTAATTCTCTTACTTTGCATGTCTTTTCTTTATCAGAAATCTTAGTTCTCACGGAAAATTTTCCTTTCTCTGTATATGTTACAGTAATAACAAAATTATTTTAAGTTTCCTCTTACTAAAAAAATATATTTATGTTCAATCGTATATAACAGTTTATCTCTAAAAAAGTCTTTCTATTAAAATTATATGGAAAAATAGAACAAAATGTTTACATACTTAATGTTTAACATCACTAATGTTCATAATTCTTTTTTATATATATTCACATGTTTTAATACTTAAACTTATACTATGTGTTTTTTTATTCATTCTACAGTGTTAACCAAAACTGATGTAACTTTAACACTGATTTATTATTTTTAATTTCTTTGCTTACGGAAACTGCTTATTCTTGTTAACAGTAATTCCATACTTATATATTCATTTAGTATGTTAACACGTTAAGTATGTTATCTACTATCAAAAAAACAAATACTTATATAGATAGTATTGTTTTTATAAACGAAAAGTGAATTTCCAGAGCGTTAGTTAAATATACAAACACACAATCTCTTTTTTCTTATATATAGGTATTAGGATAAAAAAGTATAGATAGATAAAAAGTAAAAAAAGAAACAGATTCTTATAGGAGGAAATATATACTTATTTATTCATGTATATATGTTAACCTCCGGACCTTTTTCTTTTTCTTACAACAACACACAATCTCTTTATCTTTATATATATCTATAAATAAAAAAAAAAAAAATAGAACAAATGTTTATATAGATATAGGTATATACATAATGAAAATAGGTTATATATGTGTGTTCTTGTTTTTCCCCTGAAAGGGGGATTTTTTAGTGGGGATATATACTCTCTATATTTATGTTATATATGACCACATTTACATACTAAATTGGTATGTTTTGTATATTATTTAACAGTATATTTGTTTTTACAACAGATTAGTAAGTAGTTCTCTTTGTGTCCTTTCAGGACTGAGGAGAACATCTTGTTTAATAACACACTTCTTTTTATAGATGTGTTTATTACTTGATTTACTAGTCATTTTTAAACTGGTAACCAGGTAATATTTTTCAACACATATAGTCTCTTTTTTTATAGATATATGTATAAGCAAATAAAGTGTAGATAGACATAAAAATATATAGATAAAGAATAAAAAATATAAAGATAAAAAGTAAAAAAAAAAAAAAGAAACGGGCAGGATATATACTCTCTATATTTATGTTATATATAACCACATTTACATACTAAACAAGTATGTTTTATATGTTTTAATATACTAAAGTAAAAAAACACTATCTAAATGATGATAGTGTTTTTTGTTAGACATATATCTATATTTTATTCAATCCAAAGTCTAGCACCATTTGGAAATTCTAATACATTTGATGTGATTACAATATCACCATCAACATATTTATGTACATTTTCTTCTTCATGTTTTTCCACAGGTGTTGCAGGTATTAATGGAATAGCAGGAATAGAAACAGCAGGACAAACATGTTCTTCATATTCACGAATACCTACCATTTTCATTAGCCATCTTACAAAACTTTTCATGATATATCACCCGATATGTTTTACAAATGATTGAAATTCATATAGACAGCTTACTTTTCTTCATATTAAATAAAAAAGCAATATCCATTTAGATACTGCTTGTCTGATTAAGATATTTGTGTTATTTACTTCTTTTGCAAAATTTTTAGCGCACCTGTGAAATTTGTCCCTGACAATTTCATAATTGTATCAATCTTCATTTGTGCTTTTCGTTTTATTTCTTTTACTGCATTTGTCAACGGAGTACAATTCACCCTTCTGTGATTAAATAATGGAATATCACCATATTTTGTATGAACATTCACAGCACAATCATCAATATTCCATGCGATATTTTCCAAATACAAATCACCTTCATCAAAAGTAAAATGAATGTACTTTTTCGCATTTAGTTTATTTACCAAATTATATTGTGCTAAATTGGTACAAAAACTAATTCGTTTTGTAAGCAAAACAACATCGATTTCATCATCAGCACAATGTTTAGTAACAATAAACCGATTGGCATTATATAGAACTTTTTTTGTTACTTCAACATCTTCACTCTTTACCATCGGAAAAAAAATATTATCAAAGAATTCTTTTCCAATAAATGTTTGTATTTTATTTTTTTCTTTTTTTGTCATTCTCTGATAGCTTTTCCGCATTGAAAGATAAAACTTAATTGTTTCATCATATATATTCAAATTACAAAATTTTGTATAATTAATCAATGCATGCATAACACTGTCGCTGTTTAGTGCTATTATCTTATGATTGATAAATAAACGTGCTTTTACATCTGCATAAAAAAACGAATCTGTCACTTTTGTATTGTTATGTGCAAATACAATGGAAACATTGTCAATCTTATTGACATAGAAGTGATTCGATTTTTTCGGCTCTAGTATATGAATCCCTTCTTTTGCTTTTTTTTCTGCACGATATATACTTTTATCGATTAAATAAGTGTTTTCCTCCTTACCTTTGTGAACGAAAGCCCAAAAACCATTAAACATCTCTTTAAAAACAGCTACCCGTCCGTAAAGTCTCATTTTTGCTTTTTTTACTGAAAAATTAACAATAAAAATATCATACAAATCATAATCTGCATCAATACACAGAAAATCAATTGTATTTTTGTGTATAATAATATTCATTGTCTTTGTTGAAAGAATGGTATCATCAATAGAAAAAGATTTCCTTATATATATAGTATTGTTGAAAAAATCTTCAATCGTTTTTCGAATCGTTTTCATTGTAATACCTCTTTCTTTATAACAAACTTACAGATTCGCACCTAACTTATCAATGACAATCATTCTTTTATTATAACCGTCTATTAATTTATTTTTTCTATTCATATATTCACTACATCCTAAATCATCATTCATTTTTGATATGGAAGGTATTTTACCAAAAATTGTATTAACGAAATAGAGCTTATTCGTCTTATTATAAAGTACTTCGCCATATTCACATTTATATGAATTGTATCTATCACTATACATTTCATATAAATCAAAATTTTTAATCTTTGCATTCATCGCATTAATAACAATACTGTTTCCATACTTTGAATTGTTTTTCTTAATTATATATCTATTGTTTCTACCAATAACAGAACGGATATAAGCGACAACATTATCCTCATTAATAATTGGCGTGGACACAATAGAATAAAACGCTTTGCCGAATATATCATTAACGAAAGAAATTTGTTTTTCTGTCATCCTCTTGAAATTTGTTATTAATGCAACATATATTTCTTTCATTACAGTTAAATTCTTGTTTTGCGTTAGTATATCATGCATTCCTCGTGTCGTCAAGTGAAAAGCAATATCTTTTATACGCAATAAAAACAAAACTTCATCAGGACGCAAAAAAGAATACGACCCACCACTATTCATTTTTACATGATTAAAACAAATAGACAAAAAATCATTTCCGCTATTCGTATAAATAAATTTAGTTACATCATTGTTATAAAAACTTCCTGAGTGGTATGTATCGTATTGTTTTTCTGCTTTTCTTAAATAAAAAACATCATCAATTTCATTTAATGATAACACTTTGTCTAATATTTCAAAACAACACTTTGTTCCAAAAAAATTAGATATGCAAACAATATAAAAACTATCTATTTGTTCTTGTACCAATTCATCCGTAACAGATACATGATAGAATTTATGCATAGAAGTAAAATTTTTATATTCATTATATGTATCAAAAGTAATTGACTGCAATGTAGCAGGAATATCACATACAATTTTATTTTTATGAGTATACATTATTGGTACATCAACAATTTCAGCAATACAAGAATACCTATAATTGCTTGTAGAATATACAGATAAGCCATCAAAGGCTTTTCTGTATATCATCTTTTTTATATCTTTAATTAGCGATTTTAGCGTTTTCACTTCTGCTCCTCAATCAATTCTTTCAAGTTTTTATTTGAAAGTTTCATTAGCATATTCAGCTTTTTCTTTGCTTCCTGTTGTAATCTTGCATTTGTGGAATAAGCAATGTCTATATCATCTGCCATTTCAGATTCATAATCTGTTAAATTTAACAAACCAAATTCCGTATTAGAAAAGACATGTATTGTATTTTTATCTTCAAAAAATACATCGTCACCGTCAATAGTAAAACGGAGATTGTTACTTGCATTACAAAGTTTTTGATGTACTTTTTCATCGCTGACATTATAAAGGAAATTATGAATAACGTGGTCGATTATTGTTACATTCGCATTGTAGTCAAAATCATCATCAGAGACAATTTTGAACATAGCAAAATTGCTATCGCCATTTTTATGATAATTGAAATAATAACCGACAGGCGTTCTTAGTTTAATGCAAACGTTTTTTGTTTTGATAATCGGTGTAATACACGATTGCACATAATCTTCACCAAGCACTTCTTTAAACATGATACCCTGTTCTACCGACATTTTATCAATGTCAGTAAAAAGCATCTCGTAATATTTGTAGAACTTGCGAATTTGCTCGTTATCTTTCAATTGATTAAGAATACACATCACCTGATTATTCTGTAAATGGAAATATACTCCATTCTTTATCATAATCATCTGTGGTTTAAATACAGTAATATAAATATCGCTATCTTTATCCTGAAGGAAACAAATCAGCGCATCTTTACCTTTACGATAAGAAAACATCTTATTCATCGGGTTTATGTCGGAAACAGAAAATTCATTATCTGCCATAAAAGTATCAAACACGTGCATATAGTTTATTCGCGGAATCATTTCGCACTCAAATGGCATAACTACATTTTCACCAAAAAGGTCAAAAGAAATATATTTATATTGTTTATGAAAAATTTCGTGCATATTGTCTTTATTAATTCCAATTGCGCCATAGAAATCAAATTTACTCAGATATTTTTCCTTTTCATCATCTGTATATCCGAACAAACTAATATCATTGATTTTATCAATGTAAACATTGTATTTGTTTACAGAAACAATAGACGGGAGCACATTATTCCCTTTAATATAATTGATAATCTCTTTCTGCATCTTGTTTGACATTTTAACCCAATCCTTTCTTTATAGAAAATCTTATCATGTTTTATAAAAAATGTCAACAAAAAAAAGAGAGAACCAATCTCTCTTGTTTTTACAGCGTAACCGTTTCTTTAATTTTTTCATATACCTGCGGAGTAAATGTTTGTTCAATCTTTTTCAAAATCTGTTTCTTTGTTTTTGTTTTGTCAAAAATGACATATTTAGGCTTTTCATGTGTTTTGTCTATCATATGAACTTCTTTATTCTTTTTCTTATTGACTGTGATTTCTGCTAATTCACGTTCGTCCGAAAAGATACCATAAACAACACTTTCACCATTTACAGTTTTGAAAATATTAACCATATTTTCATCACTCCTTAACCATTAAAAATACATTTTATTCATATAAAAATTTTGTCATTGCCACAAAACAAAATTATAAATATATTAGTGTAAGTAAGAAATTGTGACATTTGTTAAAATACAATTTATAGTCACAGCAATACATTACTTTTTTTAACCGTTGAAAGCGTAAACGATTTTTTATTTTTGTATATACATTGTGTTCTATTTGAATTTGATATTGCCAAATTCGATTAAATTTTTATCATTCAACGCATTGAATAATTTTATACGAATCGTTTTATCATTTTCAATGTATGAATACAATGTTTCATTTACTGTCTTGTCCCATATTGTAAATGATTCGTTGTAAAATTCTTCCATTGCATTTTTTATCACGTTTAATATAGCTACTACCGACGGTTCTTGTATAAATTGTTTATAATAATGGGAAAATATAACACATTCTAAATACACATCACAACTATTTTTCGTCAATACACATTTAACCGCTAAATTACGATATTTTTCTTGTGTTATCATAAATTTCAATGTATTATCTTTAACACTGACATTAATTATTGATATGTCTTTAGCCATTTTACCACCTAAACATTTTCCCAATATTTATATTCTTCGTCGGAAAGACATATAATACGTTTTTCCAATACAATATCTAATGTAATTTCCCAAAAAACCGCTTGAACGGTTTTGTTTTTATTATATAGATATGGATTTTTCCCATTGATATTAAATATCTTATTCCATGTGTTCATTATCTTATTTTTAATCAATAAGATATTCTTATTTTCCGTTTCCACCAATGTATCAAAATATTTTAAATGACATACCGACATAAAATTATCGAATGCATCATCTTCTTGTTCATTATTCCATATTGGATAACCATTTAAACAACAGTGCCATAAACTAAAATCAGACAATAACACTTTATTTTTGTCTATATCTAATTTTAATACATATGTTTTTTCATTCGGTTTACTAACATAATGCAATGGATTTACATTATCCAAATTGATACTGCCATCAATCATATACCACGCCCACCTAGGATAAGTGATATAATCAGGTTTCTTATCAATATTGTTTAGCTTATCTGCCATAAATTGATAAGCAATTTTCCATAGTATATATTCATTCGGCATATACGCTAATTTTTCATTACAATATAGTTTTCCATTATTCTGTAACTGTTCATATTCTTGTTCTGTAATGGCTGTATATAAAATCATTTAAATCCCACGCATTGCATATAAAAGACAATATAGTTTATTTACTGTATTTGCAAAATGATTTTGTAAATATTCATAAAAAACATCACGATAATAAACTTTCTTCCCATCTTGACGAGAGGGAATCTGAAATGTACTAATAAAATTGAATAAATTGGCGAATCGTTCACCAACATAAAACGCATCAATCAGCATTTCATTCATATATATATCTACAAAAAAATCTTCTTTATAGCTATATGCTTTAAATTCAAATACGATGTTCCTTCGTATTCCATCTGTATTGATAATCATTTCTTGATTGATTCTTAATGTATTCACGTTTCTATAATTATCGTAACATTGAATAATTTCTTTCATATCTTCAAGATAGCACATTTCTTTTTCCCTCCTATATATAGAATACCATATATGAAGTCAAATGTAAAGAAAAAAGCGGATAATTCCGCTTACACCCCGTAATAATTGTACGATAAATTCTTTACTATATTCGCATCATAATATTTTGTTATATATTCATGAATAAAAGATTTGATATATTTATTGTATTTCCCGTTTTTATATTTATTATCTAAAATTAGATATAAATTATAACTATCTATCGGCTGTGTGAAATCTATATCATCAATAACGTAGTAAGTAACTGGTGTGTTCTTGACATTCCTTACTCTGAAATATATTTTACATAGATTAGCATTATTCACATTGGTATAAATATCCATATATATATCCCAATGTAATTCGATACGTCCATTAATGTCTGTATCATATATAGAAAAAGAATCGATTGTTTGGCATAACATATAATTATGATTACGTTTGAATTTTTGAATTGTGTAATTCATTCTTATCACCATTTAAAGTATATCAAAAGCACGTGGATTAAACCGTGCTTTTATTTATCAAAACATTGGATTAGACGGAATGATTGACGCTTCAAATTCTTCTTTTGCATAATATGTATTGTACGCAATAAACGCACGCAACTGATTCATTGTATCAATGAAAAATGCAATCTTTCTTGATTCACCATCACTATTGACAGCATCCATCATCATATAATCAAAATCATTATGCTGATAGATTGTTGGGTCAAAATTCAAAGAATCAATTTCTTCGCGTAAATCATCTTCTACTACATCCAATACTTTATCAGATGCTACTTTTTCTTTTAGTAGTTCACCTGACTTTGGTTTCGCATGACGTACTTCATACACTTCACCAATTTCATCTTCTTCCTCCTTTATATCCCGTGGAGCAAAGAATCCATCTCTGTATATATGGTATCCTTCTACGTATTCTTCTGTTTCATTTGTATTGTGTTCAAATGCTTCACCGAATTTTACGTATACGCCATACTTTGTCGGAATACCTTTTCCGTTACATAAATAATTGTTCCGTTCTGTAACAGTTATTTCATATTCACCATCAGTGTTAATGTATTCATACGCCATAATCGGATAGTAACCATCAATAGATACACGATTAGCAATTACATAACTACCATAGAACTCTAAATCATGTTCTACTTTAGCTTTGGATACATTATCAACATATTCACTAACAGCTTTAATAACGGCAGACTGATTGTGAATCTTTTGCACATCTGTTTTCTTCGCTCTGCCAATAATAATACTATCCCATTTCTTCTTCTTATATGTATCTGCTACGATACCGCTCATTTCAGGGAATGAATAATCACCTGATTTTGTTTCACTGTCTAATGTTGCATACCATTCAAAATCTTCTAACATGTGATTGAGATTCTGTTTTCCTGCTTCAGTAGCAACGCGAGCAATATAAGGAGAACCATCCAACCCAATTGTATTGCCATACAAAGGAATGAATAGATTTAATCTACCACTTTTATATGTATTGTTATCTTCCACAGAACGATATAAGAATACAGTGTAAGGAATATCATTCTTTCTATTTACTTTCGCTACAGCGATTGGCATATCATTATATACCATATATTTAGTTATTCTCAGTGAATCAATATAATCATAATCAGAGATACGATAAAAAGTGTTGGAAAATAAACCAAAAAATCCAATATCATTTGATACATTAATAGAAGCAAAATACTTCTTTGCTTCATTAATGGATTTCTTTAATCCTTCCATATCAGACATTACAGTGAATTTGTTTACTTCTTTGTTTGTTGCCGCTACGTTATCATGAAATTCTACCGCCATCTTTTTTAGCATCGGTGGAAAACTGTTACGGAAACAATCAGTGATAAACAGTTTAATATCTTTATTGATTGGTTTACGTACATATTTACCATTACTAATAACAAACTGATTCACAGGTATATACGCATGAATATTTTCTGTTTCATCTATATATAGAAAGAAAAATAATGGAGCAAATTTAGCTTCACGAATACTAGCCAAAATTGCATGATTGCCAATATAGTTTGAATTGGTATATACACTGAAATTGTCGAACGGAATATTGTACATGGAAAAATCATTTTTCAGTGATTCTTTCAGTGTATCCAAATCCTCGCACGCATCCATAATCTTTTTTAATTCACCATATACATAACGTTTCATTGTATCCACCGCTTTCTATATACCATACTTATTCAAAAAATACATAACAGCATATTGCTGTACGTTTTCAGGGATTTTATAATTTCTAATGTCTGTTAAATTCATCCATGTGAACTTATTACCCCTATACTGAACGTAATACCTAACGCCATCATCATCAATAACCAATGTATCAAATGATTCATCTTTAAACATTTGAGGCACTTTTATCATAATATCACACCCCTAACAACTAAATCTTTTTTCTATATAATAACACAGAAACAAATGCTTGACAAGTTAAAATTTTGATGATAAGATATAAAGGAAGAATGAATAATGAGAAAATTTGAATTTTGTAGTGGATATGAAAATAAAGCAGTTATCCCTACACGCGCAACCAAAAATTCCGCAGGATATGATATTTCGATAATTGTGGAACAACCTACAATTATCCTACCCAACAAATCTGTTTTATTTCCAACAGGAATTAAAGTTTATATGGAAAGCAATGATGTTTTACTTGTCTATATACGTAGTTCTTTTGGCGTAAAACATGATATTAATTTATCTAACGGAGTATGTGTTATTGATGCAGATTATGTAGATAATCCAAAAAATGAAGGGAATATACTTGTTGGATTGAGAAATGTTTCAAATAATGCGATTACATTACCGCAAGGAGTACATCGCGTTGCACAAGGTATTTTTACCAAATATCTAATTACTGATGCTGATGATTCACACGCCACAAGAGTTGGTGGTATTGGTTCAACAGGTGTATAAACTTCTTACTCCACATTAAAGAAGTTTACAAATATTTTAGGAGGAATCTAAAATGTGGATTTTTGATTTTTGTTTGGTTTTTGTCACAGGATACTTTTTGTATATGTTTGTTGATATTGTTAAAGGTATCCACGATACATACAAGATGTATAACAAAAAAGGAGAGATTTAATCTCTCTTTTTTTTTATTTTAATCGAATTAAATATTCATTTCGTTCTGCATATTCACCTGTTGCGGCAATTGTCATTGTTAATGGTTTTTTAAACAATATATCGCATTTTATATCATCATGTATAGTTTGTTCACTGATTAATACAATATTGTTCTCAGCCAATTCTTGTGCTTTATCCCAAAACTTGTCATAATCAAATGGTACTTTAAATTTCTTTGAATTTTTATACGGCGGGTCAATATAAATCAATGTATCTTTCAATGATAAATTAAAAAAATCTTCTTCAACAAATGTAGCATTTGTTAATGCTTTTTGTTGTTTCATTATATTTTTGTAGCATTTCTTTACTCTGCTTATTTTTTTTTCCCTACCGTACCCATTAAAAAATGCACCGCCGAATGTAGCAAAAAATCCTACATAGCCTACATACCAATCATCGTATGCATCAAAATTATCACGTACTTTTTTATATTCTTGTTCCGTAATTTCTACAAATTCCACATTCTCATTTTTGAACTTATTTAATAAAGCAATTAAATATTTATTTTTATCATATCCTATTTTATTCGCACATAAAATAGGATGTTTTGGATTTGCTATTACATTCGCCCCACCGCAACAAGCATCAACAAATGTATCTATTTTATTCTTATGTAAAATTTTATTGATTATTGGTACAATATACTTAGCCAACCTAGATTTGCTTCCTTGATAAATCAAATAAAAACCACCTTATTTTTTTAATCTCTACTAGATAAATGATGTACTTCTATAATTTAATAAAAAAATTAAATTATAAAATTGTAGTATCAACAATATAGCTTTATAAATAAAGTCTTACATATCTCCACTAATGGTAGACATCCCTACCATATATTATTTTTATTTTTATACACAAGCATTAAGAATATTAATAGCGGCATTTCTGTCTCTATCATGTATTGTATTACATACACTACATTGCCATGTTCTTATTCTTAAATCTTTTACTTGTTTATTTATATTTCCACAACAAGAGCAAGTTTGTGAACTAGCAAAAAACTTATTAGCTTTTCTTATTTCACATCCACACTTTTTTGCTACACTTTCTAATATTTGTACAAAGCTATAAAAACCTAAATCATTTATTTTTCTTCCCCATAATCTTTGCATAGCTTTTATATTTAAATCTTCAATGCATATTATGGTATATTTACTACAAATATCGTATGCAGTCTTATAATGGAAATCTTTTCTTAGATTAGCTATTTTCTTATATAGTCTAGCTAATTGTATTTGTGCTCTTTGATAGTTATTACTGTTTTTATCTTTTTTAGATAAATTTTTACATAAACGTTTTATCTCGTTTATGTTTTTCTTAAAAAACAGTGGAGATGTTATATCATCTTTACTAGAAGTAGAAGCAGTAAGAAAAGTTTTTAAACCAAAATCATATCCGATTTTGTTACCAATACGTGATAAAACTATTGGTTTATCTACTTTACATACTACAAATAAATAAATATCTCCTAAACTATCTCTTTTAACTGTAACAGTTTTTATATCACCTTCTAATTTTTTATTCTTATGAAATCTATATTTTTGTTGTTTAATAATTACTGTCGATTCATCAATAAATTTATACCCACACTGTTTTAATGTAAATGATTTATATTTTTTTACTTTTTTAAATTTAGGTATGCTACATTTTTTCTTATTTTTATATTCCTTAAAAAATTTTTGATAAGCTAAATCGATACGTTCTACAATATTTTGTACAGATTGAGAATTTAATTCATTGATATAATTGTATTTTTGTAGTTTTTTTAGTTTTGTTAAATGCTTTTTTAGAGCGTCTTGTTTTAAATATTTATGGTATAATTTGTAATGTTTTCTATGCAGAGAAATACAATGATTCCAAATGATAGCGGATAAATCAATCATTTTATGTAATTTTTTATTACGTCTTGATGAATATAATTTATATTCGTATGTTATCATTTGTGTCATTGCATTTTCACCTCCCACATTTAATCTAAAATTGATTCCATATCTATGAAAACTTTTTCGTTTTTTACATATATATAAGAATCTAACAATATTTCACGTAATTTTTTGGATTTGCTATATCCGCTTTTTATTTTCTTTAGCGGAATTAAACAAGTAAATAAATTCATATCCATTCCATTTTTAAATGGCACTTCATATATCGTACCATTCTTTGCTCTAATGTAACAAGTAACAAATTCATTTTTGTTCTTAATTAAATGTGCTTTGTTTTTTGGAATGTCAAAATGAATAAATCCTTTGTTACCATTATCTACTTTTTTTGGCAATGGATAAAATTTGAATTTATTTAAGTTAATACGAAAAGATTCTAAATGTGATGAGATAGAATCTTTTGTTGAAAACAACCAAACTTCTTTATTTTTCTGTAACGAACAAACAATCGATGGAATGAAATCTTTATCATTGGTTAGAATAACAATTATATCAGTAAACACTTCTTCATAGACGCATTTTACTATATCCGCAGTCATAAATGTATCCGCAGAATTTTTACCACAGTATGATTTAATAAAATTAAAATCATCCTTAAACCATAACGGTTTAATCTTTCCGTATACATCTACGTTTACCACAATACGCTTTTGATTACATACTGTGTTATAAGCAAAGAAAAACAATTCATTGCTTATGTTCTCTGCATCAATAAATACATGAATCCTCATCGTTTCACTTAATTATTCTTTTCACGCGATTTTGTTACTATAAAATCACTCATATATTCTGCTAGACGTTCTGCCATAATACCCACAGCATACAAAACACAACAAAGTATAATGGGAATGGAAAGCAATATCATCCATCCCAATACTCCCTTGTCATAAGCGTTCTTTATTGATTCTGATATTTGTTGAAATACATTATCCATTACTTCATCTTCTTTCCAATTCTCTTTAGTGTTTCTTTATGATTTTTAACCAATGTAATATAATAGTTTTCTAGCACGGCATTTTTTGCACGATTGAATTTTTCAAGCAGTTTCTTCGCCGCTACTTCCTTGCCAATCTTTTCATCGTATTTATCACAATAACAAGTCTTAGACTTAGCTTTAGTTGTTTTAAACCGTGAAAGAATATTTAGCACACAATCGTTTTTTGTAGCAAAATCACCTTCAGGATTGATTTTGTCTAGCATTGCAATTAGTGATGTATACCAACCATCACTAAATTTTGCATAAGTTACACCATTCTTCTTGTCAATGCTATATTCAATCATTATCGCACCTCCATCATTGCTACTACATCACCATTTTTATACTTTTCTTCCAAAACAGAAATCTTATGGTATATATCATTGCATAGTTCAGATACATATTCCTTCGTCGGTTTCTGTTCTTCTACGGGATACTTAAATAGATAATCTTCACAATCATCAAATGACATATATTCCATAATCATTTCATTCTTTAGTGAAGCAATGATGTTAGAATATACTTCATACGGAATCTTATTGTCATTTGTCATTGAATTACCCATTACACTTTCATATTCCGATTTAATCGCAGAATACAACGGAGCATATTTTTCTTTATCCATCTTAGCCGTAATCGCCTTAAACTTATCTCCATCGTATACGCCTAATACAAACTTTTTCATTTTGTTTTCTTCCTTTCTTTTTTTCCTTATATATATTCTATAGATTTTTATCCATTATTGCTTTTCTGTAAAAGTCATTGATTACTTTTTTATCTATTACATCAGGTAATGTACTATTTCGATAAGCATTTTTCATCCGTTCTTCTAATTCAGCGGTTTTCTTAAATACTTCTTCCATAGACATTTCACCTTTTCGTATCGCTAATAACATTTTACGCTCATTATAACGATACGTATTCACTTCTCCTTTCTCTAATATATCTATCCCCATATAAAACAGTCGTAATAAATGCATCGCGTGCTTATTTAATTTATCCTCTGTTTTCTTATTATTTCGATGTCCAACAGATTTATTCCTCAATGATGAACGTATATCATTTATCATATCAAATGCTAAATCTATCGGCATATCTCTTACATCTAAATCTATCTTATCCTCATAAAAAAATACGCTCCCATACTGTTTGATGTATTCATTGTATAGCTTATTTTTCTTTTCGCTAATACTTACACCATTATGATTTAATGCATTCTTTAATCTCCCTAGCTGTGATAAGGCATATCCATTAAATGTAAAAAATGCTTTCTTACTTAAAAACATTCCTACATTATCATGCATATATTTTCCTATTGCATTCGAATACAATATATCTTCTTCACGAACACCTAACATTTCAATGATGTTCGGATTCATCCCTACGACTAATGTAAGGAATTTCTTTAATGAATACACTACTGTATCTGTTTGGTTATCCACATATACGTCTTTACTGTTATCATACACAGATACTATGTCATTGATATCCTCCGTGTATACGCCGCGAATATCTATATCACTGTTTTCATTATTCGTTCCATAAGCATACGAACCTCCATAACAAATATAACACAGGTTAAATTTGTTCAGAAATTCATATTCTTTGCTTTCTAATATGTTACTCATTTATATCCCATCCAATATATAAGCTATTTTGCACATTAATGAAAAACTTTTATTTATATCGCTATAAATGCTATCGTATATCATTGCTAATTTTGATTGTTCATTTAGCGAATAACTATATACAGAATCATCTTCTAAATGAAATTCCAAACCATATATATCAAACAGTATTTCTATCTTAGAATCAGATATATATTCGTATTTATAGGATTCGATATATATGTATTTTCCTTCTGATAGCATAGTTTCAAAATCTAGCATAATTCACCACAAATCTCATATAATAAAAATAAAAGGAGATTCTATATATGAAAATTATACAACAAAGTGCAGAAATTGTCAATAAACCTGATTATCAAACCATGCTTTCTACTGTGGAACAAGCAATCAGAAATTGTTATCAATCTCAATCAGCGATTAAAGACGGTAGCGCAGAAAAGATTATTACGTCTTGTATCGGATGGAATCATAATTCTGTTCTTGAATTTGCAGATATTACTGTTAAACTAATCTCAGATAGAAGCCTCTTAGCCCAAATATCTAGACAACGTTTGGCTTCTCTGGCTGTAGAATCAATGAGATATTGTAATTATTCAAAAGATAGATTTAATCACGAAATTAAGGTTATTATGCCTGAAAATCTTACCGTAGACGCATATAACACATGGGAACAATCAGTAAAACAAGCAGAAGAAAATTATTTCAAAATGATTGAAGAATATAAAGTATCCGCAGAGGTGGCTCGTTCGATTCTTCCACATTGTACTGCTACTACTATTTTCATGAAAGCAAATATCAGAGAATGGAGACATATCTTTACCCTACGCTGTGATTCCCACGCACAAAAAGATATTCGTATGCTTATGACTGATGTATTAGACCAATTTTATACTAATTATCCCGTATTCTTCAGTGATTTATACGAAAAATATGTGCTAAATAATAATGAATACAAGGAATATAAGGATAGATGCAACCAGTAATTAAATGGAGCGGCAGTAAACGTTCACAAGCTAATATTATTAAAAGTTATGTTCCTAGTTTTAATACATATTATGAACCATTTATAGGCGGCGGTTCTATTCTATACGCTTTACATCCACAAAAAGCTATTTGCGGTGATATTTACGAACCGTTAATAAATCTATGGAATGAAATTAAAAATAATCCACAACAAGTAGCAGATGAATATAAAAAACGCTGGCTGAAATTACAAGATTTAGGTGAAGATTTTTATTATCAAATCAGAAAACAATTTAATCAATCACATTCCATATATGATTTTTTGTTTCTTTCCCGTACTTGTACCAATGGGTTAATCCGATTTAATAAAAAAGGCGAATTTAATACATCTTTCCATTTTTCAAGAAAAGGTATTAATCCTAGTACATTAGAAAATATTATCAACGATTGGTCAAAACAATTACAAAATACTACTTTTATCCACGGGGATTATGAATATACTACTTCTAACATAAAAGAAAATGATTTTGTTTATCTCGACCATCCATACGCGAATACAAAAGGTATGTATTTCGGTTCAATAGATTATTATAAATTATTCACATTCCTAGAAACATTAAATAAAAAAAATGTTAGGTTTATCCTTTCCTTTAACGGAAAACGTGGTAACACAAATAAAACTTTTGATGTTCCAAAAGATTTGTATAAACGACACGAATATATTAAATCAGGTATTTCTTCTTTTAATCGTACAAAACAATCAAAAATTATAAATGTTCAAGAATCTATATACATCAATTATTAAAAAAAGAGAGATTAATTCTCTCTTTTTTTATATCCCAATTTTATATCCCAAATAATTCTACACTTAATGTTTGAAGAACTTCAATACATTCATCTGTTTTATGCTTATCTGTTACTCGATTAAAAACAAACCTATGCGCATATAAAACTAATTCATCCGATTGTAATTGATATGTATATTCTGTTTCATTGTTATCAATCACTAAAAAACCACAATCATCTATACTAATATTACCAGATATGTTTTTGTTATAAAAATATATACCCAAATTACGACACTGAAACTTACATTGTTTTAGACTAAGTATTGAAAATTCATCGTTTTGCAGAGTATTTAATATATTCATTTCTCTTTTCATATCATTTATATCCCAAATAGTTCTACGCTGAGTCTCATCATTGCTTTTATATTGTTACTAATATCTTCTTCGTTTCCTTTGCACCCACACATGATGTCTACATCTCTTTTTAATGATTCGTCACAATTTAATTGATATGTATATGTAGCCCCTTCTTCTTCTCCTCGTATTACTGTAAAATATCCAAATTCGTCAATAAATACTTCATATATCTCATATAAATTAAAAAATTTACAAACAGAATTGTCATAACGACATTGATACTTCATTAATCCTACTATGGAAAATGTAGACGGATATACCATATGCCTAGCTAAACATTTCGCTATAGCATATGCTTTTTCTTCGCTCATATCAAACTCCATACGAATTAAAATAAAAATCCTTTATTTTAACCAACGCATCTTCATGATAACTTTTCATTGATTTGCTATCACTTAAATCAATGTAATAAGAATAGTAGCAATCTTCATCAAATATAGAGTCAATATACATTATTTCACAAACAGAACCTTCACTATGTACAATAACAAAAAATCCATCCTTATATAACGACGTATACGCCGAATATAATTTTTCTTCACCGATTAATTTAGATAGATATTCATCTTTTAATCGCATTTCTGAACCAAATATTACTTCGCTATTAAATTCTGAATACTTCTCATCCTCATATTCTTCATCTAAATATCGCATAATATTTATACTCCCCAAAATAGATACCTGATTTTGTTTAACTTATATATATCTAGCGTATACATATTTCCAGCTATATCTATATCTATTTCATCGTTCATGATGTACTTCTATAATTTAATACAAATTAAACTATAAAATTGTAGTATCAACAATATTGCTTTATAAATAAAGTCTTACATATCTCCACTAATGGTAGACATCCCTACCATATATTTTTACTTATGTTTTTATACACAAGCATTTAGAATATTAATAGCGGCATTTCTATCTCTATCATGTATAACATTACATACACTACATTTCCATACTCTTATTCTTAAATCTTTTACCTGCTTATTTATATTTCCACAGCAAGAACAGGTTTGTGAACTAGCAAAAAACTTATTAGCTTTTCTTACTTCACATCCACATTTTTTTGCTACACGTTCTAATACTTGTACAAAACTATAAAAACCTAAGTCGTTTATTTTTCTTCCCCATAATCTTTGCATAGCTTTTATATTTAAATCTTCTATACATATTATGGTATATTTACTACAAATATCATATGCTGTTTTATAGTGGAAATCTTTTCTTAGATTAGCTATTTTCTTATATAGTCTAGCTAATTGTATTTGTGCTCTTTGATAGTTATTACTGTTTTTATCTTTTTTAGACAATTTTTTACATAAACGCTTTATTTTATTAATGTTTTTCTTAAAGAATAGTGGTGATATTACATCATCTTTATATGATGTAGAAGCAGTAAGAAAAGTTTTTAAACCAAAATCATATCCGATTTTATTACCAATACGTGATATAATAATAGGT